GCTCAACCCTGCGGAGGCGCCTGGGTTCGAGTATTGGTACACCGCGCAGTGGCCACAGGGCCCGCGCAACTACGCGCTCGGCGCACGCGGCGTGCAGTTCGAGAAGTCGCTGCACTATGTGCTGCACCTCGTCGCCATCGACGCGAGCGGTCGCACCCCGCCGTTCTGATGGCGGGGCGGTACGCACTGGTAGGCGGTCCCCGCACGGGCAAGACCAGCCTCTCGCGCTGGGTCGCCGCCATCACCGGCGCGCCGGAGGTGCTGCACACCGACGATCTTGTCGGGGTCCTGGACTGGTCCGATGCCTCGGCGGAGGCCGCCACCTGGTTCGACCAGGAGGGCCCGCTGGTCGTGGAAGGCGTCGCCGTCGTGCGGGCGCTCCGGAAGTGGCTCGCCGCTCACCCGGAGGGCAAGCCCGTCGACCTCGTGATCCACATGCTCGAGCCTAAGGTCGCACGGAACAAGGGACAGGAAGCGATGGCCAAGGGGGTCGAGACGGTGTTCCGCCAGATCGAGCCTGAGCTCCGCGCCCGCGGCGTCCGGATCGAGGAAGGCTGATGCCATCGCCGGCGGCGAAGCTGGGGCCCCAGGCCTATCCGATCCCTCCCGGGAACACGGACTCGGCGCTCGCGGATCCGGTCCTCGACGGGCTGCTCAACTTCGCCAACATCTTCCTGAGCGGAGACCTCAACCCGAAGTTCGCGAACCTGAACGGTACGCCGGGCGTCGCGGTCCTGCCCGGAGCGCTTCACCGCTGGAACCCGCTGGGCAGGCCCAATGCGATGTTCCTGCGGAGCAGGCAGGATGGGCCGGAGACGTCGGGCCTCCCCGCCTGGGCGCCGGACACGGTATTTGCCGAGGACAGCCTCGCCACCATCGGCGTGACGACGCCGGGCACCGGCAACCTGATCCTGTGCACGCAGGGCGGGAGGACGGGCGCGGCGCCGGGGCCGACCGGGGCGACCAACGCCATGGTCGACGGCTCCGCGGTCTGGGCCTTCATCGGTCCGGTCGCGAACGGCGTCCCTCGAGTCCCGGGCCTCTGGTGCTGGCGCGAGTCGAGCGTGATGAAGAGCTGGTCCACGCTGATGGACTACCGGCTCTCGACCATCAAGCTGGCCTGGATCTGGAACCAGCTCCTGCTCCCCGGCGGCTGGGAGGACAGGTACGGGGTTTTCGGCGCTGTTGAGGGCAGCTTCCAGAGGGCCTTCTCGCTCGAGCATCACCCAGATCACTTCGCCGACGCCGCGCTCGACGTTGTTCTTGGTCTCTGCGGGATGGGCGTCGACTTTCAGGGCAGTGCCCCAATGCTCATCGGCCCGGTGCCGGTGCCCGGCGGAGCTCAGGACCAGCCGGCAGTCCGGGGCTTCCCCGCTATCGTCTGCACGTTGCAGGTGAGCGAGGGGATCGGGATGCCGACCCCGCTCCCGAGCGAGCAGCCGATGGATCTCCAGACCGGGCTCAACATCGTCGACGACTCCGACCCGCGGGGCCCGCTGCACGTGCTCGACGCCGTGGTGCCGGCAGGACCAACCGAGAAGGACACGTAGCCATGCTCTCACAGCGCTTCGCGCTCCTCCTGGCCGCGCTGGTCCTCCTCGGGTGCCCGGCCAGCTCGCCAGCGCCGACACCGCCGCCCCTCAAGGCCGCGCCGAGCGGCCCGATCCTGGCCGAAGGGATCTACCCGAACGCCGCGGCGCTCCGGCAGGTCACTCCGCCGACGGTCCAGCACTTCGCCCGGCTGCTCGGCGGCAACCCTCCCGGGCACTTCGCGTACGTCCCGACGTCGACGCTCACGACCGACGACGGATGGACGACGATCATCCCGCTGAGCCCTCCGCCGACCAATGGCGGGGCCTGGGTCATCGAGCCCGACGTCGACCGCGGGGCCGACATCACGACGGCCAGCGGGACCGTGGTGGTGGGTTGGTACGGCGGGCCGTGGCGGGTCATCCCCGCGGCGACGCTGACCGGGGGCCTGACCGTTCAGCTCGACGGCGACTACGTCGACGCCGGAGCGATCCCCGCCGGCGCCACCATCGAGCTCACCCGTCTCGACCTCGGGGCCTACACGGTGACCGTGGTCGACAAGGGCTCCAGCACGACGCTGTGCGTGATGCCGGTCTCGGCCGCCGCGCACGGCGTCTTCTACTTCACCGGAAGCGCGTTCATGAAGCGCTCCTGCGTTCAGATGCTCTGACCCGAAGCGAGGGATCTACATGGCGCGTTTCCTCTTGGTGCAGGCTGCGATCCAGCCGGGCACGTCGCTCCCGTACCTCGTCCACGACCCGCACGTGCCGGGCGAGGAACGGTACATCGGCGTCAAGTACGTCAAGCCGCCGGAGCCGGAGAAGGGCCAAGCGCCAACGCTCGGGCACAAGGCGGCGACCTACGTGCCGGCGCCGACGGTGGTGCTCCAGCACAAGCGCATCCGTAACGAGGCCGCTGCGGGCACGCTCGTGATCCTCGGCGAGGAGGACGTCAACTTCCCGCACGACGCCCACGCGCGCCTCCTGTCCGCGCACGAGCAGCGGAAGGCCGCGGCCGCAGACGCGCACCTGAAGCACCAGGTCATGGTCGCGCTCCAAGCCTCCGACCAGTTCGTCGCGCCGACGCCCCCGGCGAACACGAAGGACGAGGACGCGGTTTCCGCGCACGCGCAGGCCATGGCGGAGCACGCGAAGCGGCTCGGCGAGGCGCACGCCGACGTGCTCAAGACCGGCGCCGTCAAGCTGCACACGAACGGCAACGGCCACCTCGTCTGGATGCGCCAGGTCCCGAAGACCGACAAGGCGGGCGCCCCCGTGAAGGACAGCGCCGGCAAGCTGGTAACCGAGGACATGCCGTCCAACTTCCGCGTGAACCTCGCCCAGTTCCTGGCGGAGCGCGCGAAGACGGCGGCGAAGGCGGCGACCCAGGCCGCGGTGGAGAGCTGAGATGGCCGCGTTCCCCCCTACCACCTGGCCGATTCCATACTTCCAGACGCTGCTCCTGCCCGCGCAGGGGAGCGAGCTGACGCTGGGGTCGACCCGGAACGTCATGCTCATCGGCGCCAAGCTCTCGAGCGGCACCGAGGTCGTCGAGACGCTGGGCGCTCCGATCGGGAGCCAGGCCGACTGCGACACGCGCTTCGGCGCGCGCTCGCCGATCTCCTGGATGCTCCGCGCGCTCCGGCTGGTCGATCCGAGCGTCCAGGTGTCGGCCGTGGCCTGGGCCGACGCCGGCGGCGCAACGGCGAGCACCAGGAGCTTCGTGCTCGCCAACGCGGCGACCGTCGGCTGCAACTTCTCGATGTCGGCGTGCAACGTCGGGATCGAGGACGACGTGGCGACCGTGGTCGGGGCGACCGACCCGCTGTCGAAGACGGTCGACGACATGGTGGCCGCCATCAACGGCAACGCGCACCTGCCCTTCTCGGCGACGGCCGGCGCGACGCCGACGGCGGGCAGCGAGACCAGCTCGCCGGGCAGCTTCCCCGTGTCCCTCGCGAACGGGGATACATTCCTGGGCAAGGTCGACGAACAGGGATCGGCGAGCACGCTCACGATCCATGCGACGGCGGCGACGAAGACCGGCAGCGGCGCGACCTACGTCGCCCTGACGCCGGGCTCCACGCTCGTGGTCACGGTCGCCGGCATCGGTGGCCAGCAGACCATCTCGTTCTCCGGCTCGGAGAACACCGAGAACCTCTACATCGCGAAGATCAACCAGCAGTTGGTCGGCGCCTTCGTGCAGGACAACGGGAGCGGGCAGCTCGAGTTCGTCACCAACCAGATGGGCTCCGGCGCCGGCGGGAGCATCGTGTCCGGCACGACGGGCGTGCTCGCGGCGCTCGGGCTCACGGCGGGCGCCTTCACGAACGCCGGCCCGAACAACGTCGCCAACGTAGGCGCCGTGCAGGCCTCCGAGATGGCCTCCCTCCTGACCTCGACCTTCACGGGTGGCACGGCGGGGAGCACGGGCACGGCCAACTCGAACGGCTCGGTCACCTGGGCGTCGAACACGGACGGCCCGAGCCCGAAGGGCGTGCAGTTCACGAGCGGCTCTGGCGTCGCCAAGGTCGCTGGCTGGGACACCTCCGAGCACAACGGCACGACCGGCTCGGACACGACGATCACGCTCACCACGTACGAGGTGGGTTCGCTCAGCGCCTACTGGTTGGCGCAGGTGCGCTTCGCCTTCTCCGACCCGACCAACGCGACGACGGTGTCCCCGGGCTCCGTCACGCCGGGCAGCGGGACGCCGAACGTGGCAGCCGCGATCGAGGCGATCGACCAGACCCCCGGCGGCTTCACGTACCACGCGATCGAGGCGACTTCGACGAGCGCCGTCTCCTCGTCGGACGGGCAGCTCGGCGAGTACGCGGCCTACATCACCCGGTCGCTCGCGCCGGCGTCTGGCAAGAACCAGATGCTCGAGTACGGCGTCGACGGGACCTCGACGCAGGCGACCGCCGTGTCGCAGTCGAGCGTCATCAACAGCGTGTTCATGAAGGACATCCCGATCCACGGCTGCGACTGGCCGCCGTGCATGAACGCGGCGCACTACACCGGGATCCTGTCGAAGGAGCAGAGCGCCTACTGCGCGGTCAACTTGACCAACTACACGACGAACTCGGTCAAGGGGACCGTCTGCTCGTTCCCCGCGCCCTTCAACAAGGCGAACTGGTGGACCGAGAGCGACCGGCTCACGCTGCTCAACGGCGGGTGCTGCGACATCGAGTTCAACGGCAACGGCCAGGCGTTCATCGGGCGCGACATCTCGACCTACTGCTACCTGCCGACCGGATCGCCGACGACGACGCAGGACTTCCGGGCCCGCGAGGGCCACATCGGGAGCGTGCTGTTCGAGGTCCGCGTGCAGTGGACCAGCAAGGCCCTGGCGCAGGGCTTCAACCAGGGGAACATCCAGGCGAACCCGAAGAGCGGCGTCCTCCCGGTCCCCGGTCAGGTCTACCCGCGCATGGTCGAATCGGCGTTCAAGTCGATGATCAACGCGATGTGCGGGCAGTTTCAGGACGGAAAGCCGATCTTGGACCCGACCTACCAGAAGCAGATGGTCGCCTCGACGGTCTGCCAGATCCTCGAGCAGGGCGGGTGGGCGATCACCTCCGACCTCCGCGCGCCGCGCCATAACCTCTTCCAGCGCACGACCCTTGCGGAGGTCTCCGCTCCGCAGTGAGCGCGCCGGGCCCCGACATCTGACGGAGATCGAAGAAGATGAGTCAAGCAGGACCCGGTGAACTCTACTTCCTGGAGCTCTTCAGCCCGACGCAGGGCGGGGGGCTCCGGGCCAACAACGTCAGCCTCAACACCAACCTCGACGGCAAGCGCGAGACGCTGCGCGCGCTCCTGCGCGGCTACATGGGGCAGACCATCGGCTCCACGATCCGCCAGATCGAAGCGAAGGACCACGTCGACTTCCAGTACACGGCCAACGGCATCGACCTGGAAGCCTGCTTCGTGAACGGCGAAACCCTCAACTACCGGATCACCCGGTACTCCGACGGCGCAGCGGCCGAGGGCAACTGCCACCTCAAGGCGGGGCCGAAGATCACGAGCTCCGACGGCGCGATCACGGAGATCGACTTCTCGCTGGACGGGGACGCTTCCCTCTTCCAGTGACGCATCATGCGCGCGGGCCCTCCTCCCGACGTGCCGCCTGACCGGCTCTGGCGCTCTCTCCTCCCTCTTCGCCCAGAGCACCGCCTCTCCTGGCGGTTCCCTTCCGACCCCGACCTCCCCCTCACCGTTCGCGCTGTCCCCGCGCTCGTCTTCGCTCTGGCGCAGGACGATGCCGCGGAACCAGGCATCCCCGCCAAGGTCGCCATTGCACGCGAGTGCCGTGCGATCGTCGCGGCGACCCTCTGGATCCCGCAGCAGGGGCGCCTTGCCTTCGACTCGGCGGAGCAGGTCGGCGAAGTCTACCAGAACGCCTTCGACACGCTTGCCGGCGAGGTGCTCGACGGGCTTGACCGGATCTGCCCAACGTTCTGGGGCGGCCGCACCGACGTCAAGGCATGGCAGAAGGCGCTGTTGCTCGGCGCCAGCCATCCGGCAAACGGGGCCTTCGTCGTCTTCATGGCGGAGTGCAAGAACATGGTCGCGGGGGCGACTAAGATGCTCTGGGACGAGCGCAAGGACCGCTACTGGAACCTGCCCGCGAGCGAACTGCTCGACGGGCACCATCTCGCCTGGGCGGCCGCGATGAAGGCCAAGGAGAAGAGCGCCCCGCCGCCGCCGAAGCCTCCTGAGAGGCCACATCCACCGCAGAGGAAACGATGACGACCCCGGAGTACAAGTACCAGGAGGGCGCCGCCGACAGGTTCATCAAGAGCCAGGTGCAGCCCTTCAAAATCTGGAAGGTCTCCGACTTCGTGCGGGCGAATGGCGCCGAGCTGGTGAAGATCGCCATCGTGCTGCCGACCCCCGTTATCGACGACGACATCATCGCGAAGGCCGCCGGCCACCGGATGAAGTTCGCGAAGCAGCGCGGCGGAGACGGGTGGGAGTCCGCCTTCAACGACCAGCGCCTGCACGTGCAGACCGAGGCGATCGAAGCGCTCTGGTACGTCTGCCGCAACGTGGTGAACGAGGGGGGCGTCGAGAAGCCGTCGAACTTCGCCGCGTTCATGAGCCCGGACTGGATGCGCCAGAACCTGCGGTACGAGCAGTGGATGGCGCTCTACAACCTGTACCTCGCCACCTGCGCCGAGTTCTCGAAAGCGCCTCGGATCAGCGCGGAGGTGATGGCGGCGCTCCGCCCGTTCCTCGCCGAGAACGACAGCGTCGACGCGAGGCTCTCCGGCTATGAGCGCCAGGACATCGTCAACATGGCCGCGCACTTCGCATGGCAGGCCGACAAGGAGACGAAGGCGTGCGAGGCGGCGCTGAAGGAGCGCGACGACGCCGAGGCCAAGCTCGAGGATGCGCTGCGCAGGATTGCGGAGCTGGAGGCGGAGCTCGCCGCCGCGAAGCCGACCACGGACTGAACGATGCCCGCGCTCCTCTGGGACTTCTCCGTCGACGGCACCGAGGAGATGGAAGCGGTCTTGCGCCAGCTCGGCGAGCTCGCGGGTGGGCTCGATCTCGTCGAGGACGAGATCGCTGCGCTGACGGACATCCCCGAGATGCTCGCCTATACGCTCGACCAGGCCACGGAGCGCAACAAGGATCTCGCGGCCTACAAGCGCAAGACCGGCGACCTGGAGGAAACCACGGGCCGCGGGGAGGTCACGGTCTCCGGCGGTCTCATCTCGTGCGAGTGGGGGGCGCGCAGCGAGCACGCGTCCTTCGTCGAGGCGAAGGGCTTCAGCCAGACCGAGGCCGTCGCCGACTGGGCCGAGCAACAACTCGACGACCTCTTCGGAGGCATGTAGCCCATGGCCGATCCGAAGGTCATCCAGTGGAAGTTCGCCGCGATCGGGGACGACGACCTCAAGCAGGCGATCAAGGATATCGGCGAGGACGGTGTCCGTCAGGCCGTGGCCAAAGAGCGCGCCGAAATGCGCGCTGCTGTCGAGGCCCGCCGGGCGATGGACCAGAAGCTTGGGACGGCCCGCACGACCGAGGCGGCGATCAGGGCCGAGATCGAGCGCACCGAGAAGACGGCGAAGAAGGCCGAAGAGCAGCGCTGGAAGGAGGTCGAGAAGACTGCGGCCAGGATCGAGCGCGAGATGGCTCAGGAGGCCAAGCGCGACGAACGGCGTGCCGAGCAGCGCGTGAAGCGCGAGCAGCGCGATGCCGAGCGCGTGCGGATGTACTGGATCGCCAGCTTCACCGGCCTCTCCCCCCGCATGATGCGGATGGGCCTCGCGAATGCCATCGCGATGCAGGCCGCCAAGCAGTCCGTCCAGGGAACGATCCAGGGCCTGTCGCGCATCGGGCACTACGCCTTCTCCGAGCTTCAGAATGCCGTCCGGGAGGCGATGCGCCTCGACGACACGGTGAGGGACATCGCGATCCACAACCGGCAGCCTGGTGGCCCGCTCGCGGACACGACAGCGATGCGCAAGGAGTTCGAGCAGACCGCCATCTCCAACAAGGGGATGACAGCGGAGCAGGTCGCGCACGGTGTCGGTGCGGCCGCGCAGGCGAGCGGGGACCTCTCCGGCGCGCGCGGGATGCGCGACGTGATCGCCAAGGTGTCGCAGGCGACGGGCGAGGACGCTGGCAAGGTCGGCGATGCGGTCGGCCAGCTCATGAAGCGCTTCGGCATCAAGTCGTCCGAAGCGATGGGCGACATGATGGCCAACGTCGTCTACTCCGCCCGCAAGAACGGGGCCTCGTTCGACGAGGCGATCAAGGACTACGACCGCAACACCGCTCGCATGAAGGCCGCAGGCTTCGCGACCGACGCGGCAGGCATGCGCGAAGCGAACGCCATGATGCAGGCCTCGGTGCTTGGCTCTGGTGGAAAGACCGGCGGCAACGCCATGGCCAACTTCATGCAGGGGCTCATCGCCCATGCGACGAAGCTGAAGACCCAGGGGGTCGACGTCTACTCAACGGACGCGACGGGACACGCGACGGCAACGCGGCGCCCGCTGGATCAGGTTCTCGGCGACCTCATGGTCAAGGCGCGCCGGCAGAGCCACGACAAGACCAACGCGGCGCCGGCCGAGGAGTGGCTCAAGAAGCAGTTCGGGCGCACCGGCTTCGAGTCGATCCAGCCCTTCTTCGAGACGTTCAACAAGGCGTACTCGGGCGCGAAGGGAACCGACGAGCAGAAGCTGGCGCAGGCACAGCAGGCGGTCATCGACCGCTTCGGCGAACTCGCCAACAGCCAGGGGTCCTACAAGGACATCCTCGCGGACGCCGCGACGAAGCAGGAGAGCGCCGCCTCGCAGTGGGAGTCGGTGCAGCAGCAGCTCAAGGCCCAGGTCGCGGACTCCCTGCTCCCGGCCCTGGTCGAGCTGGGGAAGGGGTTCCTCGAGAACAAGGCACCGATCAACATGCTCATGAAGGGCATCGAGATGCTGGGCCTCACGATCATGGGCATCGCCACCGCACTGGCGGCGCTCGGGATCATCAAGGGCACGACGAACGCCGAGAAGGTGACGCAGGCCGAGGCACGCGAGCAGTTGTACGAGACCCAGTTGAAGGGCCTCGACCCGAACAGCGCGCAGTACCGAGCGATCAACGCGAAGCGCCTCACCGCCGCAGGGGAAGCGGACAGGTACCGCCTGCTCGTCGAAGGCGGGCTCGGGGACGAGACGGCGGACGCGTCCAACAAGGACGTGGAAGCGCAAGCCGTGCGGAACGCCATGGCCGCTCGGGCGAGGGTGGGCAACTCAGCAGCCGACGTTGCTTGGGCAAGCACTTCGTCCCGCGTCGACGCCGCGCTCGGGAACACGTTCGGAGCGAACGGCCTGCCCATGTATGCCAACCAGGGCTTCTCGATGGCCGCCGAACATGGCGGCGTCGCCGAGCACAAGGCGGCCGCCGGCGCGCACGAGAAGGCCGCCGGCGATCTGTCGCGCGCTGCCATCGCGCTCGAGCGGGCAGCGAAGAAGCACGGCAGCGCGACCTCTGGCGCGGGTCTCCCGACTGCCTGACCATGGATTCCACGATCGTTCAAGACCTGCCGCCTCCGGCCTGGCAGGACAACCCTTTCCCCCAGTACCGGAAGATGTCGGGGGACTTCAAGTTCCGGCAGGCCGTCCGCACCTGGCCCTACGTCGACGTCCAGGGCCACGACTACACCGGCCGGGACTCGAGCCCCTTCGAGTTGGAGCTCTACTTCATCAACACCTGCACCATCCCGGTGCCGAACGGCTACGCGCGCTGGTTCCCCGAATACTACCAGGCCGTCATGGCGACGATGCAGACGGGGAAGGCCGGGAACCTGGACCACCCCCTGCTCGGGCGCGTACGCGCGGTGCTCAAGGCCGTTCACTTCGAGATTTCCGCCGACAACCTCTCGGGGGCCCTGGTCCGGGCGCAGTGGGAGGAGACGAACGAGAGCCCGAGCACCACCATCGCCTTCTTCGGCAACATCACGACGTCGGACCCGGCGACGCTGGCTGGGAACGCCGACGCGCTCTGCGCTTACTGGAACGTCTCCGCGGCCTCGAGCCTTCCAAGCATGATGGTGCTGACGCAGTTCGGGCTGACGTCGACGTCGACCGTGAGCCTGAGGAGCCTCTGGGGCTCGATCGCCTCGTCGGTCTTCTCCTTCACCTCCGCCGTGCTCGGCGCCATCAACAGCCTGGTCGGCATCGTCGATACAATGATCGACGCCATCAACGCGCTCGACAGCGTGCTGACATGGCAGGCGGATGATGCGCTGCTCTCGTTCCGCGCCTACCTCGTGCAGGCATCCGTCACGATCGCGCAGCAGAGCCGGCCTGTGGCCTCGCGCACGCTCTCGGAGCCGACGACGCTGGACCAGTTCGCAGCGCAGACCGGGAACGACCTCTCCGACATCATCAAGCTCAACGTGACCTACCTCGGCCAGCCTGAAGTACCGAAGCGCAGCACGCTCAGGTACTACGCGAGCGCGGCATGACCATTCCTGCGCGCAACCGCTTCCTCCTGGTGAACCCAAGGACGGGGCTGACCATCGACACGTGCATGAGCGCGACCCTGAAGGACGGGTTCATGGACCCGCTCGGCTCCGTCGAGATCGAGGTCTCACCACTGCTCAACCCAGCGGCGGGTGATCCAGCGTTCTCGGACTACCTCGCCGGCTTGCAGAAGGGCGAGGAGGTGCAGCTCTCGATCGCCGGCGCGACGCAGGGCAGCTTCCTGATCCAGGAGGTCAAGGAGAAGTACAGCGCCAAGGGCTCGGCAACGCTGACGCTGAGCTGCCAGAGCCTGCTCTGCACGGCGCACGAGGCGAACGTCGACCCCGACGACTCGATCCGCTCCGCGTCCGACAAGAGCGTCGAGGGGGTTGTGCTCGCGGTGCTCCAGCCGATCATGGCCTCGCTGCCGGGGCAGGCGCTGTCTGTCCTGGCCGACTCGCAGGCGCACATCGACGCGCTCTCCGGCAAGCCGCTGCCAGGCGGGACCGCGCCGCCGTTCCCCGTCTCCGCGATGAAGTTCAAGGCAGCCGCGGCTCACGAGGGCGAGACGTGCGCGGCCTTCCTCCACAAGATCGTGACCCGCTGCGGGGTCGTGATGCTGACCGACGGGGACGGCAACATCCGCCTGGTTCAGCCCGACTTCACGCAGCCGAACACCTTCCAGGTCGGTCTTCCAGCGGATCCAGACAGCCCGCTGCCCGATGGGTTCGACGTCTTCTACGAAGAGGTCGAGATCACGAGCAGCAACAAGGGCCAGTACAGCGAGGTCAACGTCACCGGGCAGCAAGCGCAGGTGCAGGTCGGCGACGCGGGGCCGGTGAACAACGTCTCGAGGCCCAAGGCCTCGGTCAAGGCGATCGAACTGGACGACTTCCCGTCGCTGTCGGCGTACTCGAGCTCGGTCCACCCGTACAAGCCGCTCTTCAAGAAGGACAAATTCTCGGGCGACGCGAAGAAGGCAATGAACGCGGCCCTCCTGATCCTCGGGTCGAGGGCCCAGCACGCCTTCGTGGTGAAGGGCCGCGTCGATGGAATGACGTCCGCCCTCACAGGCGGCGTCTGGACCGTGGGCACGTGCGGCCGCGTCCGTGTCGACGCCCGCGCGCTTGACCAGAGCATGTTTCTGCTTGAGCGCACGCTGCACCTCACCGCCAACGACGGCGAGTGGACCGAGCTCGTGCTCATCCCGAAGGGCGCGCTCGTGGTGGGGGAGCCACCTGGATCATGAGCGGCGGCGACGACGACTGGATCGACTGGGAGCCGCTCTGTGGCATCGCCGCGGGGATGGAGTCGGGCGGGCCGACCCTCAACGTGGGAGACTCGACCACGAATGCCGGCGTCGGCGCGTCTCTTCCGGTGCTCTGCCCTGGTGGGTTCCTCGGGGGGTTTGCCTCGGCGGCTAGCGGTGGAGCAGCCGCCCGTGTGTTCACCGCGACGATCGGTCAGGACAAGGTCGTTGCCTTCGGGCGGGACGAGCGCGAGTGGCTCCAGGTTGCTACATGGCAAGGCGCTGCGCCGCTCCCGACCGACCGCTTCATCACCGCCTACGGCTTCAAGGCCCACCTCGAGCAGCGCACCGGCGCGGCGGACACCATCGGGCTCTACGGCGACGGAACGACGCTGACGAGCCCTCGGATCGTGCTGGATGCCGCCGGCGGCACGGTCACGGTCCAGGTCAACGATACGCTGTTGGTCGCAGGTGCAACGGGGTGCGGCATGTCCTGGTCCAACAGTACGATCTCGGCGCAATGCGCTGTGACCGAGAACTTCGTTCTGCTCACGTACGACGACGGTGTGCACACCTGCTCGATCACTCTCGGGCCGGGCGGAACGATCGCGATCGTCGCGCCTGGTGGCGTCACGGTAAACGGAACCCCGGTCCCCTGATCCATGTCATCCTCTGGTCCCCTCGGCTTCGGCGCTGCGCCGTTCGGCTTCGTCCCCCTCGGCGGCATCGTCACCACTCCCGTTCCTGCTCAGGCGACCAACGTCGTCGCCTGGCTCATCACGATCGATGGGAGCTATGCGATGGCGACCGACGGGAGCGGGAACGTCGCCGGGATGGACGGCACGGACCAGAGGGTCCAGCTCATCGTGCGGAACAGCCGGATCGACTTCGACATCATCACGGAGCAGAACCTGAACGCCCAGAAACAGGCCTGGCTGAACGCGCTCGGCGCCCTCGTGACGGAGGGCGCGATCTCGGGTCTCTCGGTCACCATGGGCGATGACGGCAACGAGACGACGCTCGGCTTCGTGAAGTACACGAACCTCGGCACGTCGAAGGCGATGACCCTTCCGGTGATGCGATGACGACGCAAGCCCCCTCCATCGCCTGGCCGGCGCCGAGCAAGCTGCTCTCGAATTTCCTGAACACGCTCAGCTATGCGTTCAGCCGCCAGAACATCAAGGCCAACCTCGGCGTCGGCGGGGAGCTCTATAACCGGGCGCTGGCCTACACAAAGCAGACGGCCATCGCCATCGCGTCGGGGCAGCTCTCCGAGGACGCGGCGAACCCGCTGAAGGCGAAGGGCCAGGATCTGATCAACCTGTGCGCGGTCTTCGGTGTGTTCCCGCGACCCGCTGGCTTCGCCTCCGGCGGCGGGCTCATCACCTGCTCGGGCCCGACACCGATCCCGGCGAACTTCACGGCGACGATCGGGAGCCAGCAGTACAAGACCGTGCAGGCGTACACCGGCCTCACGACTGGCGCCGACGTCCTCATCCAGGCCCTCGTCGCGGGCCCCTCCGGCAACCAGACAGGGGGCACGCTCGGCACCTGGGACAGCGCCGAGATCGGTACGCTCCAGGTCACCTTCGCCGTCGACGGCAACGGGATCACGAACGGCACAGCCGCGGACGGCAACCCTGACGGGACCAACCCCGCCGGCGACGACGCGCTTCGGCAGCGCCTACTCGAGAAGCTGAGCGCTCCTCCGGTCGGTGGCAACTGGTCCATGCTGGTTCAGACCGCGCAGGACTCCACGGCCGACGTGCAGGGCGCCTACGGCTTTCCGGGCCCCGGCGGCGCAGCAACGGCGACCGTGGCGTGCACGGCAGCGACGGCGAACCGGGTCCCCGCCGCTGGCACGCTCAACACGGTGCGCGCCGCCATCGCGGCCGTCTTCCCGGGCGAGGAGAACATCAACGTCGTCGGCGTCACGCCGCAGGGGGTCGACGTCACCGTCAAGCTCACGCTCCCGGCACCCATCGGAGCGGGTGGCGCTGGCGGCGGGTGGACCGACCCGAACACGTGGCCGACCGAGGACGTGCGGATCACGCTCTGGGGCTCGAACATCGCGACGATCTCGCACGTGTCGAATCCGCCTCAGGTCGGCAACCAGATCGGGCTCTGGGATCCGAGCTTCACCGACCCGAACACCGGCGCCGTGGGCATCATGCGCGGCCCCTTCACCGTGTCGAACGTGATCGATGTCTTCGGGACCTACTCGATCCAGGTGACCGGGAACTTCGCCGGCTTCGGCGGCACGCTGGCGGGCACCTACATCAGCGCCTGGGCTCAGAACATCGTGCAGTACGCCTCGGCCATCGTCGCGGAGATCGCGAAGCTGGGCCCCGGGCAGATCACGAACCAGCCCGAGCTGCTCCCGCGCGCGTTCCGGCAGCCGAGCACCGACGTGATGTTCCCGTCCGACCTCACCGTGACGATGCTCGCCGCGGCGCTGCCAAAGAGCAGCTTCCCGGAGATCGGCAACTTCGACTTCGGGGTCACCTACCTGGCAAGCACGACCACGAGCGTGATCACGCCGCCGATCCCCGACACGTCGATGGACCCGCCACGGATCTTCGTGCCGTCCAACCTCGCCTTCAGGGTGTTCTGAGATGCGACAGCTTACAGCCTCGACCTTCGGCGCCCCGATGCAGGACGCGCGGGTCATCTCGAACTCGCTCACGGACTGGTGCGCGGCCCAGGTCAACCTGATGGCCGACACGCAGGCGCAGCTCTCGCTGACATACGCGCGGATGCGAACGATCTTCGCGACGACGACCACGGCGGCTCCGACACCCGTCGTGCCGTCATGGAGCGTCGCGGAGTGGGGCACCGGGAGCTCGAGCTACCCGACGATCTCGAAGACCGCTACGGGCATCTACACGGCGACGGCACTCCCGCTCGCGCAGACGCCGGGCACCTGGCTCAACACGACCTTCCAGCTCGAGACGGTGGTCTTCAACTGGGCTCGGTGCTCCTTCGACGGGCCGGCCCCCTACACTGTTATGCCGCCGATGGTGATGCACGCCGGCACCAACGTGCTCACCGTGTACGTGCCGACGAGCGACCCCGGCGGCGTGCAGGCGATCACGAGCGCCGCGACCAACGGCGGGTTGGTGAAGCTGGGCATGTCGAGCACGGGCTCCTTCACGACCGGGGACAACGTGATGATCCAGGGGGCCGTCACGACCGGCGGTCTCGTGGTGAACGGGCCGTGGACGGTGACCGTCACCGATGGCTCGCATCTCACCCTCCAGAGTTCGACGTGGACCGGGTCCTGGTCGAGCGGGGGAACGATCGTAAAGCTCTCCGACCTCGGCGGCGGGGTGCCGCTCCTCGTCGAGGGGGGGTCCTAACGGTTCATGGGCTGGGAGGACCAGGAGCGTGGCGATGACGGACGCTGGGTCGTCGGCACGACGAACACGGCGACGCTACCAAGCAGGAACGCGCCGGACTCGCCACGAGAGCTGACCTCGGAGCACAAGCGGGCGATCATGGCGTTCACGGCCGACGACCAGACGACGAAGCGCATCCGGAAGACGGACGAGACGGGTCAGGGACCGTCGGGCTCCAAGCAGATCGTCAGGGATCTCAGCCAGGCGATCGCCTGGCACGGGTCGGACGTCGGGACGGTCTATCGGGGGCTCGGCGGCCTCACCAAGAAACAGGCGGACGCGATCCTCAAGTCGAAGGTGCTCGGGCTCAAGGCGCTGAGCAGCACAAGCACGCGCCCAGAGGTCGCCGTCGGGTATGCGCGCGGCGCCGTCGGTGCCCCGAAGGGGCGGGACCATGGCATCATCCTCGAGATCCGGGGCGCGCACGGCCTCCCGATCGCAGATCACTCCGTCCACCCAGGCGAGCACGAGGTGCTGCTCTCGAAACAGGGCAGGTACGCCGTCCGCGAGGTGAACCGAACCGAGCACGAGAACGTGCGCCACGTCGTGCTGGAGGCCTACCGCTGATGCTGCTCGGGTACCCTCTCGCAGCTCCCCTCGGGGGCGGACCGGACGATGCCGAGGTCGCCTACCAGGCGCTCCTGACCGCGCTCGATCCGGGCATCAACAAGGACGACCCGGTGAACCAGGCGATGGCCTGGGCCGAGGCCGTCGAGATCAGCAACGCCTGGGCAGCGGTCAAGCGCCTCAAGAACCAGATGTACCCGCCTGCGATGCAGGAGACGCTTCCGACGTGGGAGCAAGCCTGCTCGCTCCGGCCAGGGCCAACCGACACGCTGGTCGCCCGCCGCGCTGCGGTGGGGGCTCGCTTCCTGGGCTTCGCCGGCAACGACCTTGCGCAGCTCTACCAGGTGGTCCAGCAGCTCGCCGGAAACCTGTTTCTCGGCTTCGCGACCCCGACCCAGCAGATCACCTACCTGCCCGGCGCCTACCCTGGGCCGCCTGGCTTCGAGTGGTTCTCCACCAACGCTCTCCTCGCCGTGCGTCTCCAGCCGCCGCCTGTCGCCTCGGATCTGCGTCCCCTGATGCAGAAGATCCAGTCGGAGCTCCAGCTCATGGCGCCTGGCTGGAACCAGTTCGTGATCGGCACCGACCAGGGGGGCTTCCTGATCGGCGATACCGTCGGCGCCGGCGTCATGGACGTCACGCTCCTGTAGGATGCCTCGCATGACGACACCCCAGACCCCCGCCTACGTCTTCACCACCGCCAAGGGCTCGTTCTCGGTCACCGCCTCCGACCTGCCGAAGCCTCCGCACGGACGCGCCGCGCGTCTGCGGCAGGCAACGATCGAGGCGCTCCCGGTCATCCTCGCCAGGCTCGAGGAATGGACATCGCAGAACGACGAGCCCCCGATGGTCGTCATCGCGACGGCCGATTCCATCATCGGGCAGCAACAACTGGCCAAGGTCTTCGGGCCACCAATCGCGCTGCCCGCGGTCGCGCAGCAGCTCTTCAAGATGGCGTGTGGCCCCTTCGTCCACGTACAGGCGCTCGGGTCCGTCGAGCCCAGCTCGAAGGTGACCCCGGCGATGGCCGGGGCTCCGACGCAAGATGTTCGGGAGCCCGGCCCGCTCGACGATGTCGCGAGGGCGACCATCAAGGCGCTGGGGCCGCAGAAGGGCGACGTGGTCGTCGCCTTCGCGGTCAACCATACGGCGTTCGAGTTCGGGCTGATGCGCTTCGACGAGGGCGCGCCTTCGATCGAGCTCAAGATGGAACCGGCGCCGAGCGGGCCGCCGACGCTCTTCGCGTTCACGCTCACCGGCGAGCCGGAGCCGGAGACCTGGCTCGTCGCCATCGGTGGAACGGCCCTCGAGCCGCAGGTGATGCAGCACCCGCCTGCCGGTCAGCTCCCCGAGGTCGCCGTCACGTTCACGCTGAGCCGCGACGATGCCAGCAACCTGGTGGCCGGGCACATCGATCCGATGGCGCTCTACCGCGTCGGGCGTCTGGGGATCGCTCCTCCAGAGGCCCTGCCGACGGTCGACGCAGAGGGTGCCTGGAAGGCGTTCGGGGTCGCCGCCAGGGCCGGCACCATCACGCTCCCGCCTCCGCCTGCCGAGGCTATGCAGCCCGAAGCGCCGGCGCCCGTCGCCGACAAACCGGCTCTCGCTCCTGCCACGTGATCCTGAACTACCCGCAGTTCCGGCTGTTCGCGGCCCCAAAGGTCGCGATCACCAGCGTGACGAACAATGGCTCCGGCGGCATCCGTGTCTGGATGGCTTCCGGGGCCGGGCAGTTCACGGGGAAGCAGATCAGGATCGTCGGGGTCACGGGCGTCCTTGCCGCGAATGCCTGGTGGCCTTCGGTCATCCCGGTCTCCAACTTCGCTCTCGACCTGCCCGACTCCGCGATCGGGCCGCACTTCTACACGGGCGGCGGGCAGATCATGATCGTCGATCCCGACGGCCTGCCGCACTACCCCGGACCGCAGCTCGCCGACGGCAGTCTGGACCAGACGCCGGGCTACGAGGTCACCGGGAGCCGGCTGCACAACTCGGGGCTGAGCCCCCTGTTCGACAAGACGCTCTCGCTCACCACGGCCGGTGGGTACACGTTCGCAGCGGGGAACACGACGGCGATCGGGCCGCTCCTCTCGAACCTCGGGCTGTTGGCGAACACGGACCCGATCTTCCCCTGCACCATCACCTGCAACGCCGGCGCGAACGATCTGATCCCGCCGAAGCATGACTACGACGTGTTCGTCACCCAGCGGCGGGATCCGGGCTGGTACCCGATCGGGAGCGGGCTCGGCGTCTCCTACTGGAACGCGCAGTGCCTCAAGGTCACCTACCCGACCGTGACGACGCCGGTGCTGTCGAAGTCGGGAACGATCCAGCTCGCGCTCAACCAGACCGCCGTCAATGCGCTCCTACCCGGCAACGTGGCGACGCTGAGCGCGCTTCCGGCTGGATCATCGGCGCCCGTCATCGCCTCCCAGGAGGGGCTCCGGTACATCCTCAAGAACGTCGCCATCTACTGGATCCGTCGCAGCAACGGCGCGATCCAGTGGGCGACCCTCTACAACGCGCCCGCGCCTGTGGGCACTCTCTGAGGTAGATCATGTCCTTCGGGTTGGTCCCCTCGCTGCCCTTCGTGGCAGGGACGAGCACCTTTACGGCAGCGGTCGCGAACGCGTGGCGCTCGAACCTGGCGAACGCAGTCGACGGCAGCGCTGGCGGCCAGTACAACCTGCTCACGGGCATGACGCTCGACTTCCCGGCGGGAGGCGGGAACATCACGATCGAGGCGCCGTTCTCGGCGACGGACATCGTCACGGCGAACGTCTTCGGCACGATGCTGATCGAGAGCGGGGCGACGTTCCAGACGCTGGTCGGCGCTACCGTCGACTTCAACAGCACCGTGACCTTCAGCGGGGACACGGTATTCACGGGCCCTACGAACGTCGTCCAGGCGGGGGAGTGGGAGTTCTTCGTCGACGCCTACCAGCTCGCTGGGTCGACATTCCACGTCGGTGCAAGCACGATGGCGCCGGGACACCTCGTCATCGACGGGCGAGGGCCGAACGCGAGCGGCTCCGACGTTACGCTGCTGGGGAACGCGGAGCTCCACCTCGAGACCGGCACGAGCCTGGTCACCGACTCGAGCAGCACGGCGACCATGAATGGTTCGACGACGATCTCGAACATGGTGAGCGCGACACAGACGGGGCTCTTCACGAAGAGCGGGGCCGGCGCGAGGACCAATCTCAGGATTGGGCGACCCGCATCACCTGACAGCGATCAGAGCCTCGACCCGACGCAATGGGACGTCATCACGCTCAACAACCTGGTGTCGTTCACGACGGGCAGGAACTGGACGCTCGACAACCCGAGCTTTTCAGGCGGCCAGACGGCGCTTTTCTATGTCGTCGGAGATGCGGTGCACAATCTTGCCGCTAGCGGGCCTGTGGTCATTTTCAAAGACACCAACGGGACCACGATCGGAACATTCAACGACACGAGCGCTGGCCCTGGTGGGATCTTGTTCTACTGGGAGGATGCGGGCGGGTACAGCGTATGGCGGGCACTGCTCAAATGGGGCAGTGCGACGTGATCACGAGACTCCGCACGTGCGCGGAACGGACCCGTTTTGCTCGGGGAGGCACCGCAGCCCTGCGCAGCAGTTGGAGTCCGCTGCGCACGAACTGCCCTGAGGGCCACACGCACACTCGCCGTTGATGCAAATGGCATCTGCGCCGCAGGCGATCCCGCACCCCCCGCAGTTGACGTTGCTGGTCAGCGGGTCGTAGCACGTGGGTGTGAAGATCGGCGGGATGCCACCATCCGCGCTGAATGGTGGGCACGCGATGTATCCGGAAGCGCCGCACTCATCGCCTCCCGAGGAGGAGCCGGGCGAGTCGGAGCTGCACCCGTACGTGAACAGACTGACAGCGGAGAGGATGGCGACAGCGAACGCGCTGCCGTAACGTGTGAGAAGCATCTTCGGGCCTCCTTCTAGGCTCGTGGGTGTCAGGGCGACCGTTGGGGGGTGAGAGCCCCGCGGCGCCCGTCTGTGCGCGAGGGTGGGCTCCCCTACCCCGCCTGTCAATCGCCAGCAGCGGAATTTGATGGCGCAGGAACGCGCAGAATGGGCGTGATCCGCCGCAAACGTGCGACCGTGTAGGATGGTTCCCTATGCAAACGACCGAGACGAAGTGTGACGGCTGCAATACATCCGAGCCCGCTGGGGCGACCTACGAACGGATCCGGATCGGCACGGCTGCCCCGAAGCACGTCTGCGGGCTGCCCTGCCGGGCGAAGGTGCTCCACCAGCTCGCGGAGGACACCGACGCGGCGCACGCGAAGGCTGCGAAGAAGGCGGCCGCAGAGCAGCCGCTGGCCGAGGCTCGGGCGAAGGCTCCGACAGTTCCTGTGCGCCCGGACGCACCCGCTGCGCGCTGATCACGAGACGAGGAGACCACGATGCCTGGTGTGACCCCGAGCCCCCTGATCCAGTGGAGCAGCGACGGCCAGAACTGGCTCGCGCCCGGAGCGCCGATCACCGGCCTGGCGTCGAACGCCACCGTGTACGGCCGGCTCGCGAGCACGGCCGGCGTCACCAGCGTGGTCTACACGGTCACCGCGACGGACGAGACGTCGAGCGCTGCGGCGCTGACCGCGTCGATCGTCACGAGCTCCTACAATGGCGTGAAGACCGGCCAGTTCACGCTCACGACGGGCGCCGACAACTCGGCCGGGATCCTTCAGGTTTTGATCAACGGCGGGAGAGTCGGGCCCCCGAACGCGCAGCCTGGGCAAGACGTCATCGACTACTCGAAGACGCAGACCACGACGAAGTTCGCCGTGGGGCCGGCACTGGTTGGATGCTTCGGCGAGCAGCTCGAGACCGACCCAGCGTTCGGCTGGTGCAAGTTGATCAACGCGGCCCTCCGCGCCTCGCTGGTCAACCCGGTCGACGTCAACCCGACCGACAACACGATCCCGATCCGGGATGGCAACGGGCAGCTCCGGGCCACGTCCTTCGCCACGGCCTCGACGAACGTGGCGTCGACGGGCGCGCTGAAGCTCCAAGCGGGCAACCAGATCGCTGCGGCCATCAAGGGCGCAACGCACGCGTCGGTGCCCCTCGTCAGCTCGACGAATAGCGGGGCCACGCTGGCGCTCGGCGACGGGGTGGAGATCACGGTGATCGACCTGCTCGGCGCGACGGTCACCGACATTCAGCAGATGTACTTCGAGGCGACCGCCGGCGCTCCGTTCATCGGGCAGAGCCAGCTCGGCAACATCGGCGGAGCTGCCGGCCTGGCGATGACGATCCAGGCCCAGTCAGGGCAGAGCCAGCTCGGGACCGGCAACGACAACAACCCCGGCGGGACGCTGTTCCTGCGCGGTGGCTCGGCGGGCACGGGTGGCAGCGGAGCAGCGGGCACGCAGGGCACCGTCGAGATCGACGGTGGCGGTTACTCGATGACCGTCTCCACGCTGGGGATCACACTCTCCGCGGTCGACGTGTTCTGGGCAAGCGGGATCGCGGGGCCGACGCTGGGCCAGTACCAGCTCGGCGGCACCGGCGCGGCCGCAGGGCAGCCGCTCACGATCCAGGGGCAGGCCGGGCAGAATCAGACCGGCACCGCGAACAACAACAACGGCGGCAACGTGGTGATCGTCGGCGGGGCTCCAGGCACTGGCGGGAGTGGGGCTCCGGGGACAGTCGGCGGGCTCAGCATTCCGGCAACGACCGCATTTGCCGACCCTGGGAGCGGCAACAACTGTACTCTCACCATCGTCCCGGCGGCGGGGAATGGAAGCAGGAACGGGCAATCGCTCACCATCATCGGGCAACCAGGCCAGAGCGTTCCCCCTGCGACCAACAACAACAACGGTGGCGACGTGCTGTTGTCGGCGGGGCCTGCGGGCACCGGCGGCACCAACGGCACCGGCAACAACGGCAAGCTCACGCTCGAGGGGTACGAGTTCCACCTGACCCAGGCCGGCAATGCCGACATCATCGTGGCAACCGCGGCGGGCCTCAAGATCGGCACCTCGGGCACGCTGCTCGGCTTCTACGGAGCGACCCCGATCGCGAAGCCAAACCGGATCGGTCAGCTCACCGACAGCACCGGGGGCACTCCCTCCGGTACGCTCTCCCCGATCACGGCTGGAGTCAGCTACTCGCAGACCGACATGCAGAACGTGCAGAGCGCGCTCGCGAGCCTGGCAGCCAAGGCCAATGCGCTCGAGGCGCTCGTCAGCGCTGCCGCATCCGGTGTCGGCCTTACCGCCTAGTTCTCGCTCCACCACATCACGAGGATCTTCATGACGCGTCTCGCACGTTTCGTGCTGCTGTTGTCGTTCGCCTTCGCGCTCATCGGCTGCCCGAGCTCACCAGGCCCGGCGCCGGGGCCCGTGTCATCGAGCGAACCGGCTCCGAGCCACAAGCTCAAGTCCATCTCCGACGTGGAGGACGTGAAGTCCTCCGTCCTGATCACGTGGGGGGGGACCGCGACGGGCACGGCTGCGCCGCTCGCCGCGAAGTGGGTGGTCGACACGTCCTACGTCGTCGGGCAGGTCGCCCAGGCGAATGGCCGGATCTGCGCCGCAACGACGGCGGGGATCTCGGCGAACACCGGCTCGGGTCCAGCAACCACGGGCACTGGCATCACCGACGGCCCCGGAGGGGATGGGGGCGGCTCCGCGGTCGTCTGGTCCTGCTACTCGGCCACGGGCTTCCGGGGGATCCTGGTCACCGACACCGACGCCTCCAACGCCTTGTATGTGGGCCCCTACAACCCAGGCCTGGGCGTCGACGCTGGCGCGTCGCTCACTGCTGGAGGGGTGGCGAGCGGGAGCTACCTGGCCGCTGGGGGTGGCATGACGTGGCCGGCAGGCACCAACGCGACCTACCTCGACGGCATCACTGCGGGCTCGAGCGTCGCCTTCACCGTCGCCCTGACCTTCTGACCATGCCGCAAGCCGCCATTCTCTTCGCCGCGTTCGTCGCGGTGCTGGTTCTGGTACGCCGTCGGGCGGCCGTCCTGCCGGCACTGCTCGCGCTGGCGCTCGGAAACGTCGCGCTCGCGGATACGAAGCTCGGGCTCACGACGGGACCGGCGCACGTCGGGGGCGGCCTCCAAGCGACGAACTCAAGCGCGCGCGGGGTCTTCCTCGCCGGCGCCGGCGTGGATACCTTCAGCGCCGGGAAGACCATCAAGTCCACGACCGGATCGACGCTCGCGTGGGCGCCTGGCTCGACACTCGCCGTCGTCTACTTCGCGTTCGCCAACCCTGCGATGTCCTTCCCGGCGTACCCGGGTGAGCAGATCGTCGGGAGCAACAATACAAGCTCGAAGGGCTGGCGCCTCGTCAACCAGTTCAACGGGGTCTACGCGATCTCCGCTGGCAACTCGAATCCCATCGGCCTGGACAGTGCCACCGCCGCGCAGTTCACCCTCGGCCTGCACCGGATGGTGCTCGTCTGGCGCGCCTCTGACAGCCACATCCTGTTCGCGCAGAACGGCTCCTCGCTCGTGGACAAGGGGCTGCTGACGCAGGGGTCCGCGCCCGACTCGACGTGCGTGACCAACATCGGCCTGTCGAGCGACGCCACCTACCTGTCCCTCGCCTCCGGCTCCGTCTGCGCATGGGCGGTCATCCCATCCGAGCTGAGCAGCGCCAACGCCGCCGCGCTCACCGCGATCGGCACGACGACCAGCCGGTTCTCGTTCATCGGATCCTGGCCGGCGGGGATCACGCCGAGCTTCGACTTCGACGCGGGCCGCGACTGGAACGGGAGCGCCACCACGATCACGCCGCACGGCTCTGCGTCCGTCGCGCTGACGGTGACTGGATCGCCGACACTTACCAACTACAGCGAGCGCCGCATCCCGACGACGGACGGGATGTACTTCGACAGCAAGCTCAGCGTGGCCGGATCCGGGTACACGGTCCGCAACGCATACGCGCGCCTGCGCGTGAGCGGCGTGTCGAGCCGCAACATCGGCTACGACTGGTACGACAATTTCAACAACTTCGCTTCGCAGAGCGGTATCGGCGCCTACGTCAGCGGCATCTATTTCGCCCAGAACCAGGAGACCTTCAACATCAGCGGCACGGACGACTTCGTTCTGCCTGCGGGCACTAACCGGACGGTCGACCTGTGGGAGGGCAACGAGATTTTCTTCTCGGCGGGCGTGCCGTACCCGCCGACAGGCGTGTTCGTCACCGCGCTGCGGATCCCCGTCGGAGCGAGCCAGGTCTTCCCGACCGGCCCACCCCAGAAGCGCCTGGTCTTTCTCGCCGACTCGATCTTCAGCGGGTTCTACCCCGCCGCGCCTTTCCAGAACTCGGTCACGGCGAAGGTCCGCGCCGACTTCCCCACGACGGGCACCGGCGGCGTCACGTGCTGGTGCTGGGGCGGCTCGGAACTGTTCTACATCGGTGGCACCGGCGCTCAGCGGTCGACGCTGGCGACGGCGCTCGCGTCTGCGCTCGACGGTACATCCACAAGCTACCTGTGGATCCAGCTCAGCACGAACGACTACTCGAACGGCGCGCAGTGGGGCACCCCCGCGGCGCCCGCCTTCGGCACTGGGTACGGTGACCTGCTCGACAAGATCCACACGGCGTCTCCGTCCACCCACGTCTACGCGCAGACACCGTTCCCGCGCGTGAGCCCGGCGAGCGAGGCCGCGATCTCGGGCTCCACGCTCGGGGATTACCGCACCGCGATTGCTTCCGCTTGCGCAGCGCGCGCGTCCTACTGCACGACGGTCGATGGCACGGCCATCTACCAGAACACCACGATCTACAACTCGTCGACCGCGCCGACCGGCCGGTACTACACGGACGGCATCCACAACGATGCGGCCGCCAACGGGACCGGCGACATCAAGGCGGCCATCAAGTCGGCGCTGAGCTACTAGCCGCCAAGCGCGCGCAGCCCGTTTGCTCAGTCGGGCTGCTCCCAGATCGGGGGCGGCGCTTCGCAGTCCCGGTCGTCGTTGTCGCACGGCCATGGGCGCGCAGGCACGCTGCACGTCTCGCTCCCGACCTCGCAGCACGCGTACGCGTTCGTCCTAGTGACGGGATCCACCGCGTAGAAGCGGCGCACGCGAGAGTGTCGTAGGTGCCTCTCCGAGGCACACGGCCATGCGGCCGGCTCGCACTCCAACCCGCCGCTGAAACCCGTGTAGCACTCCACCCGCGGCACTTCCAAGATGGGCGCTCCCATGCCGGCGTGTCGGAGGGCATCGTGGGCCGCGGCGGCGACCAACGTTGGGGCAGGAGGGTGGATGACACCATGTCCGGCACTCGCCGCGCGATAGTACCGCGCCGCGAAGACTTGCTCGCGGTCGACCTCGTCCCGCACGCACAGGATCGTGCATAGCCCATCGCCTCGCCCGCGGTCGTCACACCATGGGTGGCTCCCTTCTAGGCAGACGTCTTCGTGCCCGTGTGCTCGGCCCCGGGCACGATCGTGCTCCAGGGCGCGCGCGCAGCACGGGGTCGTCCCGAGGTCGTCCCGAGGCGCCTCGATGGCTGGCGGGTCGGCTGGCTTGGAACAGCAGACCAGCAGGCACGCGAAGGCCGCGATGTGGGTACGCATGGCTACCTCGGGGTGAGCGGGGTGGTCGTAGCGACGCGCAGTCGCCGCGCCTTCGCGCTAAGAGAACAGAGCGGCTTCGTCCTGTGCTTGCCAAGCGACCCGCACTCGGGGCACGGCGTGCGCGGGGCCTTCGGCCGAGATGGGGAGGGTGCCGGCGGAGGCGCCGTCTCGTGCACCTCCGCCGTGGCGAACGCTCCGCCCTCCGTCACCGCCGGTACGGCTTCACCAGGAGCGGCTCCCCCCGTGGATAGAGCCGCTCCGCTCTCTCCGCCGGCGTCTCCGTCGCCCAGTGGTCCACGTCGTGCCAGTGCTCCCGCGGGAACGTCGCTCCAGGCGGTAGACGCTCCCGCGCCACCTGCGCGTAGATCACCTTCGCCTGCCGCTCCCGCTCCAGCCGGTTCCGCTCCGCCCTCCGGGCCCGCTTCAGCCTCCGGCCCGAACGCACCCCGGTCTTGATCGAGACGTCCGCCGGGCCGATTGCCGCCTTCAGCCAGGCCATCGACGCCTTGATGCTGTGGCGCACATGGCGCTTGCTCGGTGCTGGTGCCGTGAACGGAGGCTTGCTCGCCGCCCGCTCCATCGCCTTCCGCTCCGCCCTGGTGATGCCCGTCACCGCTTCCATCTTGTTCATCGACTGCTCCTTCCTTCCGCCGCTTCGTGACCTTCCTGCGAGGCGCGGGCGGCTCCATATGAACCGCGCCTCCGGGGAGTAGCGGTGCTGCCGGGCTCAATGGCCCGCTGAGCACCGAGAGATCCTTGTAGGGGCCGCACTCGGTCCCATCCGTCTCCACGATGGCGCCGGCGACCTCGCCCGCCTTGGCATAGACGGTCCGCATCACCTTGGTGACGGTGGAGGTGTTCTCGCGGCCGTACTGGCGCTCCAGCTCCCGCTTGATGCCGGCGGCGGTCACCTTGGGTGGATCGATCGCTCGCGAGGCTCCGTCGACTCCGAGCACGTCCTCGAGCACGGACCGGACCGCGTCGACGGCGAAGGACTTGGTCTTCGTCGGATGCGGCCCCCATGCCTTGCCGACGGCAAGCGAGAGCGGGCGCCCCGTCTGCTCGACCCTGGCCTTGGCGAGCGTCCGGATGGTGTCCGCTAGCCGCGTCAGCGTCGGCAGGAACGCGACCGCCTTGGCGAGCTGCTCGTCGGAGAGTGCACCAGGCTCGAGGAGCCCTCGCTCGGCGCCGACGAGGGCCGCGACGCTGGCGACCTTGGCCGGGCAGGCTTGGCGGGCCGGGCAGTAGGTGCAGTGGTCGCCCTCCACGAGGCCGTCGAGCGGCTTGCCTTCGGTCAGCAGCTTGCGCTGGGCGCGCACGGCCTGGATTTCGGCGCCGAGCTTGCGCATCTCATCGGTGACCCGGTCGGCCGTCCACGTATCGCGTGCGTACTCGATGACGGCGGGGCCCTTCCGGAACCAGAGGATCCCGGTCTGCACCGACGGCTCACCTTCCCAGCGCACCCAGCGCGACGCGAGCACGGCGCCGAGGCCGAGCTGCGCGTTGTGATCGACCGGCTCCACGTAGAGCTCATCACCCGTCTTGACGTCGACCACGTGGAGCGTGGAGCCGACGGGCACGATGGGGCGTGGGTCGACGTGGTCGAACCGGAACGGGTACGGCTCGGCCCAGAGCAGGTCGATCGTGGCGGCGAACGGGGCAGCGCCCTCGTGGAGCGTGTAGTTCCCCTTCCCTCCTGCTACCTCGACGGCGCCTCCCTTGACGTAGCCGAGCGCGACCTCGCTCAAGCAGGCCTCGGGAACCTCCCACCAGAAGCCGCGGGCCCTGGCTAGGAAGATGCTGCGCGCCTCGCCGGTGAGCGCGTTCCGGTCGGCGATCTCCTCCAGCTCACCCTGCACCGAGTGATCCCGGCGAGCAGCCTCGTGGCTGAGCTGTGGCTCTCCGTCGGCGTACCGGCGCTCTGCCGTCTCGACGAGGTACTCGACGAATTCGTGGAGCGCGGTGCCAACTTCCGATGAGCCGACATGATCGATCGTCGGGAGGGCCGCCGAAGCAGAACAGAGCGCCGCGAGCTTGCGCGATGAGCCACTGAAGCACAGGTCGACCATACGTCCTCCGGGGGGCGGGCACCGCCTCACATGCACCAACTCGAGACAGAGTTGGTGGGCACGATACCAGCGGCGACGTCCGCCGCGACCTTCGCGATCGGCAGGTGGCGCTTGAACGTGTGCCCGATCCGCTGCTCGACGGCGACATACTCGGCCAGGAGGCTGGGATGCTCCTTCGCCGCAATGCGGAGCGCGTCCTCGGGCATGTAGATGCAGAACACGCACGACGCGCGCGGGAGGCCCGCCGCATACGCCGGATGGATGGGCGCGCCGGAGGCGTGGCAGAGCCTCCACACCTCGTCGGTGGTGAGCTGCTGGATGGGCAGCCAGACGTCGACCTCCTTGCGGCGGGTCGATGCCCGCTTGTCGCGCACAAGCGCGGGGCGCCGCCTCCGGCCGGGGCTCTCCTCGGCGCGGAGGCCGACACAGTTGAGGATCCGGATGGGCCGGTTGAATCCGTGTCCCGCCAGCGCAGCGCGCTCGACACCGGCGGCGCGGGCCTCCTCGGCGAGCGCGGTGAAGGCCGTCAGGATCTGGCCCCGCTTGTGGTCGGCGGTGCAGTAGCGCTGCGTCGGCATCGGCCACTTCCCGAGCTTCTCGACGTGCTCGAGGAGGTCGCCCTGGGGGCGCTTCACCTTGATGAAGCGGAGGCCGAGGTGCGCTGCCTGGCGCTCGACAAGCGCCGGCGTGCCCGGCCATTCGACGCGGCCGAGGTCCGCATGGACGACAACGCCTCGATCGAGAAGACCTCGCTCCCGGAGCAGGCCCGAGACGTAAGCCTTCATCGCGAGCGAGTCCTTGCCGCCGCTGGAGGACATCTCGACCCAGTCGTAGGAGGCGAGGTCGGGGATCATGGCAACCTCGGGAGGATGTCAAAAGCGCGCGCTTGGCTTTCGATGCTGACAATGTCGGCGTAGCGGTACCAGGCCCGGTACTGGGCGATGGACTTCGCGACGGACTCGGCGGGGTTCTCCGACAGCTTCGCTTCGAGGATGGCAGGGTGGACCCAGCCGGGCAGCCCTGCGCGGACGTGCTCGGGCGTCGTACGCCGCTTCCATCGGCCCGCCCGTGGATCCCACCATGCATGGATGTCGCCGGTGCGGTTGGGGTGCGTGGGGCTCGTGTCGCAGACGCCGTATCTCACAGGGCCTCCTAGTACGGGAGCTTGCGCGGGTCGTGCGCCAAGGCGTCCCCGATGAAGAGCCGGCGCATCTCCTCGGCGCTGAGCTTCGATCTGTCGACGATGTCGTCGAGGCCGATCCGGGTCTGGTCCTCCGCCGGCAGCGCGCGCAGCGCGAGTTCCAGCGGCTCCCCGTGCTCGTTCAGGATCTCGGCGAGCACGATGGCGCGGTCGGTGGCCCGGTGCTGCGGCACGTAGGTGAGTACCTCGGTTACGACCTCGGGGATGGTCTTCTCAGCCATGGGCCTTCCTGATCTCCAGCGGCATCTCGCCACCGCAGCCAACCTCGCCACGGGTGCCGAAGTCGATGGCGAAGATGTTGTGGCCGAGGTCCCGAACTGCGTAAACGGTCTGCCAGACCTCGGGCGCGCATGGCATCCGGACCTGGTCGCCGCGCTGTAGTGCGCGAACATCGGCGAAGTTGGGAGCGGTTTTCTCGGGCACGCGTCACTTCCTTCCGGGGGGTTTTGTTGGGAGCGGCATCTTCGCGACGAGCAGATCCACGTCACGGCCGCGAGGAACCCTCGGAGGCGGGGGAGGTTCGGGCGGCTCCTCCGTCGGGTTGCAGCGGAAGACGGTCACCTTGTTAGCGACGGCCCAGGCGCGCACCTCCTCCGGCGTCGCTGCGGGGTCGGGGAGCACGGCGCCGAGCGTCTCCAAATCCATTGCGCAGGTGGGGCAGATCGAGGTTGATGTCGGACCGCCGCAGAGCGGGCACTGGTGCGGCACGATCACTGGTCCCTCCGGGGTGGCTTGGTAGGAAGCGGCTTCCCATCGAAGCGCAGCGGTACATCGCCGTGCAAGGTCGAGTGAGCGGCGGCACGGAATCGGAAAGTGCGCCAAGAGATGATTTTCTTCATCGACTTGTAGGAGATGCGGGCGCTCCGCGCATGCTCGGCGCGCTTGGCCCATCTCCCCGCGAAGAAGATGAGCGGACCTCCGCGCCTGGACGCGTTCCATGAAGGATGGACGCGGTGCCAGATCGCGCCACGTGTCAGACCGAGCGCCCTCGCGGCTTCGCTCTGTGACGGGTACTCCTTGCCGCGAATGGTGACTGGCCGGGGTCGCGTGTTCATGTCACCGCTCCCGTGCAGAACGGGCAGGTCGGATCCAGCTCCGCGTGCCCGTCGTGCGCCTCGCGGGCGGGCGCGAGCGCGGCGCGCAAGGCATCTCGGATGGCGGTTCCTTCGGACGAAGGACCGTCGGGGTACTCCATCCGGAGGTCGGTATCGCCCATCCCCATCCAGCACCAGTTGCCGTGCGTCGGACAGGTCCACGAGTCAGGCTCGATGGGGATTTCGCCGATCCCGACGTCTACGGTCTCCGGCGCGACGTACTCGCTCGACGCCCCGCACTTCGGGCACGGGCGGTCCTGGTCACCCGGCATGGGGCTCCTCCCCGGTGCCGTGGCACCGCTCGCAGCAGATGTGGTTGCGGGCGCCGATGCCACCGCACTTCGTACAGACGTGCTTCTGTGCCGGCTTGGTGGACAGGTAGACGCCGACCTCCGGCTTCGGCCCGGACCAGGCCGCGTCGAAGTCGAACAGCGTGAGGGTGGACCCGAAGCAGGGCTTGCCGAGCGTCTCGGGGGAGATCCGGAGCCACGGTTTCTGGCGGATACCGGGGAGCGCGATGGACCACTGCTCGTCCTTGGAGAGGTCGTACCAAGTATCCTGGTCCCACGCGTCGGGCTTGTTCGGGAAGCTGTCGCACACGCTGAACGAGCAGACGATCTCGCTGACCGGGTCCTGCGACTCCGGAGCGCAGAGCAGGCGCACGACGTCCTCCCAGCCGAGGCCGTTGCCCAGGAGCTTGGAGCGCAGCACATTGGTCTTGAGGCCCTGCTCGATGATGTCGACGAGCCAGTACCGATCCGCCCCCTCGACGTAGCAGTGCGACTCGCAGTACCCGTGCAGGCGCGCGGCGAGCTGGACCACCGGCGACCCGAGCACGATGGCGGTGTTGAGGAGCACGTCGATCGCAGCGTACTCGCCGCTGCCCTCCGGCAGGCCGGGCATGGCCAGCTTGGTGTCGTGCCCGACCGCGAGTGTCGTGGCGATGAAGCGCTCCGCGCCTGGGCGCAGCCTCGGACGGACCGCCTTGTAGACCCAGTGCTCGCGGAACGGATCGTCGATCCCGAGCGCGCCGATAGCTGCACCGATGGCGACCTGGCGCAGGTGAGCCCTCTCGGCGCCACTGAGCCTCGCCTCCTCGCCCGTCCTGCTGTGGAAGTAGATCGCGCTCATGCCGCACGTCCTTTCTTGATGATCGCCTCGGCCCACCAGCGCTGGTGAGCCGGCTGGTCCTTGCCGTGGTCCTCGAGCTTGGCGACCTCGGCGTGGACCAGTCGCTTGGCAGCGCTCACGTCCTGCCCGGAGACGTAGAAGCCCCCGGGGCTCACCAGGAGAGCGGCGAAGAGCGCCTCCTCGGCCCGGTTGAGGCCGTCGATCACCGGGATGACCCAGTGGAGGCGCCCGTCCTTCTCGTAGGCCGCGTTGAGCTTGGCGGCCGTCGCCTCGGCTGTTGCCTGTGGGAGAGGCGGCCTGGTGGTGTCGATGCGCCCGCGCTCTCCATCGCGCGACACGACGCGGAACAGCGTGGGCATCATCCGGTCTCCTTCCCATGGTGCAGTGTGTGAAGCCCGAGGTGACGGATCCATGCGACGCCGCGGACCTCGACCATGTGGGGCTTCGCCTCGGCCTCGAGGCGCGTGTCGAAGCATTCGTCGCACAGGATGTAGATCGAGGCTGGTCCTGTGCCCCGGCGGGTGGCGATCCGGGTGCCGTGCTCGCGGATGCACGCGGCCCCGATGCAGGTCCCGAGGTCGACCAGCGTCTCGTCGCCATCGAGGAGGTTGCGTAGGCGCTCGGCGAGATCCCGTGCACGCTGAGGGACCTTCGGGTCGTAATTGCCGGGCCGCAGGGCCTCATCCAGCCCGTCGAGCGTTCGCTCTTCGTCCTTCGTCATCCGGTCCTCCTCGTGCGCCGCTTCTTCGGCAGCGTGTCCTCAAACGTCTGGTGCTGTGGTCCGACCGTCTCCACGTTGGTGTCGACGTGCCCGGCGCTTGCGGCGAGCCGGAGGCCGATGTTGTTGCCTCGCCAGAGCTGGTGCATGAGCCAGCCGACGCAGGCGAGCCGGTTGGTGTCGGTCGTCTCGTGGCACGCCATCGTCCGTGTCGGTTCGACGACGGAGAGCAACGGGTGGCGAGCGATCGTGTTCTCGCCGAGCTTCTCGTGCAGCGCCCGGTCGTAGCGCGGGATCTTGGTAGGGTCGCTCCCCTTCTTCCATGGGCAGTTCTTGCACTGCCGGCGCGTCGGCTTCTTTCGCGTCAGGCATCACACCCTCCTGCCCTCGTCGTCGAGGGCCCACGTCTCGTAGCTGGTGACCTGCACAGCGCCGAGAGACGCACCGCCTCGAAGGCAGGGCTAGCGCGGAGCAAGGCATGCTTCTGCTCCTCCGTGTCGCACACGCGGTGCTCCACGGTCGCCGACTTGATCGGCAGACAGTCTGGCGGCGCGACCTCGGCGATGCTACCGGTCGCATTGGGCGTCGATAGACGGATGAAGATTCCGTGCTCCTCCGACCAGAAGAAGCCGAGCCGATAGGCGCGCAGGAGCTGCCCGAAGGTGTAATGGGACATCACGTGCCTCCCTTCGGATCGGAGCAGGCGCCCCGCAGGATGTCCTCTGCGCGGGCCCAGTCCGACTCGCGAGCGAAGGTCTTGCTCCCCGCCTCGATGGCCGAGAGCTCTGCGCCGGTCAGGTTGAGTAGCGCAGCGGCTCTGCGGAGCGTCAGATGGTCGGAGCCAACCCGCAGATCCCGGAGAGCCTGGGCGCGGGGATTCTCCGGGTATGTGGGCTCGGTCGTGCGCGTCAGCGTCGAGGTCCCGCCAGCACGGCAGGCGAGCGCGATGGTGGGGGTCGAGCCCGTGGGTTCGACGTCGCGGAGAAGGAAGCGCTCCACACTACCCCCCTACGCCGGCGAAGAGCCCGGCCTCAGCCTCAGCGAAGGCCGCCGCGCGCTCCTCCGGGCTCGCGTCCGGACCGGGGTCCATGGCCCCCTGATGCACGTTGGGTTCGTCGCCCGGGTCCTGTGGACGGTTCGGGGACTTCTGCGGCGCATTCTTCGCGGCACGGGACAGCGCATCCCGGCGAGCGTCGATGCGGGTGAGAACGTCGGCCCTCACCCCGTCGTGGGGCTCCTTCAGGCCGGCCATGGTCTCGAGCTGGTCGACGGTGGCGCTGTCGGCCTTGTCGACGGCGGCGAACCAGTGCGAGACGCGCTCCGTCGGGTCGGCGATGTCCTGGAAGGGCGCGACCGAGGCGGCCTTCGGCTTGGAGATGTCCTCCTTCACCTTGGCGAGCGCGGCCTGGTACTGATCCTTCGGGATGCCGTTCGCAGAGCACCAAGCAGTGAACGCTTTGATCGCCGCCTTGTACCGCTCTTGGTCCTTGTGCTCTGCGGCCAGGATGCCCTCGGCCACGGTCTTCTTCTCCGCCTCGTCGAGGTTGCGGGCGACGAATGCCGGCGCTTGAGGCACTGGAGCGGGCGGCACGGGCGGCTGAACGGGCGCTGGCGCAGCGTCGACGTCCTCCAGCCAGTCGACGACGTGGTCCGCGAAGTCGTCGCCGGGCTTGATGTAGTGCCGGCCGATCTCCAGGGCCGGGCGGTCGATCACGCGACTCTTCTCGACGACGAGGTCGTTCGTCGGCGCGGACATGAAGAAGAACAGATCGTACTCGTAGTCCTGGTTCTTGCGCTGCACGGGAGCCAGCCCGAGCTTCACAGGCTCCTTCTTCCCGCGCTCGTTCTCCTGCACGACATAGTCCTGCTCCGCGCGCATGGTGACGATGACGTGCGCCTTCGTGTTCATGATACGTTCGATGAACCGGGTCTGCTTCGGGGACATCACGCGCCACCCGCTGCCGAACGTGTCCTTGTTCCGGCTCTGCCCGGTGACCTCGTCGACGGCCTCGAGCACGCCTCCGGCCCCCGACCAGGCGTGCGACAAGCTGTCGACGACTACGACGCTCGCGCCGATGCTCTCTGCGTGCTCGATCGCCGCCACATACGCCTCGATGCTGTTGTCGTTGGGCGGCATCGGGATGTGCTTGAAGTGATAGCCGCTGCGGGTGCGCGGGCTGTACGCATAGCGAAGCGCGCTCTTGTGCTCCGTGTCGAGCACGACGATCGGTCCCTCCAGCTTCATGCGCGCCTTGATGCGCGCGGCCACGATCAGAGCCGTCCTGGTCTTGCCGGACCCGGCCGTCCCGCAGATCGCGGCCCTGAGCAGGATCTCTTCGCGGACCGCGTCGACCGCATGAAAGTCGTACGTCTTCTGAGCCATGGTCACTCCTCTGCGGCGACCGCATCAGGCGGCGCCTTGCTCTCGTCGATGATGGTCTGGATCTTCGCTGCAACTGCCGGGGTAGCGTACAGGGTGCTCCCCATGATCTGCACGGCCTCCCCGAGATGGACGAGGCGGTGCATCACGTGGCCCGCCTCGAAGCCCTCTGCATTCACCTGCCAGGGGACCACGATCCCCGTCGTGGCGAGCAGCTCCCGAGCATAGCCGATGGCTGCGCCGTAGCTGCGCGGTCTCTTCTTCGCAGCGGCCATCAGTCGGCGGCCGCGATGAGCGCGAGCGCGCTCTCGAGATTGGCGACTGCGGCGCCGTTGACGATCCAGGAGTGCTCGCCGAACCTGCGAACGCGAGCGTTCCCGATCATCACCGGGTCGAGCTGGCAGGCGTCCTCGACGCGCATCGCGAGGAGGCGCTCGGTCCGTGAGGGCCCGGACGCCGGGACCTTCGCCTCCACGAGCATGACCAGGCTGCACCACTCGGCGAGCGAGATCGTGGTGCTGGTCCTACTGTCGGGGGTCTCGGCGGGGCCGTAGCCGGAGCCAGGCACGTACACCTCGACGGTGAGCATGTCGGAGCCGCTCGTCCCGGAAACCGAGACGGTGCAGCCGTTGGAACTGGTGATCGTTTCCGTCCAGGCGGACGTCTGCTTGCTGGTGATCGGCATGGTCTCCTCGGGCCGGTCAGCCGGCCAGGATCAGGGAACGGACGAGCTCCAGCCCATCCTCGACGGACATGTTGGGGGTCGGGCGGACCCTAGACGCGAGGGCGAGTCCCCATGCCAGGTAGAGCGCGGCGAACGCGGCCTCCCGCCCGGCGAGCATGTGGATCTCGAGGACCAGCTTCTGCCTGCGCACGTGGGCCTCCGCCTCCTCGCGAACGAAGACGGGCACCCGCAGTGCGCCGAGACGGGGGTGCTTCTCCAGCCAGCGGCCGGCAGCTTCGAGGTGCGCGGCCTTCATCGCTCGCCCTCGTGCCGGTGGCCGCGCTGGCACACGATCGTGCAGGTGAGCACCTCGGCCGGAGTTGGCGCTTCCGGCTCTGTGCGGGCGGGGGGTGCCCCGCACAGATTCGGGTCCTTGGTAGGGCAGCACCAGCCAAGCGAGAGCAGCGCCGCGAGGCCTTCCGGTGTCGACGTCATGGGTCGTCGCTCTCCTCGTCCCAGTCGGACGCCTTGAGGTCTTCGATGATCTGCTCCAGTTCGATGCGCTCGTGGCTCCCCTCCGGGAGGGAGCGCGCGACCCTGCGCATCGTCCAGAGCGCCTTGAAGTAGTAGTACCGGCGCAGGACCCAGGGCCGGGCGAGAAGACGCCGACGGCGATGGCGAGCAGCCAGAGGAACGCGTTCAGCGGGTTCATCCACGGTCTCCGAACTCGAAGCCGACGATGTAGAAGCCCCAGCGGCGCGGAAGCAGACGACCATTCTCCCACTTCACGACGCCTGGCTTGTTCCGGAAGACGCCGAACCAATCACCCATGGCCGGCACGTAGGTTGGCCTCCTCAAGAGGCCACGCAGACCGTTGAGAAAGTGGAGCCTCCAGATCCACCACGGGCTCACCGAGAACGGCCAGCGCACGCGCGGAGGTTGCGGCACGAACGCGCCGTTGACGTACTTCAGGTCGCGCACAACGCGCACGAGGCCGATGCGGGTTAGCAACGCAACGATCATGGCTGCGGGCCCTCCTCGGCCCATGGCGGCGTCCAGCGCCTCCCGAACAGATCCCCGTCCTCCGCGGTCAACTCGGGCACCTGGCGCCATCCGTAGGATGCCCTGCGCTCCGAGCAGTAGACGTCCCAGGACCGACTGAACGCCTTCGACTCGTCAGCGGTGAGACGGCGGCCGTTGTGGCGCTCCCACACGCGCACGGCCGCGACGTACGGCGAGACGTCGGTCACGCTCCGCCCGCTCCGACCGTGGTAGCAGCGACGCCGAAGCTGCCACCAGCGCCGGTCACGGTCGTCGTGGGGCCGACGCCGAAGCTCCCGCCGACGCCGAAGCCGCCGCCCGCGCCGGTCGCCCCAACGAGGCACGAGGGCCCGCCACCACCACCGGGCGGCTTGCCCTTGCTGACGCCCGCGGATGGGTTCGCTCCGATGAAGCAGTTCTGGCAGACCGGATCGCCGTGGAACCCGGTGTTCGGGTTGATCTCGCCGACGAGGCCGCGGGCCTTGGCTTCCGCCACGGCGAGTTGGCACGCGGTCGTCGAGTCCGTGACGTGCTGCGAGTAGGAGATCGTCACGACCTCCCGATCCGCAGCCCCGTCGCACGGGTCAACGCCGATCACCGTGCACGTCCAGCCGTTCATCACGTACGAGCAGTCCGCGCTCACCAGCGGCAACGCAGCCGCGAGCATGAGGCCCGCGGCGATGGGGGTGGTCTTCTTCACGGTCACTCCTTCACGTAGTAGTCGGCCAGGTCGTCGGCCTCGGCGTTCTTGGTTCCATGCTGCGCGGCCTCGTGCAGGACGGTCGCCTTGACGACGGCGTCGCCGAAGATGTGCAGCACGGGGATCTTTCGATCCGCGAGGGGCTTGCCCATGCTGGGCATCCAGATGTCGCCCCTCACCGCGATCTGATGGTGGCGGTGGCACCCGAGCGGGTGGGCTTCGGCGCAGAGGAGCAGGAGACGCCGTCCGCGGTGGTAGGCGTCCTCGAGCATGTCGAGGCCCCGAGGCGTGGGGCCCTCGACGCCTCCACCAGGCCCCCCGAGCTTGTCGCCGTCCCAGCGGTACCGCTTGCCGAGCAGCTCTGCGAGCTCGTAACGGGTGAAGCCGCCCCTGCAATAGATGATGCGCCCGGACTTCCAGACCCGACGCTTGGTCCCCTTCACGAGCTTCGTGTCGGCGAGCGTCGCAGGCCCCGGCGCGGCCCGGCAGTCGATCAGGCTGTCGATGTCGAGCCGGCGCACCAGCTCCACAAGCGACTCGGGCCCCGGCAGCGACCCGGGCTGGCGCTTGTCGCGCGGCGCGCTCGGGCTGCTGCCGTAGCCGATGGAAAACAAGACCCCCTTGGACATGACGTACTCAGCCTTTCCGCGGCATGGCCGCGATGGCATCCTCCAGCGCCTTCTCCGCGCTGTCGAGCATGGCCTCACCATCGGCACGCGCTCGCGCGTACGCGTCGTCGTCGGTGCCCTCGTGGATCTCCCCAGTGGCCCCGCCTCCGCCAACCCGGATGCTTGGCATGAAGCCTCGCCTGGTCCAGTCGCCGGCGCGAAAGAAGCGCACGTGGACGATCACGAGGCTGTGGATCCCCTTGCTCGCTACGCGGTCCTCCGCGCACGGCTGACAGGTGAAGCACGTTACCTCGGTGTGCGGGCTGAGCTTGTCGTCGCGCCAGACCGCGGCGCTCATCGGGTGAGCTCCGCGTACGTCGCCTCGCCTGCGCTGGTGAGGCTCCAGCCGTCTCGCTGACGGTACCGGAGCAAGCCCTTGTCGTGGAGCGCGTCAAGGTGCTGGTGCAGGTAGGCGGGGATCTCGTGCTCCGGCGCCGGAAGCATGACGTTCGTCACCAGGTGCTCGAAGGCTTCGGTCTCCTCCTCCGTGAGGGTGGGCAGCGGCAGCGGGTCGCGGAGCGCCTGGATGGCGAGGGTGAGCGCCTCGCGGTCCGTACCGCTGCTGGCCTCGAAGGCGCGGAGGTTCTTGCGCGCCATCGAGATTCGCTGACGGAGACCGGCGGCATGCGCCTCGTGCTGCCGGATGGCGGAGACGTGCGCTGCGGCCAGCTCGTCGTACTTGTCGATGAGCGTCTTGCTACCGGCCGCCGGCGTCTCCGGGGGTTGCTCGACCTTGCCGCACGTGTGCGGGGGCCTGATGGGCTTCTTGGGCCCGACGCCTTGAGGGGGCGGCTCCCACTCGCACCCAGGGCACCACGTGGTGGTCTTCGGGAGTCCGAGGCGGTACTCGGCGTCAGCGAACGTCTCGTCGACCTTGTTGCTCGAGCACGCCGTGTAGACGTTCCAGCCGTGCTTGTCGGGGTGGACGAGCACGATGAACGGCCCTGCCCCCTTGATCGTGTAGTGGTAGATCGTGGCGGCGAGCGGGCCCGCTGCATCGGAGCACGGCGACGACCACTGGTACCGGGCGCCGACCTTCGTCAGCCACGCCTTGAGCACGGGGTAATTGTCGACCAGCGCCTCGTTATCGGGGCTTGGCTTGTTCTTCGTGGACATGTTCTCCTCCTAGTCGTCGCAGGCGCGACTGCGCGGGCACGACGTGCGCCCGAGGCACTCGTCCTTGCCGAAGCAGAACGCGGGGGTCTTGCGGTCGCCGACCAGCACCGGCGACCTCGGGTACGGGATGACGTCGACCTGGCGCACCTTGCCGAGCTTCTCACCCTCGGTGCGCGCTTCCGCTTCGTCCTTCGCCTGGATGGTTCCCGAGGCGCGGTTGTCGAACTGGACCCAGAAGTCGCTCATGACGGCTTGACCTCCTGGAAGGCGATGACCGTGGCGATCTCGGCCTCGTCGAGGTTGACGCGCACCGCGATCTGCTCCGCGGTCAGCCGCCCGCGCTGCGCCAGGAAGCGAATGACCTGCGCTCGCTCCTTGACGAAGTGCGCCTCGGCCTGGTCCACCTCGTCCTGGATCGCCACCTCTGCTTCCTCGGCGCTCATCTCGTGGTGCATGGTCATCGCTCCTCGGAGCGCATGGCGCCCCTGACGCGACGAGCCCCGCGAGCGTGGGTGCTCCGGGGCTGCGCGCCGTGTCGTCCGAACCGAGTGTGTGACAGTCGAGCGGGCTGGTCAAGCGTCTGTGTGACAGTCGCCACCATCGCTGTCACACAGGCTGCCGTTCACCTCGAACCGGGGGGCCATGGCGAGGTGCCGCTTCAACTCTGCGGGGTCGCTACGGAGCTGGTTGATGAAGTCCGTCATCCGCCCGGGATGCGGCACGGCGCCGCGCTGTCCCTTCACGGTGCGCCCCCATAGCCCCTCGACGGTGCGGCCACGTGCGGCGCCGGCGGCCTCGACGGCGATGATCTCGTCGGCCCCCTTCGGATCGTGCGCGACGATCTGGGCGATCTCCCACGGCTTGTTCGCCTTGCAAATCTTGCAGGCGCTCTTCGGGAACTGGCGGATCCCCTCGACAGAGAGCTCGTACTGGATGCGCCCGCGGTCCCACTTCACGTCGCGTAGCGGATAGATGAACCGGAAGCGGTGATCATCGTGGATCTCGTGACCACGGCGCGCATCCTTGGGGCCGGCGTCGTAGCCGATGACGCGCCATACGCCCTGGCCCCGCGCGATGGCAGTCTTCGCCCAAGGCTGGGCGAGGACCCAGTCATCCATGGGGTCGATCTTCCATTCCTTCGAGCACGAGTGCTTGTCGAAGGTGATCCCTGGATAAATCTCGTAGGCGATGGCCTTCTCGGCGATCGTCGCGTAGGGGAGCCCGGTCCTCTTGGAAACGCCAGGGGGTCGGCGGACCATCGTCAGCTCCGGGAAGCCGTTCTCGGCGAGCCAGCGCCGACGCCATTCCCTGGCCTGGATGGTGACCTCCTTCTCGTTCCCTGTGTCGGCGTGGAGCACCGCCTTGGGTCTGATCCCCAGGCGCTTGAGTAGGAGCAGCACGCCCTGCGAATCTACGCCCATACCGTCCGACACGACGATCGGAGGGCGCCAAGCCTCGGGCATCCGGAGCCACTGGTGGAGGTTCATGACGGCTCGTGCTCGAGGTCCAACACGATCGAGCCGTCGTTGCAGACGGTGCCGGTCTCGATCCGATGCCCGACGAGCGCCGAGAGGTCAGGCGTCCGGAGTTCGCTCTCCAGGATCTGGCCGGTGGCATGGTCGCGCAAACGGATGCGGCCGAGTGCGTCGGCCTCGATGCGGATCCTCTTCTTCATGGTCGCCTCCAGTGATAGACGCCTATGCAGTCGTGGGGGTAGGGATCGTTGCGGGGCCCGTGCGCCACGGTCCTCGAGCACCACGCGCACTTCCGGCGCGGATGGGGCTGGACGCGGCGCCTGGGCTTCGTGAGGAAGACGCTCACCGGCGTCTCGCCGGGCGCTTCGGCTTGGTGGGCTCGGAGACGAGCGTCGTCATGCGCAGGATCGACACCAGCCGCGACACCTCGGCAAGCGCTGCCGGATCCGTCGGGCTCCGGGTGGCCGTCTCCTGGATGACGCGCGCCGTCTCGGCGATCTGGAGGAAGGCGTCCCAGGCCTTCAGCCTGCCGGCGTTCATGGCGGCCTCGAGCGTCACCGCCTTGGCATCCGGGATCGGCGAATTGGGCACATCGATCCCGAGGATCTCGACGATCCCGGAGCCCATCGACCCGGGCTTCGACAGCCAGTGCGCGATGTATCGCTTGAGGTCGGCGACGGTCGCCTTCCCGCTCCTCGCGCGGTTGTCGCTGCACCAGCGCATGTTCTTGGAGCGCAGGAAGTCCTCGACGCGCTTCGGGTCGCTGGTGAGCGTGAACAGGTACCGGACGCACCCCGTCCAGTCCTTGAAGCGGCTGCTCATGTATGCGCCGCCGTCATTGAACGGCTTGCCAGTCTCCTTCGCGACCTTGGCGATCGTGGCTTCGCTGACGGGCTTCTGCTTGGTCTTCGGCATGGTCTGCCTCCTCGACGCACGAAGCCCGGCACCTCTTGTCGAGGTCCGGGCTGTGCGCTTCTACTTCGCTCGCTTGGCGCGTCGCTTGGCGCGTCCACACACCGCCGATCGCGAAATGCCAAGGCGCGTCGCGTGCTCGTCCAGCGTTGCGGTGATGCCATCGAGCGTGACGGCCTTCGGCTTGCGACCTCGCTTGTGTGGTCCGCCGTTCAGTCGGGTCTTGATGCGGCTCTGGATGGCCTGGTACGTGACCCCGAGCGCCCTCGCCGCTGCCGCACAGCTCGGGTAGTCGACGCCATCGATCGTGCACGGCTTCTCGTCCAATGCGTCCTCCATCATGCTGCGATGTAGTCGCAGCCCACGTTCTTGCGGGCGCGCTCAGGGCGACCGCAGACCTCGCACGGCATGACCCTGGGCGTGTACGGCTTCTCGACCCAGAGCCGGAGCGGCGGGTCGGTGCCGTCGCCCTTCTCGTAGCCGTAGCGCATGACCTTGTCGTTCTTCTTCGTGCGCTGGCAGTTGTCCTCCATGCGCTCTCCGAAGGCGAATGCCTCGGGCTCTTGATGCTCGAGCCGTTTGAAGTCGCCGCGCGTGCTGTAGGGGCACAGCATGCACGCACTGCCGGGAGGCACCGGGAGGCCGGCAGCCTTCAGCACGTCCTCGCACCTGCACCGGCAGAGGTTCCGCTCCATGAGCGGGAAGCGGTTGACGCGCCAGTTCCCGGCGAGCCCGACAACGCCGGCGGCGTGCGGGTCGCGCTTGAGGCGGATCTCCTCGCCCGCCTCGAAGCCGACCCACACTTCGACGGGCCTGGTGGGGTAGCGCTGGATCAGCTCGTCGGTGACGCGCTCGACCTTCGCTGCCGAGGTGCACAGCCGGCTCATGCGGCTCGGCATCAGGCGCATGGCGGCGAAGTAGCCGAACAGGGAGCGGTGCCCGCGGATGGGCGAGCGCGTCGTGTCGAGCCAATCGAACTCGATGCCGTGCTGGTCGCAGTACGGCATCACGACCTCCCGGAGGTATTGGTAGGTGACCGGCCACTCCCCGGGGTCCTTCCGCTCCGGATCGGTCACGTCCGCGAAGATCGCAAGCTCGGGCACCTCGCCATGCTGGACGCGGTCGACGAGCATGGCGAACGAGTCGAGAGGCCGCCCCCGATCGAGGCGACCTTCACGCGTGGGTTGCCGTCCCAGGCCTCGAGCGGTGGCGCCTCGGGCCGCTTCCGTTTCCTGGCGACCTTGCGCACCTTGATGGCGCGCGCCTTGAAGAGGCCGAGTTGCTCCATGCACCACCTTCTAGAACAGGGCGAGTTGCCTGGGTACGAGCCCCGCTTCGATCTCCCCGCGCCATGCTAGCGCGAAGTCGGGGCAGTTCGCGCACGACTTGTGGGAGTGACCTGGAAGCGGATCCGATCTGCGAGCCCGGAAGGACCAGGCCAACGAGTCGGCGCTGACGAGCGCGTCTCCGCACGCCCTGAGCCCCGTCACCTTGAAGCCGAAGCCGTGGAGCTTGAGCCCAAGGCCGGCGAGCTTGCGGACAATTCGCGCTCCCTCCGTCGTGTTCTGGCGCCGGCAGACCGTGCCAACGCCGACGACGGGCTCCTTGCGGAGGTTCACGCCGGCGCGGTCGTACGCATCGACGCATCGTAGATAGTCGTCCACCTGCCAGCCCTGAAGGACCGGCACGAAGGGGAGGTCCGGGGCGATGGACCGGAGCTCCAGCAGGTTGGCGACGGTGCGCCGCTGGTGCTCGACGACGTCGAGGCCCGTCGAACGGAGGATGCCGGGCTCGCACATCCAGTCGTTCGGCGCGGCCCACGCCATGCCGCCGATCTCGTCGCGGAACCTGCGGATCTCGCCGGCGTACTGACGAGGCCCGACGGTCCATCCGCCGAAGAGGGACAGCTCCATGAACCCGCCCGAGTCGCAGGCCCAGCGGCCTTTGGCTCGGGGGAGTGTGCGCCGCTTGACGAGCCTCCGGCGGGAGACGAAGAGCGGGACCTCAGCGAAGCGTGGATCGGCGAGCCAGCCCGGCATGTGCGTGCCGAGGAAGAAGCTCCCGGCGCGCATGGCCTACTCACTGGTCGGAGCGGCGTGGCCGGTCATCTCGGCGATTGCGCGCGGGTTGCGCTGTGCGAGCAGCTCAGCTCGGCGACGGTCCCGGTCCGGGTGCCACGGCCCAAGCTCGACGAGGCGCGCCCGCATCCCCTTCCTGTGCGGTTCGGAGCTACGCGTCCAGCCGAGCACGACACGGCGGCCGTCCTCGTGGCGGAGGACGTCGAAGCCGGCGTCCTCGAAGCTCCGAGCAAGCTCCTCGATCGCCCGCGCGTTCTCGATGGCCCGCAGGGTGCCGCCGTGTCCCGGATCGCGAGCGATGACGAGTTCCCATCCACGGCGGTGACCGTGCTGTCGCCGCTCGACGTGGGGCACGACCTCGACGCGCACCTTGACCGGGTCGACGCCTTGCACCTCGGCACAGCCGGGCCAGCACCGGCGAACGACGGCGCCAACGTCCTCCAGCGCGGCAGGGATTGGCTTGGGCGCGCTCACGTGGCACCGACCTTGTCGAACCACGACTCGGTGAATGTAAGGTCTTCGCCAGGCGGCGGCCTCTTGTTGGGCTTGATGGTGATCAGCGGGTTGTCGGTCGCATCGACCTCAACACTTTTGACGGTGTACGGGCCGTCTCCGAAGACGCGTCGCCAGCGCTCGGTGACGTTGCTCACCTTGTAGATGCGGGTCCAGTCGACCCGGTCGCCGGGCTTGAACTTGCGACCTGCTTGCGTGTCAGCCATGGCAACTACCTCTTCCTGGCCCGCTTCAGGGCCTCCGCTGAGAGCATCAGGAGCACGTCGGCGCGGGCGCCGTCGATGGTGTTGTTGGGGTAGCCTTCGACCCTGGCAACGCCGTTGTGCCAGAGCAGCATGGCCCAAGGCTCGCCTCGGACGCGCACCTGCGCGCTCTCCGGATCCATGTTCAGGTGGTACGTGATGTCGCCGGGCCGCACGGCCTTCGCGTCGATGGGCATGCGCCCTCCTCAGGTGAACGGCAACGCGGGCTGCTTGACGCCCGCAATGATGAGTCGCACCAGGCGGACGCTCGCTCGTCGCCGAAGGCGAACTCGAACGGCGGGGCCCCCTGGGCGAGGAGCACGTCCTTCGCGTAGTCCCAGCCCTTGCACGTGTCCTGCCCGAAGGCGAAGGCGCGGATCTTGGTCCGGTCGCGCGACGGGAAGACGGTGCCGTCCCGGAAGAGCCACTGGGCCTCGCCCTTGGTCTGGCCCGTATAGATCGCGGAGGCGGCCTTGTAGGTCGTCCCGACGTGGCCGGGGAAGAGCAAGCTCCCGTCCGCGCGCGGGCGCGGCATCGGATCGGAGTAGCTCACGACCCCGGTGTACCCGTCGCGCCAGAGAAGATCGCGCGTGCGGGCGAGCATCCACGTCTCGGCGTTGAATGGAACCTCGTCGAGCAGCACGAGTCGGCTGAGCTCCAGCGAGGTCTTCTCGTGGCCGGGGAACCAGGCGCCGAGCACCTTGGGCCCGCCGGGCTGCGAGTAGACGGCGACGCCGACGCGCTTCGCGTGGTGCATCAGGTCGAAGACGAGCCCGCCGCCCTTCCAGGTCCCCGAGTAGTGGTGCTCGCCGACGAAGGCCGCCGAGCCGCTCTGCTCGCGCACGCGCACGACATCGTACCCGCTCGGGTTGAAGACACCGCGCTCGAGGTCCAGCAAGAACCCCTCGCGGCCGTACTTCCAGCGCATGGTGGCGTTGTCGATGCTCATGGCTTCGCGGCCTGCATGTAGTAGGCATCGACGAGCGCCAGCGCCTTGACGACCTCGTCGTGCATGAAGTCGGCGGTCAGCGGCTCCTGGTACTTGACGAAGGCGTAGGGGATCACGTCGTTGTCGATGGCGTTCCCGACATCGTCCTGGAGCTGCATGTCGAGCGCCCCCTCTTCGTTAAAGTCGGGCGTGAAGAACACCGAGCACCCCAACCTGTCCGAGTAGTACCGGAAGAAGCCGGGGTACATGTAGTCGAAAGCCCAGTCACCGTGGGTGGGCCAGCGGCTCGCGATCTCCTGGGCGAGGCGCATATCGCGGTCGTTGCTGACGTCGCTCATGGTGGTTCGATCCTCTCACGTTCCGGTGGGAAGCTGGCCGCCGTACCAGTCGAGGAGCGAGATGTCCTCGATCTTCGGCTCGACGGTGACGGTGTAGCCGTTGACAACGAGCTCGGCGACGGCTTCGACGAACGTCTCGGGGGCGATGTGGCGGCGCACGTTGGGCGGCGCGTCGACGTAGGCCCAACTCGACGCCTTGGTCCTGGTGGAGCGGCCGCACCTCTCGACGTCGACGGTGATGCGGATGATGTCCTCGTCCGTGGTGTCCGGCATGGTACCTCCACGGGCTCAACCCGAGCGGCCCTGCGGCCCTCGGGGATGCGCTCACCATGTCGCCGGCCCGTTGCGGAAGGCCCGCACGTCGCGCACGAACTCGAGCCACTCGCCCGCGTCAGACTCGTTGGCCTCGGAGGCGATGCTCGGCGGCAGGGCGGCACCGAGCCCCGGCGCGAGCGCGCCGACTCGCCGGTCTCCAGGGCTCGGCAGACCGAGACCGACCTTGCGACCGAGGATCGCGCTCGCCCTCCTGGCCGCTTCCTCGCGGCCCGTTGCCCGGATGATGTGCGCCTCGCTCGGTTCGATGGTGAAGGTGTGACGATCCTCGGGTAGCCCGAAGCCACTCTCGGGCTTCGCCATGTAGGCCCATGTCTGATCCGCTACTCCGCACACAACCCAACCTGTTCGCGTCTTCATGTTCTCCTCCACGTGCACAAGCTCGGCGCCCCCCGATGGGAGCCCGAGCCGTGCGCCTATTGTGAGCGGTCCTTCGCTGCTTCGACCTCGGCGAGCGTCACGTCCTCGTCCAGCCGGTCCATGGCCTGCTGGATCGTGTGCTCGCACGTTCGGAACTCCTGGCGGCAGAGCGGGCAGGTCGACCCGCGCGCGGAGAAGTCTCGCCGTCTCGCACGCGCTTTCTCCAGGCGCTTCGCCGGGGACTTCTGCGGCCTCATCGCTTCTGCTTGGCCTGCAAGTCGAGCAGCGCCTGCCCGGCGTCCTTCCAGGCCCGGACGGCATCGGCGAGGTCGGCGAGGCGGTACCCGGGGACCTTCACCTCGCTCGGGGGCTGGTGCTTGAGGAGCTTCCTGAGGTCCATGCTCGTGTAGAACTCGTGCGCGGCGTCGACCACGGCGCCGTACGCGCCCTCCAGCTCCTTGGCAGCCTTCACGATCTCGGGCGGGTCCTCGTGGGGCTTCAGCGTGTCGAGGTGCGCGAGCGCGTCGTCGATGACCTTGCGGGCCCAGTCGACCTCGAGCGTCTTGCGGGCCTGGTAGCTGCGAGGGCCCTGGGCCACCCACAGGTGCTTGTGGTCGAAGGCTTTCACGTCGAAGTGCTCATCCAGCATCTCGACGATCGCGCACACCTGAGCGAGCAGCTCGCCGCGTGTGTGCACGAACGCGCCGGGCACTTCCTTCCGGCGCAAGAGCAGCGCACGGGCCCTGTCGATCATGGCTGGGGTCACGATCATGGTCTTGGTCATTGAATCCTCCAATGGCATGCCCCGGCAGCTCCTCTTGCAAGAGCCCCGGGGCGTGCGCGGTTCATGCGTAGGCGTGGGCAGGCGCGACATGCACCGGCCTCGGGATGGCCCGGGGCAGCGTGCGTGCCCGATGGCGGGCCTTCTTCTTCGGCTTCGCTGCCCGCCATCGGGCGAAGCCGTCGTCGAGCATCTCGCCCGTCGTGAAGTTGAGCGTGCCGCGCCCCTTCACGACTACATAGCCCTCGCGCTGGAGCTGGCGCTCGAGGGCGCGGACGTTCTTGACCCAGACCGGCGTGCCAGGGTCGCCGAGGGTGAAGCCGACCGTGGCGGCAACGACGAGGGAGAGCAGCATCTGCTCGGCGATGGCCTTCGCCACCTTGCACGGCACGGCGTTCCCGATGACGGTGCGCTGTGCCGTGCTCCCGCCTCCGAAGTCGAGCGGCTTGCCGTTGTGCACGGCGGGGAAGGACTGGAGCACGGCGAGCTCCAGCGTGGTCAGCGGCCGGTGCCATGTGCCGTCGGCCGAGATGAGAACGAGGGCGACCGTCTCCTTCTTGCGCTTGGGCTTCCCCCGCTTCGTCTTGGGCTTCGTCTCGACCCAGCGGTACGGCGGTTTCTCCAGGTCGTCGACGATGGCGAGCGCCTCCCCGGGGTTCTCCTGGTCGACGATGGCGAACGGGACGCGGACCTCGCCGTCCACGATCCGCTTGGTCTCCTCGTGGGAGAGCACGACGTAAGCGGGGGTGGGCCGAGGGTCGGCAACGGCTGCCGGTCGGTTGTCGACCTTGTGGTGGGCGGTGATCGTGGCCTGCTCCTGGTCGAAGCCGGTCACGCCGTAGGCGCCAGCATGCGGAGCACAGCCAAGCTCGAGCTGGAGCGGAGCCGGTACCTCGTCGGCGATGGCGTAGGCCCCGCATCCGGGGTCCGCCTTGGTGGCGATGGTCCGGCTAGGCTGGCCCTTGGCGAGGACGCCATAGCCGGCGTCGTAGCACTTCTGCTTCGGCACGAGGTCCACCGGCTCGGGCGCCGGCGCGGCGTAGGAGAAGGCGCCGCACTGCGGCCGTCCGGCGGTAGTCACCGTGTCGCTCGGCTCCCCCGGCGAGAGCACGCCCCAGCGCCGGTTGAACTGCGGCCCGGTTGATAGGTCGACCCGATCATCGGCGATGCTGGGTGCGCCGGAACCGACGCGCAACGCCGTCGTCACGCACGGAGCCGTGCCGTTCATGGGCACGACCACGTACTTCCCCCAGTGCATCCGGCCGTTCCCGGCCTGAGGCTGGAGCAGAACGCGTGGATCCGCCGTCGCGTCGTTGCCTGGGCCGGCGATGACCGTGCGCGCCGGCTTGCTCCAGGGGCGCACGCCGTGCTTGCCCTTGAAGAAGTGCACGGCCCCGTCCGCGTGGACGCCCTCTTGCTCCCAGCGCTCGAGCTGCTCCTGCGTTGGGGCCTTGCCGCCGAGCAGGTCGACGCCTCCCGCCGGCCGTGGGTCCTGCACTGCGCAGGCCCCGTTGCTGCCGGGGCCGCCGATGGTGACGCTTGGATCGTCCCAGCGTTCGATGTGCTGGCGCCGGAAGCGCTCCCGCCGCGGCACGTCGTCCTGGATCAAGTCCCGCCAGTCGCCGCCGGCGGGGATCGCCCAGAGCCGGAGAAGGTTGATCATGCTCGTGTTGCTGAGCCGGTGCATCGGGCCACCCCGCGGATCGTTCGGGAGCGGCAGAGGCCCGAGCACGTCCCCGCACACCTTGCCCGCCTTGTGCGGCGGCATGTAGAGGAAGACGGGGACCTTGCTCGGGTGCCGCCAGACGGCGAACCAGCGCTTTCTTCGCTGCGCTAGGTCTCCGAGATGGCGCGCCTCGTGATAGCCCTCGTGCTGCACGTACCCGCGGGACTTCGCAAGCTTGCGCAGATCGCGAAGCATCTGCTTCGCCCGGGTCGTGATGTTGGGCACGTTCTCGAAGAAGATCAGCGGGATCGGATCGTCCGGATACGCGTCGAGCAGCGTCTGCACGCCGCGGAGGCTGAGGTCGTTCATCGCCACGTACTTCGGCGTCGCGGCCTTGGCCTCGGGCAGCATCTTGCAGGCACCCTGGCACGGGGCGCTGATCCATGCCGCGTCGGGCGGCTTCTCGCCGAACAGCTTCCGGATCTGCTCCAGCGTGATCGTGGCCGCGTCGAGCTGCGCGCAGGGGCTGTCGTTGAGGTACTCGTAAGCCTGGCAGGCGTAGGCGTCGTAGTCGTACGCACCACAGAGCTCGAACGATGCCCCGTGCTCGCGGAAGCGCTGGCTGGCCTCCTTGGCACCGTAGGCCATGGCGCCGGCCCCGGCGAAGAGGCAGGCGGAGCGGAAGACGTGTTTCACACCCGCACCCTCCCCGCGACCCAGACGAGCCCCGCGTTGAACTTCATGGCGACGAGGATCTCCTGCACGTACTGGCGGTCGTCGAAGTGCAGTGAATCGCCTCGACGTGGCTTCGGGTTGCAGTGAGCGAAGAGCCAGTCCTTCGCCTTGTCTGACACCGGCGTCAGCGTGAAGAAGCCGTGATCGTTCTCGAGGAACGCGTCGGGGCACTCGATCGGCTTGCCGGCCTCGTCGCGCACGGCGTAGCGCGGCACCAGGAGGACGGAGCCCTTGTGGTGCTTGCGCGTGGCAACGGTCACAAACTGGTCGATGACCTCGACGCGGAACCGCTTCGGCGTCGCGCCGATCACGTTGACCTTGTGCTTGGTCCTCCCAGCGAAGCTGTCGATGTGGATGAACGCTTCCATGCTCAAGCTCCTGTGCTGAGGAAGGGGACGACGCGCGGGAGGTGCTCGTCGGGGATCGACTGGACCATGAGGCCGAACTCGCGCCACTCGCCGGCGTCCTTCGGCGCGCCGTGCGTCTCCCAGTGAGACAGCTCGTCTTCCGCGCCATCCTTGGTGAGGACGTCGAGGAGCGGGCAACCGCATCCGCCGCAGGAATGGATCACGTCGGTCTTCTCACCGCGGGGGAAGACCTCGATGGAATCGGTTCCCGTGCTGCGTCGCTCGACCAGTTTGTCGGCGCACCGCTCGCACACGTCCAACTCCGTCGCGTTCTCGTCGAACCAGACGTAGGCCCCGCTCGCGTCATACACGCGGCACGGGTCGACGGCGGGCGTCGCTCCGGCGCTTCGTTCGGTCACGATGGCGATCATCTGCTCGCGCGTCATGTTCAACCTCGGTGGTAGCAGTAGGTGCAGTACCCATCGGCCCAGCCGTGGATCTCGATGAAGTAGGGCTGGCCGCAGCCGCCGCAGATGTGCTCGGAGCCTCCGACCGCCTTGGAGCAGTTGCACTTGGCCCACATGCTCTCCGGCTTCGGGAGCGGTGGAGGCTCGTTCGGGTCGAGCCCGTTGGGGACGTGGATCGCTGTCGGCGGGTGCCTCGGGTACAGGTAGACCCATTGCACGAAGGTCTCGTGGACGATGACCTCGATCGTACCGAGCCCCTTGGGATCGTCGCCGTTGACGTTGCTCCAGTCGTGGAGCTTGCCGGCGAAGATCGGGACGACGGCGCCCTTGGGCGTCGTGTGCGTGGCGCGCTCCGTCACGGCTCGCCTCGCAAGAGGGCCGCGGCGGCACGCATCGCGCGCTGCTCGACGCAGCGATGGCCCTTGGAGTGTTCGCAGGAGCAGAGCTGCGCCTCCAGTCGTCGGATCAGGTTCCGGACCGATGCAGAAGACGCTGGAGGCGCTGGCGTCTTGCCAACCGCGACGCCATGCAGGAACCGGCGCACGCGGATGCGCGCGTTCCACTGTGCCGTGTACCGGCGCCGGAGCGTCGCGATTGGCGGCGTCTGCGACGCCTTGCAGATGGCTGCGAGCACCTTGCCTAGGGTCATCAGGTCGCCGTTGATGTCCCGCAGCACGGCGCGGGCGCCTCGTCGCGCGCACGCCGGACCGGCGAGCCGCTGCCAGACGGCGGACGCGCTCATCGGCAGCACTCCGGGTCGCCGCATCCGGTCACGCGGAGCATGCCATTGCAGGAACTGCGCGGATCCGGCAACGCGTGCCTGGGGCAGCGGTCGCCGGCCTTCGCGTTGTACTCGACCAGGGGGTTCTCGCCGCACTGGTCGCACGCGAGGTGCTTGTCGGTCTGCGGGTCGTACCCGTCGCACACGCCGGGGATCCCGCTCGGGTCGTGGGCGGTCTGCGGCTCGCCGCAACGGCATGGGGAGCGCTTCTCTGCGTTCTCCGGATGGCACGGGCAATAACACCAGTCGCTGGTGCCACAGACCTCGGCCTCGTCGTCGGTGCAGCCGCAGCCGGAGACCTTGCCCGAGAGCTCGGTGATCGCGTTCCAGGTCAGCTCGGGCACGGCGCGTACGAACGCCTTCAGCGTCCACCAGCAGTCGCGCCCCTTCCAGGCGCCGCGGCGGATCTGCGAGGCGAGCATGCGCCGTAGGTGGGTCGTGTTCATCGCGCGCCTCCCTTCGGACCCCGCAACAGTTCCGCGCACCGCTTCTCCGCAAGGCGGATCGACGTGCGCAGATCCTTGCGCCGCTCGGGCGAGATGCCGCCAGCGTCGATCTCGGCCTGCCACTTCTCGATGCTGGTGCGCAGGTCGAGCGCTTCGTCGGCCCGCGCGAGCAGCCCCCCATCCTGGTCGTCTTGCATGTCGGCCTCCTTCGACGCGTCAGCCCCGGCGAGCCGTAGCCCCCGGGGTGCGCGCTTTACGTATTGGGGAGCGTGAAACGGATCTGCACATTGCGCCCCTTTTCCGGAAAGACCCGCAGCGTGTCCCGTTTCGCGATGGGGTAGGTGAGCCGGATCGTGATGTACTCTTTACCAACGAAGACGACCGGCTCGGGGTTGTTCATGAGGGGCCAGACATCGGGGCCGGCCGCATCGCTGGCGTCGCGCTGGAGCATAGCGTCGCGGTGGAAGCGTCCTTGGATGCGGATGACAGGCGCCACCCCAAAGAGGCGCTTGAACCGCTGACGGGTCAAGCGGATCTCCGCGCACGTTGGGCCGTAGGCAGCGGTCTCGAGCCCTTCGACGCGAAGGATGGGAGGCCCGTCGCCAGTGAGCAGGATGGCCTTGTTGGCGATGGCGAGTCTCATGACCTTGCGTAGACCTCCGCGACGGCGGCCGCGATCTCCTCCGAGGAGAAACCGCCGTGCACGTTGAGCCAGCGCCGGAAGCCCTCCTCCGTGCGCGGGTCGTTCTCGGTGTCCTCGTTCAGGATGTCGCCGATGGTGTCGCCCTCGGGGTTGATGCCCTGGGGGTTGCTCTCGATGTCGAGCGCGAGGACGCGCAGGCAGTAGGCGATGGCGGGACAGATGGGCCAGTGCTTGGGCATGTCGATCTCCTTCAACGACGCGGCCCCCGCGGCTCAGATGGAGCCCGGGGGTCTGCGCGTCGTCCAGGAGCGAAGGTACTACATCTGCACGACGAGGAGCACGCCGGCCATCTGCGTCCCGCTCTCGGCGAAGGTGCCTGCGGGGATCTCGGTGACGTCGTGCTGAAGGCCCGAGAGCAGCTTGCGAAACGCCTCTGCGACCTTGAACGTGCTGGTTTGCCAGGCAGGCCACATGGCGGCGACGAGACGCCCGCCGGGCTTCACGAACTTGAGCGCGTGCGTGACGTGGGCGATGTCCTGCTGCCGGGACCATGGCGGGTTCATCACGACGGCGTCGAACATCGGCGCCGGCGGGATGGCCAGGAAGTCGTTGATGCCGCCGGGCAGCACCTGGAACTGGCGGGCCTGGAGATGGGCCCGGCGCTCGCCGTCCTCCTCGACCACAAGCACCGTGGCGCCATAGATGCGTGCCGCTGCGGCGATGGGGCCCTTGCCTGCGCTTGGCTCGAGGACGGTCATCCCGGACGTGCACCCGGCGAGCTTCGCCATGTCGTGAGCCAGGTCGTCGGGGGTGGGGAAGAAGTCCCCACGCTTCGGGTCGGCGACCTCGCCCGACTCGAACACGGCGCGGATGAGAGCGCGCGCGTCGCTGCCCAGGGGGAAGACGTGGGCACCCTTCTCGGTGCGGCCGGGGACCTTGAGCGTTCCTTGCCAGCGCCCCCCAGCGGCGACGAGCACCTCGTTGACCTTCGTGTACTCGTCGCGGCTGAGCCGCCGCTCGATCTTGGGGGCGAGGTTGCCGGTGCACCCGTCGATGTAGAGCTCCAGGATGCTGCGCACCTCGTCGCTCACCTGGATCGTTCCTCGTGCTGCGTTCCTTCTGGCCATGGTCTCCCTCATCAGTCCCCCCCTGACGCGTTGACCCCCGGTCCTCGTGAGAGGATGCGGGGGTCAACGCGTATCAGAGCGGGGTGCCGTGCTCGTCGCGCCGAGCACGCCGGTCGCCCAGTCGTTGCCCCACGGATCCTTGGTCGAGAGCGCAGCGGTGAGCGCTGCCTGCATCGCGGCGACGACGTCCGCCTTGGTGGGGATCGTGATCACGGCCAGCTCCTTCCCACGGGCTTGAGGCAGCACGCGCAGTGCGCGACACCCGTCGCGATCTGCAACCGGAGCGACTCGGCGGTGCGCCGGTACATCTTCGCGCGCTCCGCGCAAGTGTCGGGGCAGTCGAGCGGGTTGCCCTCCGCGGCGATCGAGTCTTGCTCCTCAGCGAGCTTGTCCCAATGTGCGGCCGCCTCACTCAGCTCCCGGACCCGCTCCTCTTGCTGCACGTTCACGACGCCGGCTCCGTGAGGCAACGCCTGATGCACGCCTCCAGCGCCTGAGCCTCGGGCTCGGAGAGCGGACGCTTCAGCCAGTGCATCGCGTCCTCGCGGGCTCTGGACGTCAGGACGTAGGGGACCTGGCGGACCGGCTTGGACCGCTCCGCACCAGCCTCGTCGTACGCGACCGCCGTCAGCTTGACCCGCGTCACCTCGTCGTCGAAGTCGCGGACGATGGCGGCGAGATCCTCGTCGAGGCGCACCGCGGTGGCCAGGAGGGTCACGTCGTCGTAGGCCCGGTTGATCTCCGGGGTCTTGGAGGTACCGGCCTCGGCGAGGCACCAGGCGGCCAGCTCGAGGAGGTCGGCGCTGGTAAACTTGCTCCAGAAGAGCAGGCCCTGGGTCTCCGGCGAGACGGGCCCTCCCTTGCGGGAGAGCGCGCCGTCGACCAACCACTGCACGTTCGGACCAAGCCGCAGGGGCGGCGGTTGAGGCTTCATGGGGGATCTCCTTCCCGTGGGCTCGATGCCCGGCGGAGCCTGCTCCTCGTGGAAAGGGGCAGGCTCGACCGAATCCACGAGCGGTCAGACGTCGGGGAACTGCGCGGCACGCTCGCGCAGCCTGGCGAGCGCCTTCTCTGCGGCCTCCTCCGCCGTGCGCCCCTCGCCGTCGGCGACGACCTGGCCGCCGATCAGAACTTGGACATCTGTCCTCCAGTGCCCGTCGTCGAAGTAGAACGGCGAGAGCTGGATGACGGGCCCGTCGCCGCGCATCATGAGGCGGTGGTACATCGTCAGGAGCTGGTCCAGCGCTCCGCGCTTCGGTGTGGTCTCGTTGTCGTCGTTCATGGGATCGATCTCCTCTGCCCGCGTTACCTGTCTCGCTTGCCGACCGGCACGACGACGAGAGCGCGCTTCGTGTACTTCTTCGCTCGCTCCTCGGCCTCGCAGCGGCTGGTGAAGTGGCGGACCTTCTTGTTGAGCTTGGTGGGCCAGGACCCTGGCGCCATGCCGAGGTAGGCGCCCGCGGCCTTGTCCTTCAAGACCCAGGACAGCTCGCCGCGCTCGGACCGGAGGTCGCATCCCTTGCGCCGGCAGTTGCTCTGCCTGGAGTCGTCTGGATGCACCGGGCCGCACGTGGAGCACCAGTCGTAGCCACCGTCGTACGACGACGCGAGGTGGTCGTATCCGTTGGGCACGTCGAGGCGCATGTCGTGCGAGTCGATGTACGATGAGAACAGGCAGACCACGGCTGCGGCCTGTCGCGGAGTGAGCGACTTCTTCGCGTTGAAGGTTACGCCCTCGCTCTCGTTGCCGCGCATGACCTCGTAAAGGTGCTGCATCCGGCTGACGTAGTAGTCGCGCGACCACCGCTCGACGGGCACCTCCAGCTCTTGGAGGCCGTGCCAGAACGTCTGCGCGTCGGCGGGCGTGAGCGTGTCGGGCGGATCGGACTTGATGTTGCACCCGGTGAAGTAGAGATGGAGATCCGGCCCGAATCTGCGCTCCCATCGCCCCCATCCATCCTTGGGCGCTTGCTTCTTCCGGGTGGCCTCCGACCATTCCCCGAACCAGTTGTAGACCCAGCGCACCCAGCGGTTGTGCTCCTCGACGAGCTTGCAGAAGTCTTCGTCGGAGATGTCCGTGGTCGGCGTGGTGTCGCGCCAGTGCGCCGGGTTGTCCCTGTACTTCTCGACCTTGAGCCCGAGCGCCTTCTCGACGCGGGCAACGTGCTCCTGGAGCGCCGCGAGCGTCCCCTTGGGGACCAGGATGGGCTTGGCGAGCCCCTTCGAGAACGAGAAGAATACGCGATAGCTCATGGCTCAGGTCTCCTTCGGTACGCACGGGCACGGCTCTAGCCTGGCGAGCGCGATGCTGATCGCCTTGGCGTCCTTGTCCTGGCGGGCCCACTGGAGAGCCAGCATCGCCTCTTCTCGCTCGCGCTGGGTGATCGCGTGGGCGACCTTGCAGCGGCAGATCGCCTTGGGCGGCGGGTCCTTCTTCTTCGTGGACATGGTGTCCCTCCACGACCGCGAGCCGGGCAACCCCGAAGGGCCCCCGGCTCTGCGCTGATCATGCGGCGTCCGCTCCGAAGTCGGTCTTTTGCGCTGCGAACTCGGCCGCGTCTCGGCGGCACTGCTCCGCGCGCACGTGGTCTCCAAGACCATCGAGGCGGCGCGCCTCTTCCTCGCTCGCCGCGATCAGCTCGTCCATCCGCGCATTGTGCTCGCGCGCAGCGCGGATCCGGTACTCCATCGGGATGCGGTCGTCGTGCCATTGCTTGTCGCTCATGTCGGTTCTCCTGACGGCACAGCCCCCGCAGAGCAGAGGTGCTCCCGGGGGCGTGCGCTGGGCTGGTGCTACTTGCGCGCCTTGACCTCGGCGATGGTGCGCCCCGAGTAGCCGGCGGCACGGCTCGACCCCCGCGCCCCTCCGTGATGGAGGAGCCGGGGGTCTGCGCGTTCATCCCTTCGGCTTGTTGGTCCAGCGGCGCTTCGCATCCGCGATGGCGTCGCCTTCGGTGTCGTATACCGGCAGGTCGGCCGGCAGCGATACCCTGGCGTTGAGCCGCTGGCCTCGGTCGGGGTCGCCCTTCGAGAACCAGCCATCCTCATCGCGCTCGACCCTGAGCGCCGTGTGCTGGCCGACCGGCTCGTGATTGGGCGCGTAGCCGAAGCCCTTGCGGGCTGCCCTGGCGCGCGAGCGCGTCATGGGGTGGACGTCCTCGGGCAGGTGGAGGGCACCATTGGCGGCCTCGTAGGCCCACCCTCCAATATACTGGACGACGGCTCCGGTGTTCTGGATCTCCCGGAGCCATTCGGGCTCCCACGTGTCCGCGACCGACTTGATCTTGCCGCGAACGAAGTCGGGGCCCGGGTTGTGGTCGTCGAGCGGTACCGCGACACAGCGCACGGCGCCTCTCGTGAACATGACGTGCTCGTACCTGTGCGGGTGCTCGCGCCCACATGCGCGGCACACGTCGCGCCCGTCCTTGTCCTTGATCGTGTAGAACTCGCTCCTGACGTTCGACATCGTGTCCTCCTCGCCGCGCCTGCTGTCCTGCGCGGCTTCCACGGCTCGACCCGGGCACCCCTTCTCGGGCCCCGGGTCTGCGCGTCACGTTTGCATGATCTTCGCTGCGGCCTCGCGGAGCCGTTGCTTGTCGCGCGCCTCCTTGGCCTTGATCGCCTTCACCAGGCTCTCATCGATCTCGGCCTTGAAGGCGTCGCGGATGATCTGCTGGAGCACGTTGGGCGGGAGCGCGTCCACCTCCCACGATGAGGTGCCGTGCTTCGCGATGTACGCCTTTGCCCGGGAGTCGGAGAGCTTGGCCGGGTTGGGCGGCGGGTTGTACTTCTGGATCTGGTCCCAGGTGAGGGCCAGCTTCGTCACGGTGAGGTAGTCGACCTCGAACATCCGCATGCGCTCGCGGATGTCGCGGACCATGTCCTCGCCGCTCGGGTCGTGGTCCCCGAGGTAGAAGAGCAGGAGCTGCTTGTCGTTGTCCTGCGCTTCCTTGAAGCGCTGCGCGCTGTCGAACATCGCGCTCGACGACGAGTAGCCCTTGTTGACCATCAGCGTCACGTGGAACTCGGACGCGAGGGGTTCGAGGACACCGGCGAGGGCCTCCTTCTCCACCCAGAGCTCGACGTAGCAGCGCTGCCCTTCCCATCGGGGAAGCCGGTAGGCGCGCACGGCGCTGTCGACGAGGTCGGAGATGTTGTCCCACTGCGACTGCCGGCGCGGCCGGCGACCGCGGTCCTCGATCGCGTCCCAGTCGAGCAGCCCGGCGAGCCTGGCATCGCTCACGAGCGAGCCGAGGTTCTTGTAGCTCTGCTCCGTGTTGGGGATCGGGTCCAGGCCGTCACCGCCGGCGACGCACTGGTAGTAGAGCTGCCTGAGCGTGAGCCGTAGGCCCTGCGCCTGGTAGCCGGTGATGATGTTGTCGCAGCGCTCGATCAGCGCCATCGACTCGTCCTTGAACGCCTTTGAGCGGAAGCGCTGCTTCATCGTGTCCTCCAACGCCAGAGCCCCGCACCCCTCCGTTGCAGGAGGAGCCGGGGCTCTGCGCTCAGTGTGCAACGATCCTGGTGCCGGGGATCGTCCCGACGTTGGCGATCTCCGCACCGCGCAGGATCACGTCCCGCAGTGCATCGGGAGGCGCGTTGCCTCCGCATGCTCCGATGCGTCCGAACTCGCGCCCGTGCGGCGTGTCGTCGACCGACAAGACACCGACCGCGAATGGTGCGCCTAGCGAGGCGAACGCACGGGCGTCGGTCTCCGTCGCGGCTACGGCCCACGATGCGTCGGAGCAGTAGCTCGCGGAGCGCCAGCCGATGTAGTAGCGACCGTTGGACCTGGCCCGTTCGATCTCGGCGCGGTAGGCGGCCTCTCGTTTGCTCTCGAACTCGTTCATCGGGTCCTCCAACGCGCCGAGCCCGGCGGCTTGGTAGCCCCGGGCCCTGCGCGTTCAGTCTAAGGCATCGTCACGAGGACGGTGGAGCAGGATCACGCCGTGCCCGTCGCGAGCGCGAGGACCGGCCTCCGGGGCGGCAGCGGGTCCACGAACTCGGCGCTGACGTTGTAGGCGCCGTAATCGGTGATCTTGCCGGCGATGAAGTCGACGAGTTGGCCGTGGTCGATGCACTGCACCTCGTCCCACCTCGCCGAGGGCTCCTCGTGCGCGGCGAGCGGCTTCGTCAGCTCGGCCTTGTCGAGGACGCAGACGTGGAGCACCTCGAAGTCGGTGCCCTCGGCGAGGGCCATGAAGGCCGCGTTGTCGCCCGGAGCCCAGTCCATCCCGAGGAGCAACACCGACCCCGCGGGGAGCGCCGCGATCTGGTCGGCGATCGGGGTGGCGACGTTGCTCCGCACGACGGGGCAGCCGGCCCCCGTCAAGGTCGCGCCCTCGACGCCCGCCGTGGTCCATGGCCCCTTCTTCGGGGGCTGGGTCCTGGTGTCGAGCACCGCGGAGACGCCGAGCCAGAGCGCGAGCTCCGCCAGCTTGTCCAGCGACGGCAGCCCCATCTGGCCGACCGTGAAGACGCGCCTGGTCGAGCCCTGGACGACCCGCGGACCGCTCGCCGGGGGCGGGGGCACGGGCTGCGCGCTCGAGGCCACCGGCTCCACGGTGAGCTGGTCGATGTCGACGAACTGCTCCGACCCCGGCCACTGGACTCTCGCCCGATGCCAGCCGGGCGAGGGCTCGATCAGCTCCTTGACGGTGCCGACCTCCTGGCCGCGGCGGACCGTGGCGCCAACCGCGAACGTGGGCGCGCCGGTCTGGCGGATGGCCTCCGTCTGCGGCGACTGCGCGGCCGCTGCGGCGGCCTTGGCCTTGGCCTTTGGCGCCTTGGTGGGCTTGTCCTGCTTGGGTTGCTGGGCTGCGGCGGCGGCTTGGGCCGCCTTCTTCGGATCGGGCATGGTCTCCTCCTGCCCCCACAGGGGCTTCGTGAACGTGGGCGGGTCGAGCCGCCCGGTGAGCTTGCAGTCGTCCTCGGCCGGTGCTCCGAGGTGGAAGGGAAGCCAACGATCTGGGAGTGTCTCTTTCCCGTCGACGTTGACCTCTCGTGGGAACGTCGGACCGTCCGACACCCTGAAGCCATCCCACTGCTTCCAGTCGGTGGGCTGCGCGGGCTTCGCATAGGCAGCCTTGACGGCAGCCGCGACCGCTGTAGGCAGCTCGGGGTACTTCATCGGCATCAGGACGAAGCCATCGACCAGCGCCGGCGTCAGGCGGTCCTTGTCCGCCGCCTTCTCCGCTGCGCTGGTGCCGATCTCGATCGTGCCCTCCTTGGGGAGCATGTCGAGCACGGCGCCGAGCGTGCCCTTGCCTAGCACGACCAGAGGCGGCTCCGTCGGTGGCTGGTCCGCGGGGAAGAACATCGCGGCGTCACCGCTGCCGTTCAGCCCCTCAAAGGCGACGACACCCCCGTCGGGGAAGATGGCGACGCGCCAGTCACCGAGCCCACGCACGATGCCGCGCAGCTCGCCGACGTCGACCGTTGTGAACGTGTCGGGCTCGACGAGCGCTTGCTGGTAGGACGGGAACTTCGCATCCGCCAGTTTCGTGGTGACGGACCAGCGAAGGCCCCCGGCGCAGGTGCCGGTGAACCTGGCATCGGTTCCGGTCACCTCGACCCTGAGCTCCAGCGGAGCGAACTTTGCACACATGGCGAGCAGGATCTCGACCGCGGCGCGGGGCACGAGCACGTCAGGGAATGGCAGCGCGCGCGCGAACTTGCGCACGCAGAGCATGTGCCCGTCGGTACCAACCGCCCTGTCGCGGTCGAAGAGCATCGCGCTCTGGGCTGCCCTGGCCGTGTCCGTGGACACGGCCCGCAGCACCGCTGCGACGGGCCCGCCCTTGGCGAAGTCGCCAGGCTCGAGGTCCGCGCGCGCCGGCATGTCGAACGGCCGGAGCGGGCGCGGAAACTCTGCGGCGGGCGTCTTCGCTACGATCTTGAGGATCGCGCCGTCGGCATCCGCTTGGAGCTTGGCCGGTTCATGGACGCAGGGAATCTCGGTCGGATCGACGCTGGTCAGCTTGATCGGGACCTTGCCCGACAGCTTCACGACGTCGACGAGCCAGCCCGCCTCGAGCATGGCCGGCGCCCCGTCGATGACGGGCTCCGGCAGCTCAATGCGTACTCTGGTGTAGAGGTCCGTCGCCTCGGCCATGTGGCCGTCGACGAGGACGCAGCCAAGGGCATCGAATGGGGAGCCCTTGCCGAAAGTCTTGGCGTACCTCGCGAGCGCGAGGAGCGCGTGGTTGCGCATCATGCACCTCCACGCACTGAGCCCCGGCGCCTTTGTCGAGGCCCGGGGCGTGCGCTACTCGGGGTAGACGAACAGGTGGAAGACGAGCGAGCCGCCGCGGAACTGCGCGGTCCCAACGTACGTGCCGTCGTCGGCGTCGAGCGTATGCCCTGTGCCGGCGAGCCGGAAGCGGCGCATCGTCTTCGGAGCTTCCGTATCGACGAGGGCCCAGACACATGCGGCCCCGTGCTGCTCCTGGAAGGAGAGCGGCGTGGCCCCCTTGTGCATCTCGATCTCGATGTCGTCGGTGATGGGAACGGCGTATTGAAGACGGTTCGCATCGAACACCTCCACGGCGTCGAGCCCCGCGACCTTGCCGGTCCGGGGCTCTGCGCTACATGGGTCGCTCGACCGTCAGCCCTTCTTCTCGTTGAGCCGCTCGACGACGGGCTTGAGCTCCGCCAGCACGGACTCGTCGTCCTTGCCATCGGCGACGGCCTTCATCCCGTCGACGACGACGTCGATCGGTCTGCCGCATTTCGTGCAGGTGACCGGGCCCGTCCAGCCGTCGCTGCCAACCTGGAAGACCTCGACCGTTGGATCGCTCAGGTCGATCCCCGACGGGAGGCAGGTCCCGCACGTGGCCCCGTCGTGGTTTGCGATGAAGATGTCGGCCCATGGGTGCCGGCGCACCGCGAGGATCGCCGGCTCGCTCGCCCAGTAGGCTCGGATCGCCGCGCCTAGCTCGCGCTGGCCTTCGACCTCGGCGGCGGCATGGCGCGAGGCGCACCAGTCAGCGAGCTGCTCCGCCGTGGCGTCCCGCGCGCGCGGCGCGATCTTCTCGTGGCCGGCAGCCTCGGCCGCAGCGATGACGGCGACGCGCTCAGGGGACAGCACGCAGTCGCACGTGAGCCGCTCGCCACCGGGCCCGTCGTGCTTCTGAACGACGACGCCGCGGCCCTTGCAGAGCGTGCAGTTCGGATCCGCGTTCCGGTCGAGCTCCAACTCGAGCGCCGCGGCGAACGCCTTCGGGTCGAACGGCTCGCCGCCGTCGACGTGGTCCTCTCGGAGCGCCTCGGCTTCCGCCACGGCATCGGCGCCGGCGGCCGCGTACCTGGCGATCTCCGACTCGGTCATGCCCGTCGTGTCGATGCACGGCCGATCCCCGGCCGCGTCGGGGCCCTGGTAGCGGCCAGCGGGCGCCGCATGGGAGGAGCCTGCGGGCACCTCGATGTGGTCCTCGGTCGTCTTCCAGTCGTCGTAGCCAGGACAGATCATGGTGTCGGCCTCCTTCAATGCGCCGACCCCCGCACCGTTTCCGGTCGGGGGCGTGCGCTCAGGTACCGGCCCGCGCAGCGTCGCGCGCTTGCATCACGGTTGCCTCGTATGCGCGCCATGCCGAGGCGAGCACCTGGGTGCGTGCATCGTCGGACAGCGCGGTCAGGACGCCCTCGTCGTGCCGGTACGCTTGGAGCCAGTCCTCCAGGCAGGAGCGCGTCGATGGGGCGCGCAAGTAAGCGATCGTCGCATCGTCCGAGGCGAGGCACGCTCCCGCACGCTGCGGCTTCATGTCCTCGCGGGCAGCGTTTGCGGCGGCGATATAGGCCGCGACACAGAGGTCATCCAGCGGGGACGCTGCGGTCAGGTTCTCGAACACGGCGGGGATCTTGTCATTCATGGCGGATAGCCCTCCTGACGGCACAGCCCCGGCAGGCAAGAAGCCTCCGGGGTATGCGCTACTCGGATACGGCGGAGAGGACCAGCGTCTCCGAGCTGTTGAAGATTTCCTGAACGTCGCCAGCATCGAGCGCGTCCTCGACCATGTCCCAGACGGTACCGGCCATCCCGCGGATCTGGAGCTTGATCGTCACGTTGATCACCGGCGGGACGAGCCTCACGACGGTGCACCGGCCATCGCCTGCACGGATCTTGCGAGCTTCATCGTGTGCCTCCTTCCTGGTGAACTTCGCACGGCGGCGCCCGTCTTTCTCGGTCACATAGCCGCCGGTGGAGAACTTGATGACGCGGTCCTTTCTCATGACCGGCTCCCCGCAGTGAGCGCGAAGATGGCGCCCGCTGCCCCGGCAGACACGACCACGATCGCGAGGCTCGGGAGCAGCCCGTGCTGTCCCGCGCTGGACCGGATGAGCAGACCGGCGACGAGGCCGGCGGCCCACGTGATGACGATGCTGGCGCAGAGCTTGGACATGGTGACCGTCCTTTCGACGGCACGACCCGAGCAGCCGTCAGGCCCTCGGGTGTGCGCTTACGGCTGGTAGTGCGTGGGGCAGACCTTGCCGCCACCGTAGGGGTCTTCGCGGAGGCCCTCCGTTGCCCCGCAGTGGCAGCTCACCGGGATCGTGTCGCCGGTGTTGAGCGGCTGGCCGATGTCGACGCCGAGCGCCTTGAGCGTGAACAGCGCGCCCTCCCAGGCGTGCTGCCCACGGGACGCCGTCCATCTGATCTTGCTGGGCACGCGGCCGCGGATGCGCTCCGGCAGGATGGTCGCCCCGCCTTCGTAGATCGCGCACCCGGTAGGAGCCGTGCCAGGCTCCCGGTCGGCTTCGATGATGGCGATGATCACGTCCCGTACGACGTCGATGGTCTTGCGCATGGCGCCTCGCTTCCACGCAGCAACCCGGGCGGCTTGGAAGCCCCCGGGTGTGCGCTAGAACATGCGGCGGAGCTTGACGATGCCGCGCTGAGCTTGGATCTGGCCGGCGTGTTTTGCGTCGCTCGGTCCGGCGAAGCGGAACACGGGCCGAGGCTTCGCCGCGTCGACAGCGCGCTCCGCGCGCGCCCGTGCGCGCTCCGCTTGAACCCACGCCGTCGCGACCTTGCGTGCGCCCGTCGCGAGCGCGTGCTGGTACGCGCGTTCCGCCGCGTCTGCCGCGGCAAGAGCTTGCGCCGCCTTGGCTTCGCGTTCGATCTGGTTCGCTCGCATGTCCGCCTCGATCTCGGGCGACACGCGGTCAAGCTCGCGGGAGAAGCTCCCCTCAGGGGGGAGATAGAGACCGCGATCGTTGGCGAGCACGAAACCCGGGATCTCGTATGGGTATCCCTTCGCGTTGTGCTCGTCATCCGTCGACCGTGCGACGGGCGCGCGGTTCGGGCTGGACGTGGGGCGCGCGAAGAAGGACCGGGCCCGCTTGCGCGAGATGTCCGCCGCGTCTGACTTCGCTTCGGTGTCCGCGGCGAGCTGCTCTAGCCTCGCTTGGGCTACCGCTGCCCTCATGGCCTTCGCGATGTCCGCGCCCGTGACTTGGTCCGTCATGGTTCCGCCTTTCAACGACGCAGCCCCGGCAGGACCGAGTCCCCCGGGGTGTGCGCTACTCGTCGCCGTTGCGTTCGCGGCACTTCCGGCAGTAACCGGAGTCGTCGCGCGTCTTCCCGTTGCAGCCGAGGCACGGGCGCGGCGGATCGCAGATGATGCAAGCGCCGTCGCAACATCCGTTGCCGCATGGTGCCGTGCGACTATCAGAATACTCGCCTTGGAACGTGCGGATCATCGTGTGTGCCTCCGATCGCGTAACCCCGGCAAGCCTTCCGGCTCCCGGGGTATGCGCGTTCACGTGGGAATGACGACCGCGTCGCCGTCAAGGTAGACGCGAGGATCGCGCCGCTCGTCCGCTTGCATCGTGCGGCGGAACGTCGCCGCGTCGTGGATCGCTTGCGCGCCGATCTTGGCGCGCCTGACGTCGCGCCGGACATCGTTCGCGGTCCTCACGACGGTCTCAACGGGGGTCCGCTGGAGAAGCGCGGCGCGGATCTGATGATCCGCGAGTCCCCCCGCTCGCATTGCTGCGATGGCGCTGGTCTCTGTCGTGCGCTTCACGACCGCCGGTGTCGTGGTCGCGCGATAGTTGCGACGGACCGCGCGCTGGATCGTGCGGTCTAGCTTGGCGCGAGCGTCCGCCGCGTCATCCGGAACGAGGGCAGCGGACGCGGCGTCAGCCGAGCAGAGGCGACATTCACCGTCGCATCGCTGGTTGCTGCACACCGGGGCGTGCCCGTAGCGGCTCGACATCCCGTTAGCGCGCTGGCTGCGGAGTTGCTCCGCGCGCTGGGGAGCGATCCGCATCGCGTCGCGACGCTCTACCGTGATCCCGGATGACTTGAGCATGGTGTGCCTCCTACGATCGGCAAACCCCCGCACGTCAAGGCGACGTCGGGGGTTTGCGCGTGTCACAGGGGAGCGTTGTAGAGCGCCCGCCCTGTCTGTCAGTGCAGGTTGCGACACCTGCTTTACCGCTCGTCGGTCCGAGTCAGTCTCCCGCGGTGACAGGGGCTCGAATGGTCCCCCGTGTGGCACTTGCCGCACGGGCCTGGATCCGTTCAAGGGTGTTCCCTTCACCGCTCGCTTAGGAGGCGTTCCTGTTTGGAGTGCGGGGCCCTATGTGCTTGGCTCCCCGTCGGGTGTCATCGTCCGCCCTTGCGACCGTCGCACGCCTTCGCGCGGCATATCCGAGGGCAACGCACCCGAAACTCTCAACAGGCATCGTCTTCCGATCGATGCGTTTGCTCGCCCGCTTCTCGCCTTTCGACATGGCGCACGGTGCGAGTCTCTATCCCGGTCCGAATCCCTTGCCGCATCATGCCTCTATGAGAGAAGCACTGGGAAGCTTGCCCGGTCCTGCCGGCAGTCTCTGAACCTGCCCTATGGTCGCCCTGGTAGCCTCGCGACATCGCGAGACTGCCGCGCGCGGGGTGCTAAGCCGCGCTCTCGGTCTCACCGCCCCGGTAGCGTTCTCCGGGCGGGAATGACTGCGGGGGATGGTCGTTTAAGGCGGGGCCTAAGCTCGCCCGCGCTCCCCTGATGTCGCCCCCTGTCCGGGGGGATGCGCCGATGTCGGAACGGAGCGCCCTGTGTTGGCGCGCCCCTTGGCAGCTAGCGACCCCTCCTACCCTTGCGGGTCCCCGGTTGCCCGGGAGCGTATCGGAGGGGGCATCGCACGCCCCGGTGACCGGATGACGGGTGCCCCCCTCGCGGGGGGCCGTCCGTCGGTGTCCGTCGCCCTGTTGCTGCGCCGGACGATTCACCCCTATTGCAGGTGGCGTGCCGTCCGCTCGCTTTCGCGCGATTCACCTTGTTTTGAAGGGTTTTCTCGCGACTTGGCACGCTTGCGGACGGACCCCCCGTTATTGCAATCGTGGAAGTCTCCCCGGAGCCGCCTGGATAGGCTGGAGACCCCGTAAGTGTGCTCGCTTGCTAGCGAATCCCCCTGTTTTTCAACCCTGAAAGCTGGGATCTTGCACCTTTGCATCGTGGGACGCCTCCCGGGCGGGTCTCCCGTGCCCCGTTGCCCCGGGCGCGCCTCCCTGGCGCCCGTAGGAGCGAGGCGTCGCCGTGGAGTCCCTGTCCCCCGTCCGCCCGACCGTTCCCGCCTTGGCGCCCGTCCCTCGTCGCCCTGGCGAGCCTTCCCGATGCTCGGCGCTCCCCCTGTCCGGACGGGGGCGCCCTGGTAGCGTCTGCCCCCCTGGCACGGGGATCGCATAGGCTCCGGGCATGGCTAAGAAGACCCCGAAGGCTTCCCCCGCGCCCCTGCCGTACGTGTGGCGTCTCTACTCCCCGATCGGGGCGTACCTCGCCTCCGGCCGTTGCCTGGACAAGGCAGACGGGGAGAAGCAGGCAAAGGCCGCTCTGGACCGGATGGGGCGGAAGCGGGGGACCGTGTCCGTGACGCTCGCCGCGGCGCCCGTCGGGGCTACCTCGCTCGCGTCCTTCTTTCGGAAGTGAGGCACCCCGATGGCAACCCGTCGCCCTGCTACCGCCCCGAAGACCTCCCCCCGTGCGTGGTCCGCTGAACGGCGCGCCGACTTCGATCGGTGCCGGATTCGGCCCGAGGACACGGCGCATGGGCGCCGCGTCGCCGCCTACGTCAGGCAGATCAAGGGGGGGAAGACCGAACCGACCGGATTCGCAACGTACGTGCCGAAGCACGTCAAGGCGTGGCGCGAGGCGATCCGGATCGCCCGTGCCGCGTGAGAGGAGCCCCGATCATGGCCGCCCGACGCTCTACCCGCTCCGTCCCCCGTACCTCGTCGCGCCCTGTGCCGACGGTGTCCCGCCCCGATCTCGCCCGTGCTGCCCTTGGGTCGCCCGAGGCGCGCGCCGTGCGTTCTGCGGCGGGGCGTGACCCGTCCCCCGTGCCCGTGAACCGCCCCCCGTGGCATTCCGCGGCGAACCGCTCGCCCGTCGCCGCTCCCCTGCCTGCCCCGGTCTCCCTGCCCTACTACGGGGGGCGCGACGAAGCGTCTTACGAGTGCCGGGGCTTCCCGGGCGGCGACTACGGCGCGTGGACATGGGAGGACGCGCGCCTATGGCTTGCGATCGATCCCCCGGCCGATCCCTCGGCCGCGTGCATCGTGGAGATCGGTGCTTCCGGCGACCGCGTCGTCTGGCCCGAGTCGCGTTTCGGCGAACCCGATCCCCTGTCGGTGTAGCGCGTGCCGCGCGGCGAGCTCGCCTCGCCGCGCGAGCGCCACGGCCTCAGGCTGCGCTGGTAGCCTGAGCCGCATGGCCTCCACGCTGAAGACCGGCGCGCTCCCGCGGCACCTCGCCATCGCGCTCGACGCGCTGCAAGGCATCGCCGAGCTGGCAACGCACTCCTGCCAGGCCTGCCGGGAGATCAAGGCCGAGGTCGCCTCGGGTCGGTTCGACGAGCGCGTGGAGCGCGACCACGTCGCGCGATGCGCTGGCGAGCTGGCTTGGTCCGCGATCATCAAGATCGCGGTGAAGCGCGAGCACCCGCCTACAACCCCGCCACCAGCCGCCTGACAGCGCGCCCCGGACGTACGCGATCCGCCTCGACGTCCGCGCAGGATCCAGCCTCACCACCGTCCCAGCTTGACAGGCTTGGCCTGCCCGGTGGAAGCTGGCGAACGCCCTGAACGAAGAAAGCCCGCCAAATTGCGTGGCGGGCCTTCCAAGCCCCTCCGGCTCTGCCCGGGGGGGATCGGGCGCCGCGGAGGGACATGGACAACCTACAGAACGGTGAGCGGGCCGTCCAGCGCGAAGGCGACGGCTGGACGCATCCGAGGGCCGACCGTTGGACGGCCGAGACGCACGAGGAGCGGGACGCCGCAGCCGACCGGATCATGGCCGAGCTCCAGGAGGCTCCGGGGCGGAGCGAAGCCTGGTGGACGGTGTCGGTCCTGCTCCGGTGGGTGGGCCTGGCCGAGGTCAAGCAGCTCGTGCTCGACGCCAAGCAGCTCGAGGGCATCGGCGGGATGCTGACGGAGGACGAGACCCGCCGGCGCACGGTGGGCGGGATCTTCTTCAAGCTCGCCAAGATGAACCTGGGCACGCGCACCTGGGTCAAGGGCATCGCGCCAACAGCAGCCGCGGACTGGGCCGGCTACTGGGCGCCGCGGCTCCGGAAGGACAGGGCCAAGACGGTGGAGGCCCTCCGGGCAGCGCTGGTCAAGTTCGGGCAGCAGCACCAGAGCGAGCACGCGTTCGAGCTTCTCCGCGCCGCGCTGGGGATCCCGAAGGCGCTGCCACCGAAGCCAGCGCCGCAGGCACCTCCGCCGTGCACGCCGAAGCCGCCGACGGTTCATCAACTGAAGCCTAAGCGGACCGTCTGGGATCCGCGCGATCCCTTGGGTCCTCGAGACCCGAAGCCGGAGCAGCCCTACACGCGCTCGATCAAGTTCAAGGGCGAGCGGACCAAGGAGGTCGTGCCCGAGGTCTATGTGCGTCGTCGGCCGACAACGGAGACCAGCCGATGAGCGCGACGGCGACCGGCGCCGAGGAGCGAGCACGCGCCCTGCTCGACGTCTTCACGACAAGGATGGGCAAGCTCGGTCACGCCGTCACGGTGACTGAAGGGCCGAGCACGCGCGACGCCGATCGACGCTCCTGGCGAGGCAAGCTCACGATCGACGGGACCGAGCTTCGCTTCGCTGTCGAGGCCAACGATAGATGGCTCAAGCTCTTCACCGGCAACATCGGGCGCCTGATCCGCGTGACTAAGGGAGGCGCGTTCGATCGGTCACTCGTGGTCAAGATCGTCGACGAGCAGCAGAAGCACCTGGCCGAGAAGGCGAAGCACGAGGCGATGGCGCGCGAAGCCGAGCGCCTCCGGAAGAAGTTCGGAGCCGACGGCGTCGAGGGTTGCTCCATGTTCGTGAGCAACGGGGTGGTGATCGTCGCAAGTTCGATGCACCTCAGCGACGAGCCGTACGTGTCGCTGGCGCTGCCAAAGCTCAAGGGTTCGCCGGCGCAGATCGAAGCCGTGCTCACCGCGATCCAGACCGTCGGGCTCCTGCCCAAGAAGGGGGGCTAGGAGATGGGCACAGAGAGCTGGGTCTACTTCCTCCAGGAAGGGGACGCGTCAGGGCCGATCAAGATCGGCACGACGACAGGCAACCCGCACGCGCGCCGGCGTCGGCTCCAGACCGGCAACTCGAAGGTGCTCACGCTTCTCGTCGCGGTCCCCGGAACCAGGGACGACGAGCAAGCCCTCCACGAACGGTTCGCTTCGCTGCGCATTCGTTCGGAGGGGGAGTTCTTCCGGTTTGAGCCGGTGCTCGCCGCATTCGTCGACGGTGCGAAGGCAGCACACGACCAACCGAAGGACGACGGGAGCATGGCCGACGATCAACTTTGGGAGTTGGTCGGGCGCGCGCGCATGCTGCTCGAAGTCGTGGAGCACCAGCAAAAGCTCACGGTGTGGAGCCATGCGATGCTCGAGAGCGTCGAGCGCGAACTTCAGGTCGCGGAGAGCACGCACCTGTCCGACGTGGACCTGCACGACGCAACGCACGATGCCATGCGCCGGGTTCGCTCATGGCTGGTCAGCACGGCGTTCTTCGACATGTTCAACGAGGAGACGGCCAGGGTACGCGCCGTGTTGGGCGACGCCCCTTACTGCGATGGTGGAGACGTACTCTGATGGCGGGCGAGACAGGAAACCTGCTCATCGAGTGCGCGCAGCGGCTGCCCAACGTTTCCCGCGACGTGCTCCCGCCGATCGCACGCCTCGTGCTGCTCTGCCTCGCCGACGGTGCAGCGACGAACCCGAACCGCCAGACGTGGAAGGGGCCGGACGCAATCGCCGCCTGGACGGGCCTCGACGTGGGCACCGTGCGGGACTGGCTCCGCGCCCTCCGAGAGGCCGGCTGGTTCACGACGGAGCCGCGCTACGGCGCCGACGGCGCCCAGCTCACGAACATGCTGACGCTGGGTGCGCTCGACGGCGAGGCCGTGCGCTTGAGCCGCCAGGGGCCGCACAGCAAGAGGGGGAGCTCGGTGCCAAGCACCCCCCTCCCTCCCGCGCCACCCCCTCCTGCTGCGGCACCCCCCTCCCCCAAGGTGCCAAGCACCCCCCCTCCCCCCCTGCCTAAACCCCCCCCCGGGGGGGTGCCGGGCACCCTACAAACCTCCCATGGAACCTCCCAGGGATCCGCCAATACAACCACCCCGACGTCGGACGACGGCGAAGGGCGGGGCGAGTGCCCACCGGCTCCGCCGACATCCCCGTCTGCTCGGGAGTCGGCATCGTCAGCGCAGGTTCGGATCCCAGTAGTCGATGGCGGCGCCGTCGTTGCGCAGAAACCCAGTCGCCATCGACGGCGCGGGGAGGCATCGGTGGAACGGCTCGCCGAGGCTCGCGCTGTCGTGGAGCATTGGCAGGCAGCTCCGTACCATGGGCGCCCGCCGAAAATGACCGACGAGCGGGTGCAGCGCGTGCTCGACCGCTTCGCCGAAGGGCTCACCGGAGACGACTGCAAGGCCGCGATCGACGGCGCCGCCAAGGACGACTGGCTGATGGGTCGCGGTCCTGGTGCAAAGCCAGGCGGCTACCGCGGCATCGAGACAATCCTTCGTGACACGGCCCAAGTGGAACGCCTTGCGGCTCTTGGTCGGGGCGAGATTGAGCCCGATCTGGATGAGCCGCGCTACCGTCCAGACTTCGAGCGCGGGGAGCAAGCGAGGTCGCCGCTGATGGACCCCGCCGTGGCCAAGCTGATCCGGGACCGCGGGCTCGACAAGCTGTCCCCCGACGAGTCCAGGCAGGGCGCGCGTGAGGCAGTGCGTGTGATCGTACGTCGCTCGGAGCCGACCCATGGGTGACCGAACCGCAGTCGAGGCGGTGCGTGCAGCGCTCTGCGACCCCGCCGACGTCTGCCGGCGCCTCGGGATCACGAAGACCCGGCGCCAGGCGCGCGGGGTGATGATCTGCTGCCCCTCGCACGATGACCGCTCGCCGTCGTGCTCGGTTCGCGTCGGCGGAGACGGGACGATCCAGGTGAAGTGCCAGGCCGAGTGCGGACTCTCCGGCGACATCTTCGACCTGGTAGCCGCGGTGGAGCACCTCGACCGTGTGCACAACTTCCGCGAGGTGCTTGCCAGGGCCGCAGCACTTGCCGCGATCGACATCTCGCGGCCGGAGAACCTGCCACCACCGCGGCCAGTTCCGCCGCCAGGACCCCCGCCGCTCGCGGACGAGGTCTTCGCAGCCGCGGTCGCGCCGATGTTCCGGATCGGCCGGCTCGACGGTCCGGCCGCGCAGAGCGACGTGGCTGCGTACCTACGGGGGCGCCAGGTGCTTGAGGCTGCGCTCGCCGACGGGTGGGCTGCTCTGCCGAAGCCCGATAGGCAGAGCGCGGTCGTCGAGGCGATGGCCAAGGCCGTCGGCATCGACGCCGTTCGCCGCACGGGGCTGCTCCGGCGGGACGACGGGAGCGACGACCGGCTGGCGCACCCGGAGGCACGCGTCGTGATCCCGTGGCGCAACCAGCTCGGGCGCGTCGTGAACGTGCAGCGTCGGCGCATCGACAAGGGGGAGCCGCGGTACGTCGGGGCGCGGGGCCGGGGCTTCCCATGGCCCTACGGCGTGGAGCGCGCCACGACGGCGCCGCTCGCGTACCCGATGGCCTTCGTTGAGGGGGCGATCGATGTGCTCGCTCTGCGGGAGCTCTTGCGCGCGCGCGGCGAGCACGTGATCGTGTTGGGGATGCCTGGGCTCGGAAACTGGAACCAGGCATGGGCGGAGCTGGCGCGCGGTCGCTTCGCCGGCGTCGCGGTCGACGGCGACGAGGCGGGCGAGAAGTACGCAGCGAAGATCGCGTGGGACCTGGCGAAGGCGGGCGCGGAGCCCCAGCGCTGGGCTGCGCCGGGATCGAAGGACTGGGCGGAGGCGTGGGCTGCGCGCGGGGCGCGCGCGGAGGCGGCGGAACGATGAGCAGCGGAGCACCCGAAGTCCAGAAGCAGTCCCTTCCACACCTGCGCGCCGTGCCGCCGCCGAAGGAGCCGGCCCCACCGCACGACGAGCGGATCCAGCGCGCCACGATTGCGGCGTGCGTGCTCGACGTCGAACAGTGCGACCTCGCGCTGGAGATCCTCGAGCCGCAGCACTTCTACGGCGCGAACTACCAGCGCCTGTGGGAGGGCGTGCGCGACACGCGGAAGACGCGCGGCGCGATCGACGTGGAGCTGCTGCTCTCGACGCTGGATCGCCTGGGCTACCTCGACAGCATCGGCGAACCGCAGGTGCGGATGCTCGTCGCCCAGCACGGCCCGTCGCAGAACGTGCGCAGCTACTGCGAAGCGATCCGCGAGCACGCGCGCAACCGGACCGTGCTCTCGACGCTCGATGCCCAGAAGGCGATTGCCATGGGCGGCAAGATCGGCGCGGACTGGGCCGACGTGACGGTCGGGCTCGTGCAGGACGCCGCCGACCTCGGCGCGCGCACGAGCGCGGTTACGATCCAGGAGTCGATGAAGGAGGCGATGGACCGCGCCGAGCGGGACGCCTCGACGACAGGCAAGGTCGCTGGCCTCGCGACGCAGTTCGAGCAGTTCGACCAGACGACGGGCGGCCTGCACCGGCGCGAGGTACTGCTCCTCGGGGGGCGTTCGGGCGGCGGCAAGAGCAGCCTGACTCGCCAGTGGGGCGCGAACATCGCGCGCACACCGACGCCGACGCCCGACGGTGGGCACATCTACGAAGGAGTCTTCTTCGCGGTCGCCGACTCGATGACCCGCGCCCAGATCGCGACGGCGCTCGCCTGCACCTACGGTGGCGTGAGCGAGACGCGTCTACGCACGAAGCAGATGGTCGAGACCGACGAGTACGGGAACCCCGTGAAGAGCCACTGGCCGGCGCTGCACGGTGCGGCCGAGTGGATCCGATCGCTCCCGATCTTCATCCACGACGACAACAAGCTCACGGTCCGCCGGCTGCGCGTCGAGTTGCGCGCCTGGAAGACGAAGCTCGAGAAGGAGGGGTGGCCGTGCGCCGAGCATGGCCAGAACTGCCCGGCGCGGCTCTCCGTCGTCGTCTTCGACACGGTGCAGCGGTTCGGCTCGAACGAACCCGACGCGCGGAGGAACGACTCGACCAACGAGAAGCTCGACCGTGTGGGGCGCGAGATCGAAGACCTCGCGCTCAAGCTCGACTTCGCCGCGGTCGTGATCACCCAGCTCAACAGCGAGGGTGGGGCGTTCGGCGCGCCGAGCCTGAAGACGCACGCGCAGACGCTGGCGGTGCTGAAGACGGCGAAGAACCCGCCGAAGACTCCATCGCCTACGCGCGGGGGGCAGGTGCGCGCCGACCTCGTGTTCGAGAAGAACCGGCACGGCGACGACTCGGCAGAGATCGCCATGTGGTTCACCAAGAGCCTGACGAGGTTCGAGGAGTGAGCGACGACGTCAGCGAACAGGTCAAGGCGCAGCTCGGGGGCGAAGGCTTCCGGCGCTTCCGGCCGTACAGCAAGTGCCTGGTCCCCTGGTGCGAGGCCCCGCTCAACGACGCGGAGGCTCAGTACGGGACCCATGACGGGTGCCGAGCGGTCTGGAAGAGGATGGTCGACTCGCATGCAGACTGGGGCGCGATGAAGGAAACGATCGCGGCCGAGGATGCAGCGATGGCCAAGGTCAGAGCAAAGATCGAAGAGCAACGGAAGCGCGACGAGGCGGAAGCGAAGAGGAGGGCGAAGCGATGAGCGAGAACCAGGTGAGCATCGGGCCGCGAGGCAGGACCGCGGCCTACATCGAGATGGCGGACGCGCTGCCGCGCATGCCGGGCAAGTGCCAGCACGCAGGCTGCGACGAGGACCTGGTCGGCTTCTGCGCCGGCGACGTCGACAACAGCAGCACCAAGGCGATCGACGCTAGCATCCGGGCCTGGTTCCGGTTCGGGTGCCCCGAGCACGACATCCACGTCGAGGAGTGGGTTGGCGACCACGAGGCTCTGGCCGCGCTCCGCCACCAGGACGATCCAGAGTTCGACTGGGCGCCGGCGGCGTGGCGGCCCGCGCTTGCGCGCACTGGCTGGGGGCTGCGGACGCCGAGCTACATGGCGCCGTGGCCCAAGCTCCGGTTCGGTTCGTGCAGCGGCCGCGTCTGGGTCACCGACGGCAAGACGCTGATCGCGATGCCGGAGGGGACCAGCCTGGACGCCGTCGAGGACGCCTTCGGGCTCAAGGTCACCGCGCACAACAAGCAGGAGAGCGCGCGGAGGACGGCCGAGCTTCGCGCGGAGCGGCGGCTCACCGCGGAGCAGATCGGAGCCCACTTGTCGCGGGCCGGGTACCGGCTCGTGACCGATGCGCGCAGGCCCTCCGAGCTGGGCTGGCCGGAGCACTGGGACCACGTGAGCATCGCCATGGGCGAGTCGGTGATCCCGATCTACGTCCGCGACCTCGTGCGGGTGGTCTACCCCGACGCGCTCTGGTCTGTGCGCGGCAAGCTGGATGCCGTGAAGGTCAGCCTGACCTCCGGCCAGGTCGTGGCGGTGATCCAGCCGGCCGACGTGGCGGCGACGGAGGCGCAGATGGCAGCGGACGCGAAGGCGGAGAAGGAGATGGCCGGCGCGTGTCCGGTCTGCTCGCACCAGCACGCCGGCAAGTCGCTCGGCTACATCTGCATCGGGTGCGCGTGTACGCGGCGGCCTTCCACCACCAACGCTGGAGCTGAGGCATGAGCGGGCTGACCGAAGCCGAGATGGCAGAGGCGCTGGCGTGGGCCAAGTCGGAGCCGGCATCGTTGGTCGCACGGGCCCTGCTTCAGGTCGAGGCGGACCGCACCTACCTGAAGCGCCGCGAGGAGAGCATCATCGAGGCATGCCAGCGCGTGGCCGACGGAGGGCAGTACCGCGCCGACATCGTGAGCGCGATCCAGCGCATTCGAGGCGAGCGCGATGCCCTTCGAGCGGAGCGTGAGGGGCTGGCGCCGATCCTCGACGAGGTCATGGCGGAGCGCGCGCGCCAGGATCAGCAGTGGGGAGGCCCCGAGCACGACGACGAGCACACCGGCCTCGACTGGCTGAGCTACATCCTTGGCCATGCCGGGAAGATGCTGAGCGGCGCGCTGCGCTTCGAGCACGGCCGCAACCCGGCCGGGAGCGTGGACCACGACAGAGCCTGGACGTTCACGATCACGGTCCCGCCCGTAGACGAGCGCAACCCGAGCGCGTACCGCAAGCAGTTGGTGCGGGTCGCTGCGCTCGCCTGGGCCGCGCTCCAAGCGGATCGTCGGCACGCGTCGAGGTCCCCGTGACCGCCAAGCAGCAGCACCAGGTCGTGCGCGACGGCAGGCGGTTGGTCGTGCTCGTTTGCGGGGCCAGAGACTGGACGCAGCGGGCAGTCATCAAGGAGTGGCTCGCCAAGCTCCATCCTGGATCGATCGTGGTGCACGGCGGGTGCGGGAAGCGCGACGACAAGGGCGTCGCCATCGAAGGGGCTGACCTCATCGCCGCCGACGTGGCGCGGGAGCTCGGGCTCGAGGTTCGCGCCTACCCAGTCGACCATGCGCTCGACGGGCCGTGGCCGGGCGCGGGCCCCCGGCGCAACCAGCGCCAACTCGATGCAGAGCAGCCCGACGTCGTGCTCGCGTTCACGTACGCGCTCCGCAAGCCTGGCAACCAGCCGACGGGCACCGGGGACATGTGCCTCCGAGCCGTCGAGGCTGGCGTGCGCGTCACCATCATCCCGCCGAAGCGGCTCGAGGCGCAGAGCCTCCTCGCGAAGGCTGGTGAGCCGTGAGGGCCAGCGACCTTCGCCGCAAGATCGAGTGCGCCCTGGCTGGGGTCTGCCTGAACTGCCCGCGGGGCAACCGGAAGCCTGTGTTCAAGGACTTCATCCGCTGCAAGGAGCACCACGAGGCCCAGCAACGGCGGGGGCTGAAGCACCGGCAACGGAAGGGGATGGCGACCCGCAACGTCTGCCCGTGCGGTGTGGCAGGGCACTACATGGCGAGCTGCCCAACGGCCGGCGTCAACGCTGGTGCAACGTCGTGAGCAAGACCAAGCCGAACGCCGCGCGCATCGCTGCGACCGAACCGCTGACGGCGCACCGGCCTGCCGACCCGATGGCCGCGTGCAACGTCTGTGGCCAGCTCGCCGAGAAGGGGCTCCAGCTCTACGTCGAGTGCGACGAGCGGGACCGACCGCTTCCGCAACCCGGGTCGTTGCTCTTCATCGGCATCGGCCACGGGGCCTGCTCGAAGGCCGTGACCGCGCACCCGCGGCTCTACGTCGACTCGCAGGGCCTGCCGGGCAGCTTCCCGAAGCTCTGCGGCCCGTGCGTGCTTCGCGATGGGCTCTCGTGCAACCACAAGAAGCTGAAGGCCAACGGTGGCCCCGGGCTGGTGGTGACGCGGGAGCCTGGCTTCATGGGCATGATCTGTTCGCGTGGCCGCGGTGGCTGCCATGACCTCAACAAGGATCGCGCGTTCGTCAAGTGCGAGGGCCGGTGCACGCTCCGGCTCGTGGCGTCCGGAGCTGGGGCGTGAGCCGTCGCAGATCGATGGCGCAGCGGGGCAGCGGCATGGCCGCATGGGGCTGGTACGGGATCCTCTTCGTACCAGCGGCCGATGCGCCGGGCGGCAGCATTGAGGGGTCGTGATTCGGCCCGAGCTCGCCCGTACGTTCTGGTGCACCTGGTGGACGGAGGATCCTCGACGCAATACTTCTGCGCTGCCAGACGACTACGGCTTCGTCGAGGGCTCGCGAACGACGGACGCCGCGGTCGGTGCGGCCTACGATTCGCTCCGAAAGGGGCGTGGCCGCGCCATCTTCGACATCTGCGTAGGCGAAGCGCTCACCGCGAAGGCGTACCGCGCTGGGGCCCCCGTTCGCCGGGCGGCCGGGAAGGACTTCGACGCCATCGCCATGGCTGGTTTCGCGGCGCTCGGCCTCGAGCCCGATGCTTCGGTCGCAGCGGTGAAGGCCGCCTACCGACGCGAGGCGAAGCGCCTGCACCCGGACCATGGTGGCGACGCGGCAGCCTTTCGTGATCTGCATGCGCAGTACGAAGCAGCGCTCGCTGAGGCCAAGCGGCGCGAGGAAGTCGCCTTCCTCGCCGACATCGCAGCCGGGAAGGCTCCGCCTGCACCGAAGCGGAAGAAGCCGCGCAAGGAAGCGCCTGGAGAACAGGGGTGCCTGTGAGCCTCGACTGTCGCACCTGCGGGGCGTGTTGCATCTCGGACTTCGCCGGCGCGCCCGCTGGGTACGTCGCGCTCGATGCCAAGGACATCACCAAGCTTTCGCCGCGCTACCGGCGCATGTACGTGGTCGACAACATCGGCCGGTGTCTCGACGGCAGCACCGAGGATGGGATGCGCTTGGCTACGAAGGAGACCAAGGACGGGACGGTGTGCGTCGCGCTCCGCGGCTCCGTTGGCTCGCGGGTGTCGTGTGCGATCTACGGCCGGCGCCCGAAGGACTGCTCTATGTTCCGCGTCGGTGGACTAACGTGTCTGGAGGCTCGGCGCGTCGCTGGGCTTGGGGAGGTAGCTACATGATCTCGGGCTTCCTTGGATGGGTCGGAGCGCCAGCGAAGAACTGGCCGAAGTGCTCTTGCGGCATGATGCTGCTGCCGGTCGTGTCGAACCGCTTCAACTTCGGGCTGGAGTGGCAGTGCACCAACATCCCGGACTGCCCGCAGTACAAGACCTGGGACGGGAGACAGTGGCGGATCGCAGACGTCAAGCCGCTATGGCTCGCCGGTGTCCAGCGCAACGGCAAGGTGACCATGGGCTTCGCCCTGTTCGACGTGGAGCCTGGCAAGGTGAAGGACATGTCTCAGGGCCTGGTCTGTGTCGCCAAGGCCGCGGAGCGGCTCCTCGAGCACGACAGGGGCGGCGACGTCTGGGCCTTCACGAGGGACGGCACCGTCTACACGGCGCACTTCCACGACGACGCGCGCGTGCTGTACGCCTACCAGGTAGGACAGCGACGGCCGACGAGGACCGGAGCCAAGCGCCCGCCGCATACCTGCACGGCCTGCAAGGGCGACCTCGTGCCTGGCGCTACGGCCTACAAGGCGTCTCTCCCGCACCAAGGGCTGTCGAAGGTGCCGGTAAACGTGACCGAGTTCGTGCGGTGGCGAGACGTCCAGCTCTGCGAGTCGTGCGTGCGTTCCGGGCTGGAGGCTCAGAAGGTGGGCCGGTTCCGCGTGATCCAGGGAGGCGCGGGCCGGTGATCCGTCGGCCTCCGCCACGGCCGTTCCCGAGGTCTCGCCCTGGCCGGATGCCTGGAACGTTGCCCGTCGTCGTGAGACCGCCCACCAAGTGCAGGGGCTGTGGTAGGCTCCTCTCGCGTTCGGGGCGTTCGCTGCGGTGCTCGGCCTGCGTCTTCCGTCCCTGACGAGCAGCGTTCCTTGCTGCGCGAGACCATGCCCATCCATCCACACCACAGCGTGAAGGGACGTCGAGCTGACCTCGGCGACACCTACTGGAAGTCCGCGGCTGAAGCGAACTACGCGAGGTGGTTGCGGTCGCTTCAAGCAAAGGGCGAGATCGTCTCGTGGGAGTACGAGCCCAAGACGTTCTGGTTCGACGGCATCCGCCGCGGCACGACAAGCTACAAGCCGGACTTCAAGGTCGTCTACCCGGACGGGCACCATGAGTACCATGAGACCAAGGGGCATTTCGACGCGAAGAGCCGGGTGAAGCTCGAGCGCATGGCGCGCTACCATCCCGACGAGAAGGTGCTGCTCATCGGCGCCGACTGGTTCTCCAAGATGAACCGCTCCGGCATGGCCGACACGATCCCCGGCTGGGAGCGCCCGAGCTCCAGCACATCGGTGGACGGTGCCGCTCCCGTCGCGCGCGCGCCGGCGAAGCTCGCCCAGGTTTGCAAGGGATCCGGCTCGCTGGTGCGCGAGGACGCTGGCGACGGCCCGGTGCTGTGCCCGAAGTGCGGCGCGCCGCAGCCGACTGCTATCCTCGCCGGCGCCCGTGTGCTCCGCCGACATCCGGCGCCGACCGCGACGCCAAGCCGGGCAACGCCTCCCTCCGACGTGCCCGAGCACCTGGCGCCGGCCGTTACAGCGATCCGGGCCCTGGACCGAGGCGAGCGCACCCGCGACCAGCTCCATGCAGCCGTCTCCGACGTGCTTCCAGGGATCGTCGACTCGGCGATCGTCTGGCTCGAGGAGCGCGACGAGCTGGTCTTCGCCAGCGGCGAGGGTGCTCGGGCCTCCTACGTGCTCGCGACCGAGACGGCGAAGACGAGCAAGACAACCGCCGGGGAGGGCCCCGTGCTTCATGCGCAAGCGCGTCCGGCCTATGCAGCGCTCCCCTGGCAGCAGGAGGAGGGGGCCGAGGATTGGAACGCTGTGGCGTTCGACAACGTGGCTGCCCAGTGCGGCTTCGCCGAGACGATCGAGGTCTATGCACCCGCGCGCAAGGGCGAGCCCCAGAAGGTGGTCCTTGCGCGCCATGAGATCGACCAGGGGAACGGTCTCGAGTACCTCTACCGGGTTGCCGACCGGCAGCCCGCGGTCATCCGCAGGGTTGACCGGCAACCAGTGCAGCGCCGGGCATAGACCCCGGCAGGAAGAAGGACGGGGATGGCTCAGAAGAACGATTCGACGGGGTTCTGGGAAGAGGTCGGCAAGGCGAAGCTGCCGGTCGTGATCGACGCCGAGGAGGTGAAGAAGGCGAACGCCGAGGTCGCGCGCCTCTCCTGCCTCATCGAGCCTATCGAGGAGGCCAAGGGCAGGGTCGCGCGGAAGCACCGCAACGACATCAACCCGGTCAAGAAGGATCACGACAAGCTCGCCCAGCAGATCAACGCGAAGGACTTCAGCGGCGAGGAACTCGTGCGCAGGAAGGCCGAGCTGGCGGGATACGCTTGCAAGCTCGTGCCGCTCCAGAAGAAAGCGCGCGACGACGCCTCGGAGTTCGTCAGGCAGCTCAAGCCGCTCAAGGTCGACTGGGTGAAGTTCACCAAGGAGGTCAATAGCGGTACGCGCGAGGTCGAGGTCGACGTCGTCGCCGTGTTCGAGGAGAACGAGCGGGTGCTCTACCGCCTCGACTCCGGGACGCGCGTCGAGGTGCCCGGCAGCCGTACGCCGTTCACTGCCGACGAGCGCAAGAAGCTCGACCAGGGCGCCCTCTTCCCGATGGTCGACGCGTTCGACATCGGCAAGCCCTCCGCGGGCAGCAAGCCTCGAGCGGCGCCGAAGGGGAAGGCTTCCGCGGAGGCCGAAGAGACGAACGGGACCAAGCCCCCGAAGGCGGCGAAGAAGGCTGCGGCCGCCGCGGCGGGGACGAAGAAGATCAAGAAGACCGCCGAGCGCGGGAAGCCCGGCAAGGGCGCCAGGGCCTGAGGGGGGGACATGGGGCAGACGAAGCACAGGCGGGGCGGCTGGCTGTTCGGCCGCGACGGGTCCGAGCCCGGCTGGTACGGGCACTGGCAGAACCTCAACGAAGGGCCGACCGGGGAACCGGCTGGGTCGGCTCTCCTCCACGGCCGGGCGTACGTCTATCCGACCGGCAACGATCAGATGGCGCTGCGGGCGAGCTGGAAGCTGGGCATCGACGCAGGCACGAGGCTCGCGCTCAACGTCGACTCGGGAGACGGCGAGGCGCTCCTGAGCGTCGGCGTCGGCATCGCTGCGCTCTACATCGGGATCGAAGCGCGGTGGCTTCACGATGCGCTCTACGCCATCGGCATGACGCGCAAGAGCAGGCACGACAAGGTGAGCATCCTCGGGATCGAGCGCGAGGTCAGCCTGCGCTTCCACGATGGATCTGTGTGGTGGCGGGCCTGGGCCGACCCGAACGAGTGGTGCAGCACGCCGCGCTGGCGTGATGGAAGCCTCAGCCTCGACAAGCTTCTCCGCGGCGAGGAGACCGTCATCCGCCGTCCGCTCGCATGCCGAACTGTCCAAGTCCCGATGCCGGAGCGCTCCTACGACGGCGTCGCGACCTTCAGCGAGGTGCGGATCGAGCGCCCGCGCTGGCTGACCAAGGTGTTCACCGACGTCAAGATCACGATGTGCGACGGCGACGAGATCCCGATCCCTGGCAAGGGTGAGAGCTCGTGGGACATCGACGACGACGCGACGCGCAGCTTCTCGGCGCCGGCGTCGTCCATCGAGGACGCGATCGGGCAGTTCGTCGCCTCGACGCTCAAGCGCCGTCTCAAGTACGGTGGCAAGCGCTGGCACGAGAAGCTCAGGGCCCGCCAGCCGCCTCCGCCTGCCGGATCAGCGGGCAACAGGGGCACGCCGGACCAGGCTGCTGGTGGCGACATGCACCCCGCCGGGATCGGTGGGGCTGGTGGTGTCACGGTCGCCGACATCGAGCGCGCCATGGTGGAGGGCGAAGGCAAGCCGGTCTGCATCGCGCCCGACGGGCAGGTTTACGTCGGGGATCGGCCGCCGACGGTCTCCGAGGTCTTCGGCGAGAAGGGAGCGCCATCGTGAAGGGCCTCGTCGACCGGGTCGTGACGAGGCTCCTCCGGCGTCGTCTCAACGCCTTCACGAAGAGCGTCATCGCGACCGCGCAGGAGCGCGGCATCATCAACAACCACACCAAGCACGAGATCGCCGGAATCATCGACCGGCGGCTCTGGCCCGAGCGCTTCGGCTCGCACTAGCACCTCAACCCCGGGGCCGGAGCTCCAGGGTGAAGTGCAACGGCGCGGTGCAGCGTGGGAGAGTCTGGACGACACCGCGCTGCGATGTGGTGCGCCGTCCCGCAGAACCTACCGACGCCAGCTCCTCGCCGCAAGGCTTGACCGGGAAGGCCGTCCTGGGCGACCCTTCGGGCAAGCCCGGAGCCCCCGCGAGGAGGCCGCTGTTCCGAGCTGTAGGTGTTCAACCAGAGCAGGAAGTGGTTGAAGTACCCAGCGGAGGGATGGAGCCCGAGGCTGGGAGGCGAGGCGGTGGCTCCAAGCACCGTGTGGCCCCGGGAGATCGCGACTCGCCGGGGCCTTCGTCTTCCATGGGGGTAGCGATTTTCGCTACCCCTGCCCGCGCTCTAGTTCGTCGAGCTTCTCGCGGATCTGCTCGATCGCGCCGGAGGCCGCGTCCAGGGAGAGCCTGGCGGCGTCGAAGTTGAAGCCCTTCACCTCGTCGGCAGCCTCGGAGAGGACCTGGACGAGAGCACCGTCGGTGCTCGAGGAGCGCGCGCGTCTCCCGCGCCAGTTCCTCGGCCTGGAAGAGCTTCTCGCGGGCGTGGCGTTCCTCGTGGTCGGGCTTGTGGCTCGCCAGGCGCCCATGGCGGGTGACGGCGACCCGCCGCCCGCACGTCGGGCACTCGGACTTGCCGTCTGGTCCGAGCTCGCCCGGCGCAAACTCGGCGGGGCCATGGCAGCGCCTCTTGCCCGGCTTGAACTTCGCCATGCACGCCGGCGAGCAGGCAACGAACTGGATATCGGGCGGCCCGCCGCGGGGGCCTTCGAGGTTGCCGAAGTAGATCCAGCAGGTCCAGACCTTGCCGCTGCTCATGACTCTGGGTCGCGGCAGGGGAGTCCCTCGAGCACCCAGTCCCGGCAGTCGTGCTCGCCGCATGTCGGGCATTCCAGCGGACGCGTGTCTGGCGCGAGCAGAGACGGCGGACCGGGCCGATGCGTGCGGGCCTGTCGGTTCCCTCCGCCGGTGCCAGCGTTGCCGCTGCGCTCCTTGGCGTACCGGCGCAGCCCGTCGGTGTTGGAGGAGCGTCTCATCGGGCGACGAGGTGCCAGATCAGTGGCTTGCCGCTGGTGCCGCCGTAGGGGCCCTTGACGCGGCCAACGTCGATGATGAGCCCGCGATGCCGGAGCCAGTACAGGGCGAAGGGCAGCCGCCTCGGTGCGCAGCTCAGGAGCTTGGCGAGCTTGGTGGTGTCAAGGTCCCCGGTCCGCAGGTGGCCAAGGATCCCGCGGGAGAGTTGAGGCAGGCCCGGAGGCGCCTTCGTGGGGAGGCCGGTCTCGAGGAGCGGTTGCTGGAGCATCAGCCAAGCCTGCGATCGATCTGCTCGCGGAGCATGTGGAGCGTGGCCTCGTCAGCCTCTGCGATCACGGTCTCGGCCATCTCGGTGTCCGGGCCCTGGTCGTCCCTGCACGAGATGCAGGGGACCTTGGGCGGGTGCTTGTCGCCCTTCCATGTGATCGGCACGGCGTGCCCTCGAACGCACAGTCCGTAGGTGTGTGCCGCTCGCGGTCGGCCGAGAGCGACCATCGGGATGTCGGCGACAGCGGCTTCCTCCGCTGCCGTGCACCCGCTCGCGAGCAGGCTCTGGAGGAAGCCATCGGTGGGCGGGGTGACGGGGTGCTGGGGCGGGTCCTTGTCGTCGTCGAAGAAGTACGGCGCGCCGGTCCCGACGACCAATACGCGCCAGTCCCGCGGCCGCTCCTTGAGCTTCAGCGTCGGGGGGATGACCAGCCAGCGCTCCTTGCAGAACCGACCGATCTCCTCGGCCTTGGCGGGCACTCGCAGATCCCGGCCGAGGTCCGCCATCGAGTTCTTCTGTTCCAGAAGGACGTAAAAGAGCCCGCCGCGCGACGGCCAGAGATTGACCAGCACGCCGTCGGCTCGTCGCTGGCCCTGCTTCGAGCCCCCGGTCTCACTCTGGACTTCGGTGTAGAGGGCCCAGCCCGCAGACGGGTTGTACGTCTCCCGGAGCTTGGCGATCAGGTTGGCGTGCGCGCTCACGGCTTGTCCTTCCCGTCGATGATGTTGAGCACCTCGTCCAGCGTCGAGAGCCTGGTGGAGTTGCCGGAGACATGGGCCCCCGACGCATGCTGGCGGGCGGTCTCGTCGCGCAGCGCCTGGATCTCCGCCCGGATGTGAGCGAGGTCCCAGCCGGCCTTCATCTGCTCGCGGAGCTCCTCGGCGAACGGGGCGCCGACCCGGTGCAGGACGACGCGGCTCTTGGGACTCACCTGGAGATCGAGTGCGACGTCGTGAAGCTTCTCCGCCACGGTCTGCCTGATGTTGGTCCCGTGGTGCATCCCTTCGACCCTGTGCCTGATGTCCTCGGCGGTGAGGCCGGCGCCCTCGCCGTTCGCCAGCTCGAGCCGGAACACGATGTCGAAGGCCGGCGAGACCGGCAGCCGCTTCTGGCCCCCGGTGCTCGGATCGGGCCCAAGCAGGTCCCAGCACTTCGGGCAGCGGTTCGCCGTGGCGAAGATGAACCGGGATCGGTCGCGCGTGTAGTGGGCCTGGCGTCCCGACTCCGGGTCCACCGTCGGGCCGCAGATCCCGTCGTTGCCGTCGGTGGCGAAGTGCAGGTACGCGAGCGACGCCTTCGCCCGAACGGCATCGGGCCAGCAGGCATCGCAGAGCACGGCGCCGGGGGTGATGTTCTGCGGGACCTTGGCCCAGCGATGGCCTTCCGGCCATGAGCCAGGAGGCGCATCGACGAACCGGCACACCGCGCGCCCTCGTCGGAGCGCATGGACCGTGATGGCCTCTGCGGAGGCCGCCATGAGTCGATCGATGCGCGCTTGCAGTTGGGCAGCGAGCGCTTCGGCTGCGACGCGGGCTGCATACTCGTCTTCGATGTCCATGACGATGTCGTGGCTCGGAGCAGGCCCGATCGCTGCGGCAATCTGCTCGACCTCGGCATCGAGGTGGGCGAGGTGCTCCGCGCTCCTGCCCTTGGCCTTGATGTCCGACCAGCGCTTGGTGCCGGGAGGGAGCGTCGCGGCAGCCGGATCGATGCGAGCTGCGGCAAGTCTGGCGGAAGCCTCGCGCAGCCCCTTCGCCTGACACGAGCATGCGTCCGTAGACTTTCGGCAGATCGTGCAGATCAGAACCGCGGCATCCTCGAACTTGCGGATGGGCTCGGGGAGCTTCGCCAGCTCCTCGGCCGATGGCCGGTAGGCGTTGAACGCGGCGACGCGGGCGGGGTCCTCGGCGAGCCACGTCGCGCGCTCCATGAGGGCGTCCCGGGTCGGCGAGACCGGGCGCCCGAGCCCGCGGAAGCGCGGCGGGCCGTCCTCCACCTCGCCGTCGCCCGACTCGAAGGCCGCGGACACCTCAGTGCTTTCCGGGCAGCCGCATGGAGCGCCAGCGTTGTCGCGGTGGACGGTGCCGTGCTCCATGCAGATCGGTTCGATGCTGGACAGCGGGAAGCGAATCAGCCCGTCCTCGAGCCTCGCGACGCGGATGTCGACGGTGTCGGTGGGGAACGGCTCCAGGTCGGTCATGATCCGCACCCCGTGCAGGTAGATGACCGAGAACTGTGGCAGGGCCTTGTAGAGATCGTTCGGCACGACCAGCACGTCGGGCTTGATCGTGGTGCACGTCTCGACGAGCGCGATGGCCCGCAGGCAGCGCGTGACGGCCGCATGCTGCGCGAACTGCTCGCCAGACGCCTCGACGAAGGGCGGCGTGCTCTCCCCGGGTTCATCGACGTGGCAGGCGACGAGGGGACGCTTGGGCGCGGTCCTTTCCAGGAACGCGGTGAGGGCCTTGTCGTAGGCGACCTCGACGCCGTCGCCGGATCCCCGGTGCACCCGGTACAGGCCGCGGAGCGCCTTGAGGATCAGCTCGTTGCCGCGGGTCATCGCCAGGAGCCCAGCCTCGGCATCCGCGTCCGTCATTGGCCGGTCGCCGGTGGTCTTTCGAGCCGGGCACATAGTGTCGTCTCGCGGGCCGTTCCGGTTCTTCATCACCGCGTTGCAGTCGATGCAGCGGACCAGCTCCGCCATCCGGTAGGCCTGGTCGCTCAGGTCCGTGCGATGGGGCATGGAGAGATCGGTGTGCACCGGGCCCGACGAGGCCGTGCTGGTGCCGCACGTGTCGCAGCCAGGGCATGGACCACCGTTGCGCGGGCTGTGACGCTCGCCCGGTGTGTACATGTGGTAGCAGGTTCGGGACAGTGCGTCGGCGTCTCCCTTCCCGCAGCGCGTGCACCACGGACCGGCTGGACCGCGCGAGAGGTTGTCGAGCACGTGCCCGAGCCCGACATGAGCCCGGTCCCGCACGGTGACCCGGAGCCGCCGATCCTCAGGCTCGTTCAGGAGCAGGTCGAACACCAGTGCCCCGTCGGCTGTGGTGCCCATGTCGTCGAGGCCGTGCGCGTTGTCCAGCGACTCGCTCGCGACCAGATCGCCGAGCAGGTCAGCGACGTCCTCCGGGGTCGCGATGGTCACCTCGTCGATGAGCGCGGCGTCTTCGTCCTGGTCGACGTACTCGATCCAGGCGTCGCAGTGCTTGCACACGTACCAGGCCGTGCATCCCGCCGCGACAGCCTGCTCCCGAACGGCCATGGCCTCGGCATCGTCGCCGTGCGTGTTGGCGTCGTCGGCGAACTCCACCGTCGCGTCCGAGAAGTGGTGGTCCCCCTCGTCGCACTCCGTGCACGGCCTCGGGCACTTCACCGGCCCACCGCGCTTCGCTTCCTGCTTCGTCTCGTCCTTCATCGCGTCGCTCCTTGCTTCTCCGCCTTGAAGACCTTGCTTGCAGCCTTCGCCGCGCGCTCGGCATCCTGCTTGTCCTCCCACCCGAGCACGTCGCCGATCCGCTTCGCGTTCGGTGCAGCCTTCACCGCGGCGCCGACGGCTCGGAACATGACGTGCTCGCCGCCGTATCTCGTGTGCGCCACCGCGGCGCACGGCAGGTCGAAGGGTTCGTCTTCGATGTCGAAGATCGTCACCCGGAACGTGGCGCGTCCGTTCGCCTCGACGGACCCGACCTCCAGATGTGCCTCGGACCAGTCCTTGTCGTTCATCGCGTCGCTACCTCCGGCATCTCTGCCCACTGCTGTCCGTCGAGGAGCGGCAAGCTCACCTTGTGCTTCCGCTCGTTCAGTCGTTGCTTGTAGAAGAACGCGACCCCTTGGGCCTTCGCTTGGTCGCGGATGCTCCGTACCCACTGCTCCTGCATCGGGCGGGCCCCATGCCCGCTCTCCGCGCCGGTGATGACCTGGTCGATGCCGGAGAGGTCCAGGAGACCGAGGTCGCCGAGCGCTGGCTCCAGCGACGCGAAACGAATGGCCGCGGGGCAGTCCCTCAGGAGCGCGAGGCGCAGCTTGTACTCTGCCACCTCCACCGAGACGCCGAGCCAGATGTTGCGGCGTGGCCACGAACCGTCCTCAACAACGCTCGCGAGCGCCTGGTCCCAGCGGGACATGCCGGGAAAGTTCGTGGAGAGGATGTCGCCTGCGGCCTGCGCGATCCAAGCGGCCGCGCTATGCGTTTGGTTGACCCATGCGAACCAGTCGCGCATGCGCTCGGCACGCTTGGTAAGTACCTGGAAGCGGTGACGCTGGCTTGCGGCCATGACGCCGAAGACCGCGGCGATCTCCTCGTTGGTGAGCTTCTCGTGGAAAAGGTCGCTCATCGAGATGAACCAGGTGGTCGGCTTGCGCCGCCGGAGCGGTTCGTCGAGCAACTCCGGGATCAGCGCGACCTTGCCGGTCCATCGCGGCTTGCCGTCCCGCATCTCAGCAAACCCGTGGAAGGCGAGGCCGGGCTTCGAGAAGCGCGCGGCGATGCCCTCGGCGTAGCAGCCACCGCGCTCGCCGTTGGGCCCGGTCATGCCGCCGCCGCATCCGGGCGAGATGCGCGTGCAGCCCTTGATGGGGTTCCACGTCTCGCCCGGCGTGCCGTCCTCGTTCTGCGTCCATTCGATCGTTGTCGTGCCCATCATGGCCTCCCTGCCGAACGCTGCCAGCGCGTGCTCCGTCCGTCTGCAACTTGCAGCGGCGCGTCGCGGACGTGCTTCCACCTGTGGCCGCGCGTGATAGTCGAAACTTGCTGGTAACTGATGCCGAACCGTTCGGCCAAGGAGAGCAACGATGCGCCCGCTGCTCGTGCGGTCCGCATGTCGATGATGTCGCTCTCGGTCAGCTTGGACGCACCATTCCGCGACCCGCGAAGGACCGGCGGGTTGAGGTTATCCTGACAATGACGGCTGTTGGCCGAGTACGTCGCAACCTCCAAGTTGGCGACTCGGTTGTCATCCTTGCGACCGTTTTTGTGATTGATGACGAGGCCGTCGGGGATGTCTCCGCGGAGGTGCTGCCAGACGAGGCGGTGCGCAAGGCCGCAGACGCGGCGGCCGTCGAACATGGCGCGCACCATCAGGTAGCCGCGTGGCATGCGCTTTTCGGCCCGAATCCGAGCGATGTCGATGATGCGCGCCCCACCACCGCGCCCCCTTCCGCCGCGGCGCTTCAGTTGCCAGATGCGGCCCTGGTCGTCGATCTCCCACGCCCCGCTACGAACCATCTCGATCAGGCGTCGCTCGGCCTGTCGATGGTTGGTCGGGATCTTCATCGAGTCGTTGGACACGCGTTCTCCTACGGCGCGCATCGTCGCGCGCTCCTGTCGTCCAGGCGAGCAGGCTAGCACGACTTGACGAAGTGTTAACACCCGTGCCACCCTCCGGCGCATGGACGACAAGGCGAGGCGCAAACGCGCCACGCAGAAACAGGTGCGCCTGCGGAAGCCGAAGGGCAACCCGCTGGCGTCGGTTCGGATGGCTCCCGAGCTCCAGGCGCGCGTCGCCGAAGCAGGGAGGGTTCTCAAGCTCGAGAAGAGCGCGCTCTGGAGGGAGCTGCTCAGTCGCGGCTGCGACGTGACGATCCAGAAGGACAGGGTCACGCTGCGCATCCCCAAGGCTCTGGCGGAGAGCCTCGACATGGTCGGGCTCCGGCTCAGCAACACCGCGGGGCGCCAGCTCGGGCGTGTGGAGGTGCTCGAGATTCTGCTCTGCGCCGGAGCAGCCTCGGTGTTCCTTGCACCGGCCTCCAGCTCGGCGCTGGACAGGGCCGCGAAGGACACGCTCTCGCGGGCGGCGACCTTCGACGACAAGCCGAAAGGAGGCCGCTGATGGGCACGAAGAAGAAGACCGCTGAGCTGACCGGCTTCGCTGCCCAGAAGGAGCGCATGGGCGCCGACGGCAGCTTCAACGGCTGGTGGGTCGTGCCGGCGAAGTACAAGTCCCCCCGCTCGGACCCGAAGCACCCCGAGCACCAGAACTGGCTCGCGCGGACCGACCCGAACGACGCCGACATGCAGGTGCTGCTCGCCAGCATGCGCGAGCACGGCACGGCGCTCGGCACCCCGATCGTGGTCTACACCGACGGCGGGGAGCGCCTCGTCGCCGCGGGAGATCGTCGACTCGCGGCCGTCACGATCGTGAACGCGGAGCGCAGGGCGAAGAGGCAGGAGCTGCTCAAGCTCCGGGCCGTCGCCACGACCGATCCGGTCCGAGCACGGTACCTCGAGAACGCCGCTCGGAAGGAGGACCCCCCGCTCGTGCTCGCGCGTCGGTTCAAGGACGCGATGGAGAACGACGGGATGGCGCCGCCAGCGGCTGCGGCCTGCGCCGGGCTCCGCCTCGACACGGCGAACGCGCTGGTGAAGTGCCTGCTCCTCGACTCTGACCTCCAGGGCAAGATCAACCGGAAGGAGATCACTCCCGACGTCGCGCTCCGGCTCGCCAAGAACGGAGGGAGCGCTGCCGTGCGCGAGGCGGTGACCGCGTCGACGGATTCGGAGGGGAAGGTCGACGGCAAGGCGGTCCGGAAGGCCGCCAAGGCAGCATCGCCGCCGCGGGCGAAGACGAGGTCGGCGAAGGAGATCGAGCGCGTCGAGGGCGACCTCCTCAAGAGCGGTGTCCACGGGCGCGTCATGGCGGCCGAGGCGCTCGCGTGGGCCCGCGGTGGCGAGCCGCCGGCGTGGCTGCGCGAGATCGTGGCCAAGGCGAAGCCAGCGAAGAAGAAGGGAGGCGCGTGATGGCCGAGGTGAAGCGACAGGGGCCGCGTCTGACGCTACAGGGTTCCTGCCATGGGTGCGTGTACGAGCATTCGGAGCACTACTGCATCGAGGACGGCAACGACGTCGACTCGGGGCACGACGTCTACTGCGCGAACGAGAGAGCGGTGTCCGCGGCGCCGGCGCTGAGCGCCAATGGGCTGCGCCGCATCGGCGACACGACCTGGCAGACGCCGGACTGGTGTCCGTTCATCGCGGCGGCCAAGGCGACGCTCGCCGCGGATCTGGCGAAGGGAGACGGGTGATGAAGAAGAAGACCGAGGCGCAGAAGGAGCGCGAGCGGATCGCCAAGCTGGTGCGCCGGATCGCGGTGCGAGTCCACGACGTGTTCGCGCAGTGGAGCGGTCGGCCGCTCGTGGTGACCGGCATCGACGACGCTCGTCATGTCATCGTGCGCGACGCGACGACGGGCCGGTCGGTGCGTGTGCAGAAGGCACGCCTCCAGCGCGAGTACGCGCGCTGCGGCGAGCTGGCTGCGGTCCGCGCGCACCGGGCCCTGGCCAAGTTCGACGCCGCGAAGCGAGCACGTGGGGTCCGGCGATGAGCTACGCCGAAGGTACCACGGTCACCGTGGAGAAGAGCAAGGCGGAGCTGGAGAACGTCGTGCGCAAGCACGGCGGGTACAACTTCGGCAGCGCCGCGCGTGACGATCAGGGGCTGGCGCTCATCTTCTTCACCATCGGTCAGGGCCCGAAGATGCGGCAGGTCCGCGTCGTGCTCCCGCTGCCGAAGGTCACCTCCTTCCCGGAGGCGAAGCGGTACAAGGACAAGACCAGGGAGCAGCGCTGGGAGCAGGCGTGCCGGGAGCGGTGGCGCCTGCTCGTGCTCGCCGTGCGCGCCAAGCTCGAGTTGGTCGCCGCGGGGGCCTCGACGATCGATGCCGAGTTCCTGGCTGGGCTCACGCTCCCCGACGGCCAGACGGTGATGGAGCTGGTCGGCGGCGCCATTGCGGAGGCGTACCAGACCGGCAAGATGCCGCTGCTCACGGTCGGGGCTCCCGAGGTCCAGGCGGAGGTGATCGATGGATGATCTCACGCCAGAGAAGTGGTCGGGTACGGACAGCCTCACGCCGGAGGAGCGCCGGATCATCGAGCAGAGCTACGGCTACCAGCGCGACAAGGCGCTGCACCTGCGCGACAAGGCGTATCGCGATGTGCGTGCCGCGCTCGACGAGACGCTGGGGCCGCGGTTGACCAAGGCCCTGGTCTTCGTGGCTGGTCTCGTCGGGCTCGCGTCCGACGTCATCCGGAGGCGTCGATGATGCCCGAGCCCAAGCCGCACACCCGGCCGACGGTGCCGCTCCCGCCGATGCCGAAGCCTCATCACCTGCCGCTCGGAGGATCGGCACCAGGAACGCCAGGGCACCCTGGAGACGTCTACGACTGCGCCCGGTGCATGAAGTACGCAGCCGAGCACCCGGGCACCAAGCTGCCGGCGCGGAGGAGATCGTGAAGGACACCGAACAGCTACGACGAGAAGAACAGGACCAGCTCGCCCGCATCGCAGCGGGCTCCAAGCACACGCCTGCGTGTCGCGAGGGTGCTGGTGCATGCGTCTGCAACATCGGCAAGGGCGCCGCGTCGCGCACGCTCCCGCTCCCCTTCCCGGAGCCGATGCCGCCAGTGCCCGACAAGGTGCTGGTGGTCCCCTTCTGGCGTGTCTTCGCCGAGATGGTGTGCGAGGGCGACAAGACGATCGAGACGCGCGAGCGCCCCTTCGAGAAGAGCGCCCAGTGGTTGGGCGTGTACGCGGCAGAGAAGGTCGGCAGACTCACGCCGGCGGCCGCAGCACAGCCCGCCGCGAAGCGCTGGGTCGACGCCAAGGGCAAGGCCCTGCCCGATGCTCGGCTGGGGCCCGCGGGTCACGTCCTCGGCCTGGTCTGGGTCACGGGCTCCCGGCTCCTCGAGCCCACCGACCTGCCCCGAAGCCTGTTCTGGGAGGCCGGGCGGTTCGCGTGGCTGCTCTCCCACCACGTCCGGTTCAAGACCCCGGTCCCCTTCGTCGACCTCGCCGCCGAGGCCGGGCTCGCCGTCAGGGCTCCGCGGTCGGCGGTGTGGGTCCAGGGCCGGCAGCTCCGCGCTGCCATGGGGCCGGGGTGACCCGCGAGGACGAGCAGATCGTCGACCGTGGCTTCTTCCTGGTCGTCTGGATCGTCGGCGCCCTGTTCCTGGTCCCAAGGGCTGCCGACGGTCCCGTCGACAAGCTGGTCGTCGCACTCGTGCTCTGGGGAGCCGTGCCGGTGCTGGGAGAGGCGCTGGTCTGGGACCAGCCGAGGAGCGGAGCATGAACGTCGCCTGCATCCTGGTCGGCGGCCCCGACCGCGTCATCGAGGTGAACGGGGAGCGCATCCGCTTCGAGGACCACGGCTACATGGGGCCGATCCCCCTGACCACCCGCGGGCAGGAGCGCCGCCTTGGCTCGCGCCATCCCTTCTGGGATGCGGTCACCCGCTGGTACCGGCAGGGCAAGCAGCTCGCCCCCGACGGGCGTTGCCTCTGGGGAGAGCGCCCGGAGCCAAGCGTCCCCGGGCGGCGGGTGATCGGCGAGCCCTGCGAGGAGATGGAGGCCGAGTGTCTGATCGGCAGGCACTGGCAGTTGGTCGGGCCGGCCAAGCCCTCCCCGATGACCGCGGATCACCCGCGGCGACCCCTACCGCGCCGCCCCCTCGCCGTGTAGGCTAGCTCTCGCAACGCCAGGTCCAGCCTGGCACCTGACCCTACGGGGTGAGACCATCACGAGAAGGAGCTGAACCATGGCGGCGAAAAGGGCGGTACCGGGCAAGAAGGCGGCCGGCGCGGGCGGCGCGGCGAAGGCGGCGGGCGGGTCCAAGGCGCAGCGCGCGGCGGCGGCCGCGAACAAGGCCGGCGCGAAGTCGTTCGCCAAGGCCGCGGCGGCGGGCAAGAGCCCGAAGGCGGCGAAGGCGGCAGGGCTGAAGTCCGCGAGCAAGGCGGCGGCGAAGGTCTCCGGGCGCAAGAGCGTGCCCACGGGCGACTGGCACGCGTCGAAGGCCGGCCAAGCTCACCACGCCTCTGGTGGTGCTGGCGGGGGCGGGGCCTGAGCACCTCTCCCGCGCCATCCCAAAGCCTCCGCGTTCTGCGCTAGGCTCCCTCCGTGAGCAAGATCGAGACAACGCTGGCGGTGCTCGAGGAAGCCCGCTAGCACGTCATCGCCCGCACAGGCAAGTCGCAGGCGCTGGTGAGCTACAGCGACGGCAAGGACAGTCGGGTCATCGCCCAGCTCGCCGTGCGGACCTTCGAGCACGTCGTCGGCTTCTTCATGTACCTCGTGCCAAACCTCGAGTGCGTCGACACGGCGCTCGCGGAAGCCGAGCGTCGCTGGGGCTTCAAGGTGCTCCAGTACCCCCACTGGCTACTCTCGCGCCTCATCCGCAACGGTGTGTATCGGCCGCCGGCATCGGAGGATGTGCTGGCTGCGGTTCCAGAGTGGACCCTCCGGGACTGCTACGACCTCGTCCTGGGGGATACCGGCATCCCGCTCGTGCTGACCGGCGCGAAGGCCTCCGACTCGATGTGGCGTCGCCGCAACCTGAAGGCCGTCCAGTACCAGGAAGTGTTCCATCCGATCGAGAAGTGGCTTCGCGTCGACGTCGAGGCGTTTCTTGCCGCCAACGGCATCCCGATGCCGGTGAGCTCCGGCCGCAATGCGACGGGGATCGACCTGTCGACGCCGAGCCTGCTCTGGCTCTACGACACGTTCCCCCGCGACTTCGAGAAGCTCTGCCACTACTTCCCGTTCGCCTTCAGCGTCGTGGCCCGGCGTCGCTTCTACTCGATCACCGCGTAGGCTACGCTCCGCGGCCATGGGCGACACGTCCGCGAAGGCGACGGGGAAGAAGCTGACGATCAAGGACGGGTGCCCGAACTGCGGCAGCGCGCCCACCGTCGAATGCCATGTCAACTGCCCGGCGCCACGCGGCAGGCGGAAGAAGAAGCCGACCCTTGCCGACGAGTGCCCGGAGTGCAAGGCGCTGCCGAAGGTTCCGTGCGCGGAGACGTGCTCGGTGCAGCGCGCCGGCGTCACGAAGAAGGCCGTGCTCCCTGCGATCGGGTCGGAGGACGTCCAGCACCATCATCTCGACAAAGGGTATGAGATCGTCGAGATGGATCGTCGGATCCTCGGCGATGGGAACGCGCAGAACCCACGCTGGATCTCCATCGAGGGCCTTCAGCTCCTGACCGACAGCATCGTGGAGAACGGGCTCGTGGAGCCATCCATCGTCTGGAACAAGCGCCTCTGGACCGACGGCAAGCCGCTCGGCATGGTGGCCGGGCACCAGCGCATGAAGGTGCTCGACAAGACGAGCAAGAGCGGGCGGGCCTACCTGGTCAACGTCTCGGTAATCGACGTCGACGAGGACAAGCACATCGAGATCATGATCGCGCTCAACAACGCGGCGTCCCAGGGCGGATGGGACATGGCCCTCTTGGGCACGCTGGTAAAGCGCCCCGGCGTGAAGCAGAAGGCGATCGGCTTCGACACGACCGCGCTCTACCAGATGTTTGGCGCGACCGGCGAGGCCCTGAAGAAGGGCGAGGACACGATGGCGCTCTCCGCGGCGATGGAGAAGGCCAACGAACGGCAGGTGAACCTGAAGAAGGCGTTTGCGACGCGCGATCTGACCTCCTACTTCCTGGTCATGGTCTTCGACTCGCCGGACACGGCCGTGGCGGCGGCCGACTGCCTCTCGGTTCCCGTGACGACCTACGGCGAGGTCGGGTACATCGACGGCGCGCTCTACCTCCAGAGCAACCTCGACTTCCTGGCGACCAGGGCGACCGACAAGAACAGCCGGCCCGAAGACATCGGGATCCGGTGTCTGCGGCTCGGGCTCGAGGTCTTCGCCCCCATCAAGGATGGCGACAAGCGGGTGATCGCCGAAGAGGACCGTGTGGCAGCGCTTGGGTACGCTACTCAGGCGGTCGAGGCCCTGACGCTGAAGAGTTAGCCGCGCTCCCATGGGACGAGCCCGAGGCGGACGGCGCGGATGTCGTCCCCCTCGAACCCTGCGAAGTGCGTCAGCGCGCAGGCGAAGCCAGGGTTTGGCGAGCAGCACCCGGAGGTCTCCGGGCTCGAGCCCGCTGACCGCGCGCCAGCGGTGCGGTGCCGTCGCGTTCCCATTCCGCCCGAGCCCGCTGCTCCTCCTGTTGCTCGACGGAGCCGTGCTCACGGAACCATGCCGCCTCCTGCTCGTAGAGCTCGCCGCCGCTCACGTAGGTGAGCACGTCCTCGCGTACGAGGTTGTACTGCGCATCGAAGCGTCCAGTGGCACGCGGTCGCTTCACTGCGTACACGATGCACGCGTGTGGCCTCACGCGGAAGGGGTCGTCCATGCGCGTGAGCCTACCATGCCCCTCTCGTGGTAGCCTCGGGCTCACGGCGACTGGACGACGCCGTGGAGGAGCAGCCCATGGGCGAGAAGAGCCTTGATGATCTGGTGCGCGACATGCTCGCGGTCTGGGACGAGTTCACGAAAGAGAGCACGGGCCCCATCTGGAGGGAGTGTGTGGGGCGCACCGTGGAGGCGCTGCGGGAACGCATTAGCGGGCCATCGAAGCCCGGCATGATGCTGGAACTCGACGGGCACCTGCGGACCCGTATCACGAAGCTCGAGACCAGCGTGGTGCCCGGCGGCTCCGGCCCGGGGCCTGCCGTCATGGTGCGCCGCATCCGCTTCACGCTGCCGTCCGAAGCTAGCGCGCCAAGCGTCGGCAATGACGTCGAGTACCGGCTGAGGCGGGACAGCGGCGCGCAGTGCACGGGGACGGCGCGCATGGTGGGCGTTCAAGACGATGGCGAGCTCGCCAACTTCGAGCTGGAGGGGCCGCTGACGCGGTTCGACGACGAGGAGCCCCCGGCGGAGGAGGCCGCGCCAGCGCCCGTCGAGCCGAGCGAGGCCGTGCGCAAGGCCGTGGACGCGGCGATGAACCGGGTCTGGCAGAAGGGGAACGACGCGAGGGCCTACAGCTTCTTTGCCGTGTACCAGGAGGCCGTGCGCGCCGAGCTGACCGACGCGGAGACGAGGCCCACAAGCTTGAGGGGGCCGCGGCTCTCCTCAACGAGGTGACGAAGGCGTGCGAGGCGGCGGACCAGCGAGCACCGGAAGCAGAGCCGTACTACCGCGGGTACGCAGATGGCAGGACCGACCTCGCAGCGCGCGTGCTGGAGATCCTCGGCGGGGGGCCGCTGTTTGCCTGGGTGCACCGGCTCAATCGCGCCATGCGCAAGACCGACGCGGCGCCGATCCCGATGCTGCTCTGGTGCCCGTTGTGCAGGACGAAGCACGTCGACGTCGGGGCGTTCGCGACGAAGGCCCATAAGGACCATGCCTGCCAGAACCTTGCCTGCGGGCTGGTCTGGAGGCCGGCGAAGGTCGCGACCGTGGGAGTGGACTGCCTGCCCGGGTACAAGGACGAGGCGCCGCAGGCGGCCGTTCCAATGCTGGATGGCAAGACGACGCCCGAGCAGGCTATGGAGATCCGGCGCCAGATGACGCGCGGCGATCTGGAAGCAGCGCTCCGCGGAGCCGGATGGACGCAGGAGCAGACGCCGCCGCATCGCTGGTTCCGGCCTGGAGGTGGTGGTCTGCTCGGACTCCACGAGATCGCCGTCCTGCACGAGAGCGGGAGGCTCAAGCTGCTCAAGCCAAACGAAGGGGAGACCATCGACGAGTACCGGACGAGAGCAGGGCAGCGGGGGGCCGTCGCGCTGTGGCCCTCGACGCTCGTGTGGCGCAACGGTTCGTGGTCGAACGCCTGACGCTGTGTGACAGCGGCACAGCTTCTGTCATACAGTACGGGCATGCCCACAGCCGAGCGAGAGATCGCCGTCGTCTACGTGACCAAGTCCGCGCTCGCCCGCGGCATCGAGTTGGTGCGCGTCGAGATCATTGGAAGCACGGCCTTCCCGATCGGCGGGCGCCAAGCAAACCCGCTGGGCCTTGCCCCGAAGGACTGGCACCGCGGCGAGGCAGCGGCGCGGGCCCGCGTTCTCCAGATGGTGGAGGCGAAGAAGAAGAGCTTTGACAAGCAGCGCAAGAAGCTGGAGCAGCTCGCCGCCGACGTCGCCGCGGGCAAGCACAAGGTCGTGGACAAGACCAAGGGCTCACGATGAACGACTGGATCAAGCAGATTGCGGAAGACATCATGGTCGAGCAAGTGCTCGTCGGCAAGCTCGAAGCGGTGAAGGACTACGACGAGCACGGGTTCTACCTGGGGATCGGCTTCCGCGAGCCGATTCTCTTCGTGCCCAAGCGCAAGGGCACATGGACCGAAAGTCGCTTCCGCGCGGCTGAGGCCGGGAGGTCACGGGAGCCGGTGGAGATCCCAGGACGCGTCGGGGTCTGGCGCGTGACCGAGCTCTTCTTGAGCGCAGCACTTCCGCTCGAATGGGACGGCGAACGATGGGTTGAGGGCCGGATGTCGCTGGCGCACCGCGGCCAGATTCCCGGCGGCGTTCCGTGCGTCGCGGTCCGTGTCGTGCCGTGGGAGCCCGAACCGCGCCAAGAACCTGAGCGCGCGCCGATGGACGCGGCCGAGGTCAAGCCGTGCCGCATGTCGCTCTCCCTCCCCGTCGATGCGCTGACGGGGCCGTTTCCCGACTATGCCAAGATCATGTTCGACAAGATCGCGAAGGGCATCGCAGCGGACGAGAAGCGTCGCGAACAGGAGATGCTCGGGCGTGGTGACTCAACGATCGGTCCTACGTGGTAGAGGTAGATCATGGACGACGCACCCAAGCCTCGCGTGTCTCCTCGGCTGTCGCTGTTGTCTCTGGGCTCGCTCCTGACGATGACGGCGGTCGCCTTCTCCGGGCTCGACCTGAGCCCTGACGACGTGGCCCGCATGACGGTCAAGCTGGCCGCTGACGGCCGTGCGCTCGTCGCCATGCTCAGCCAGCGGGTAGGCTTCCGGCCGCTCGCCGACGCCTTCCAGGTGCAACTATGAGCCGACGCCGCATCGTCGACGTCCCCGCCCTCATGATGCGCCGCGAGGCCGTCGACCGGGCCTTCGTCACCTACGACATGCTCCAGCACCGTCCCTCGACGTCCGCCTCGATCGGCGAGCAGCTCCGCGCGAAGGATCCTGCCGCCGTTCTCCGGCTCACGGCGACGGGCTCGACCGCGGACGTCTGCCCATGCGGCCGTCCCGCCGTTCACGAGAGCGGCTGGTGCGGCACCCCGTGCTCCTACGCGCAGGGCTGCACCGGCTGTGTCCTCCGCTCCGGCAAGGTGCACGGCTGCCATCACGTCGAGCCTGAGTGCGACTGGTGCAGATGCCGGAGGGCCGACCAATGAACACGAAGGCCGAGCGGCTGGCCGCCCTGCCCGTCGAGGACCCCGTGACCTGGACCCCCCGACACGAGCGCGAAGCCTTCGCCTCCGGCGCCCAGCTCGTCGCCGAGCAGATCCGCAAGGGCCTCCCCCCCTCCACCGCCCACGACCGCCTCACCTCCCTCACCTTCTTCTCCGAAGACGGCTTCCGGCACTGGCTCGCCACCGCCGGCCTCCCTCCCGCCCGCATCGACCTCGAGCTCAGCCGACTCCACGAACGCATGGGGACCGCCGACGAACCGACCCCCGCACCGGCCAAGCCCGGCCCGAGAACCCACTACGCCGGCCCCCTGCGGTGGAGGAGTGCCGCCCACGGCATCGTCGTGGCTACCCGGGGGTTCCCGGTGTGCTGCTCCGGCCGAGCCGCGATCCGGATCGCCGACGCCGGAACCGTCACCCGCGACCGCCCCAAGGTCACCTGCTCGAACTGCCGCTCCCGTCTCGTCCTGGCAGACGCCTACTCGGCCGAGAAGCCGCGCGCGCGTGCCACATAGCCCCGAAACCCGCATTCCTGAAGCCATGCCCCAGAAGCCCCGCCAGACCAAGCGCAAGCGAAAGGCCGACCCGCACTGGTCAGACTTCCTCGAGAACCCGTTCAAGCCCGAAGATCCCCTCAACGCGGAGTTCAGGGGCATCCTTGCCGCCCAAAAGAAGCACGAGGAGAACTTCAGGGGCGAGCTAGAGGCCGCCTTCAAGGCCAAGGATGGCAAGGTCGGCCACCCGCTCACCATGGACTTCCAAGCGGTGGTCAAGGCGGCGTCGCTCTTCATCCAAGGCGCGAAGCGCAATCCAGCCTTCCAGCAGCAAGGCGTGCCCCTGGCGACCTTGGCGTTCTGGTTCGTGGAGGGCACCGACCACAAGAACGACGGCTTCCCCGTGAAGGCAAAGCAGCCGTTCAAGGCGTTTGTGGAGTTCTGGAGGCATGTCGATTCGACCCGCCACAACCTCTGGGCCATCATGCTCCAGCAGCTATCGAAGGGCAGCGCGGCCGAGATGCGGCGCCAACTCGAGCGGCACTACCCAGACGACTGGGCCGGCATCCCCGGAGCTCCGCCGCCCTCCGTGACCGAGGCCGAAGTGCTCCGGCACCAGTCCGAGGTGTTCCTGGCCGGCGTCCGGGAGGCCCTTGGACCGGAGGCGACAGCGAAGCTCCTGGCCCACATGGCGCAGAAGCACGGCCTCCCCGTCCCGCAGCCGCCTGGACAGGGCGGGCAGGGACCTGGCTCAGGGGCCCCACCGTCCGCTGTGTGACAGCGGCTGCGGCTGGTGTATGACAGAGTGCTGGAGGTCTGTATGACAGCGAAGAAGAAGCGAGCTCGCGGCAACTGAGCGCACTGTGTGACAGCGCCGGCCGGTTGTGTCATACACGACGCCACGGTACTGTGTGACAGTACGGAGGAGGGACGAAGCGATGGACGACTACCGGCAGCGGGAGGGCTTCGGGCAGCGGGCGCCGATGACCGACGAAGAGGCGATCGAGAGGATCCTCGCGCTCTGGCCAAACCAGGCGGGCTATGCGCAGAGCCTGGTTCTCATTTTCCGGTGCAATCGGGGCATGGGCAAGACCGTGCTCGAGGCGTTCAAGGAGGTGCTACTCGCGACGCTTCCAGACGAGGAGCTGGAGAGCGCTGTCGACGCGGACGCGCAGCGTGCGCTCGAGCGACGGCGAGCGACCAAAGGCGGTGGCGCATGACGACTAAGCCGGTCTTCGCCTGTGAGAAGCGCGTGGCAGCGTGGGGCTGCATCGACCAGAGCAACGAGAAGCATCGGGTTGCCGCGACCGACATCGCCTGCGCGGAGCACGGTGTGGGGCCTGGCGTGTCCTGCCCAGGGCTGGACCCTTACAAGCATCACCCGCTGTGCAGCGGTGCTCACGCAGACGGCGAACCGTGCACCGGCGCCGAGACCATGCCGCCGGCGCCCCTCCCCGCTCATCACCCTCACGTCGACCGTCGAGGCGCGGGCGCTCGCGCCGAGGCCTTCCTCGCCGGGCACTCGGTCCTGTGCGCGCAGCTCGGCAGCGATCCAGCGTGCCCGGGGCCCGGCGAGGAGGCGCCCGATCCAACCGACTTCGAGGCCACCCGTCTGCAGGTTCTCGCGAATCCCATCGCGCGCGCAGCCTATGACCGCGCCCGCGCCGCACGCTTGGCGTCCCCGCGCGAGGAGGCGCCCGACCTGGAGGCGATCGAGGCGCTATCGGGCGAGGTATGGCGCGGGAAGACGGCGCTGCCGGGGTACGGCGCGCACGTCTGGACGGTGGCCGTCACCAACGAAGGACACCGCGGGATGATGCCGTGGCGGTGGCACGAGCCCCATGCATGGCAGAGCCCCGTGGGTCCCCTGACGATCGCGGGTGAGTGGACCGTCTGCTGCACCGACGACGTGACGCGCGCCATCCTCGCGGCGTGGGCTCTCGACGAGCGGGCGGCCCGGGAGAGGGCGGAGCGGGAGCGGGGCGATGTGATCGCGCAGCTCGCCGCGCTGCTGGTGCCGGTGGATGTGGAGCCCCGCGACACGCTCGTCCGTCGGCTCTTCCCCGCGTGGACTGGACCGGATGCGGACCACCATGGCCGATGCGCGGCAGCCGGTGTTGCTGAGGCTATCGACATCCGCGACATGTGGCACGCCCGCGCCACCGCCTCCCTGCGCGCCGAGTTCGATCGCTACAAGACGGGCGCCGAGGCCGACATCCAGCGCGAGACGGACCGTGCCGACGACTCCGAGACGGAGTGCGCCTCCTTGCGCGCCCGGCTCGCGGATGCGGAGCGGAAGATCGAGCAGATGTACGCGGCGCAGCTCCGCTGCCACCACGGCTACGACCTCCGCGACAAGTGCGACCTCTGCAAGGAGGAGGGCGTCTATGGGACGGGCCTGGTCGACCTTGTGGCCGCCAAAGCCGGGGCAGTCAACGCACTGCGCGAGGCGACGGAGATGCGTGGAGGCCGTGATGAAGCGATCCGGCGCGCCATCGAGGCGGAGGCGCTCGCGGCTGGCCTCGAGCGCGACGTGGCCAAGCTCAACGCGGAAGGCGTCCATGCCGGCATCCGCGTTCGGCAGCTTCGCGCTGTGGTAGATGCGCTCCCGACCTGCGCCGCGGAGCCGGAGCGTGGCTGCGCGATGGCCGATGGGCGGCAGATCAACATCGCCACGAAGAAGGTCCCGTTCTCCTCCTGCTTCTACTGCGACGAGCACGCGCCTGCCGACGCGCACGACCTTCCCTACGCCGGCGCTCTGCGGGATCTGCTCGCCAAGGCGGTGCCGTAGATGCCGCGGCCGGCGAGCACGGAGCCGAAGACCCGTCTCAGCCTGGAGCTGCCCGAGCGCACGAAGGCCAGGCTCGAGCGCGTGGTGGCGCTCTCGGAGGCTGACAGCAAGACGGAGGCGATCCGGCGCGCGCTCACGTTCTACGAGGAGTTGATCCTCGCCCGTGACCAGCGCTGCCGCATCATCATGCGCGCCGAGGACGGCACCGAGCGGGAGATCCTGGTGGTCTGACGACATGGCTCCGGGAGCACCATGCCCCCGGAGCCCGTCGCCTTCTTCACAGGGAGCAGCGCGCTGTATGACACGGCTGTGTGGACCAGCGCAAGCGGGTGTCATACAGTGCAGCCAGCGCTGTCACACAGCGTGGAGGGAGGTCTACTACTTCGGGTGCTGGAACCAGTCGGGCCACTTCCTGCACGCGCCGGGCGGGCGCACGGTCTACGACGATGGCTTGGAGTGGTATCGGCGCGGCGCCCATCGCCACCACCTGGATGGAACGCTCGCGCCCAAGCGCTGGAGGTGGCGGCACGGTGGCGCGCTCTGCTGGCAGGGCCAGGGCACCACCAAGGAGGAGAGCGAGCGCGTTCACTACGACGCCGACGAGCTTCCGCAAGGCCAGTTTTTGCGGCACGTCCTCGACAACGGCTTCACCGCGCTGGCCTGGTGGGACCGCTGCCAGGGCGACGAGCGCGGGGCCTGCAACAGCGTCTTCCTGATGGAAGGCGAGCACGACACGCCGTCGATGCTGGCCGCGCTCAGGGAGCACTTCCCGCACGTCGTCGCCAACCTCGAGCGGCACGTCGTCGCACTGGTCGAGGTCTTCCCGTCGACTGTATGACAGCGCGCCAGGCAGTGGTACCCTGCCGGGCATGGACGACACCAACAGCTTCAAGCCGAACGCCGACGAGGCGCTGGCACTCTACCAACTCTACCAACGCGTCGTGCAGCACGTCGCGCTCGGAGGGGATCAGGCTCGCGCCCTCTGTCCCGACGCGAAGCCGACCCTCCAACAGGAGCCGACGATCACGTACGGCGTGCTCGATGGCATCCGAGGACGACTCGGCGGCAACTACGGGGTCTTCACCAAGCGCGATCTGATCGCGACCATCGAGTACGACCTGACCAAGGGGGACAAGTGGATCGCCGACGCACTGAAGAAGAGGGCCGGTGAGGACGTGCCCGCGGACGGGAGCGGCTCGTGACTGACACCAACTACAGCCAGCAGCAGTCGGAGTGCGCGGAGTCGGCGCGGCTCTACCTCGACGGGCAGCTCCTCGAGACCAGCGCGGTCGCAACGTGGCGCGCTCGCGAGCGGACACGGCCTCCCCGAAGTCTGTGGTCTGTGCCCGGGAAGGCGAGCCGCAAGATCATCTTCACCGTGAATGGGAGGGACGAAGGCCTCCACGACGCCTTCGTCGAGGCTCGGACGATCACCTACAAGATCGTCGACGGCGAGCGTACGTGCGAGGGGCAGTGCCACGTCACACACATGAGCAAGAGCGGCACGACTGAGGAGGCACTGCTCGAGGGCGAGCCCGCCGAGTGGACCAAGGCCGGGGGCATCACCGGCAAGCTGGACGAGCGCGCCTCGCTCACGCTGAGCGGCTCACGCGAAGACATGGCCAAGCTCCGCGACGCGGTGTGGCACTGTATCGAGCACAAGCTTCGGATCTTGGACGTGGGGCCTGTGCTGGGCGCGCGCGTCCTGACGCTGCACCGCATGACCAGCGATGACTGGCCACAGGCACAGGCCGAGGGAACGTTCTGGATCTGTGCGCGCGAGGCCGGACTGCGCGTGCTGCGCGGAGCGCTCGACGACGTGGTGCGCGCAGTCGACCGAGGCGTGGAGCACCCGAAGTGGCAGTGGGTGCTTCCCCAGGGCCAGGAGATCAACGGCTGCGGCGTGCTGCGCATCGACGTGCGGGCGGAGAAGCAGGACCAGGTCCAGCCGGCGCAGCATCAGGTGTGGCGCGCAAAGATCGGGACCGCCACGGTCATGAGCACGCCGGGCGAGCAGGTCATCTTCGACAGGCCTGGCTGGGTCTTCTCCAAAGCGGACGTCGTCAAGCACTGGGAGTGCATCGGCGTCGCGCTGGAAGACGGCAGGCACGTGCTCGTCGACGAGACGTGGGAGTATGCCATCCGGGCCCGTCCCGGTGAGCGGGAGGGCGTCTCGAGCGCTGTCCTCGGCGAGGTCACCAGCGACGAGTGCTTCACGATTGGCACGAGCGGCCGGCTCTCGTTCGAGAGCGTGCGCGCCGAGCCAGACCGCTGGCGCAAGGTCGAGCCGAACACGCTGGTGGTGCGCGACGGCTCCGGGAAGACGCGCCCGGCGTCATACACGCCTGGCCAGGTCGTGGAGACGTCCGACGGGCAGCTCCGATGCGTGGCCAGCGGCTCGTCGCAGGACCGTCCAGCCTTCTGGGAAGAGCGCGGCAACGTCGAGGTCTGCCCGGCCTGCGGCACCGTACGCGAGGGAACCGCGGGCGCTGGGCTCGCCCACATGGAGCGGTGCACGGCGTACCGGCAGTACGTCGCTTCGCGGAAGACCGCGGCGAAGCACATCGCCGCCGAGCTGGTCGAGAAGCCGCGCACCATGCTCGCCGACCCCGACGGCAGCCTGCGTCTCGACGCTCCGGCCCCCTCCGCTGCGTTCGACTTCCGCACGCTGAGCACGGAGCTGGAGCCCGAAGGCATGCTCGTGGCCCAGCTCCGGAGCGTCGCCGGCGTCATGCACGTCGCTTGGCAGGTCGTCGCTACCGACGAGACGACGACGCCCGCGCAGTTCAACCAGATCATGGCGCACAGCCGTGGTGAGCCCGCGCTCGCGCGCATCAACGCGTTCCGCGTAGGCAAGGCCGGCACGGCGGGCCTGCTCCGCTGCATCGTCAACCACGGCCTCAACGACAGGGGCGAGGTCGACCCGCGGCTCACGTTCGTGGCGAAGTGGTGGGTCCCGACGGAGCAGGGGCTCGAGGTCTTCACGAGCATGGTCTTCACGAGCTGCGAGCAGGAGCACCTCGCCAACGTCCGGCACCCGACGACGGGGGAGCATGCGAACTGGGCGGCTCGAGCCTTCCAGATGCCCGATCCGTCTGCGCCCATCGAGTTCGCGGGCCCGACCGTGCATGGCATCGAGCAGACCGCTGCCAAGGCGCTCGGCGTGCCCGTGCTCTGCGTGCGGCGCGGGCATGGTGAGGTCGCGCTCTACGTCAGCGGCGGCGTCGAGATCATGGCCAAGTGCTTCCGGCTGACGCGGAGCCTCATGGATCACATGCCTGCGGTGAGCTTCGTCGTGGCGGCGAGCCAGATGCCGGCGTTCTGCGCGCTGCTCGCCGCGGCCGCTGAGGCGCTCTGGTGGCAGACCGTCGTCGACATGGGCGCGGTCCTCGTCGCGATCCTCCAGTCCGAGCTCTGGGTGACCCGCGAGGTCGAGCACCTCCTGGCCGAGGATGCGGCCGAGCACCCCTTCCCTGCCTGGCTGATCGAGGTCAGGCGCCGCACGATCCTCGCCATGCTCGAGGGGGCACCCCCTTTCCCGCCGCGGGACATGCTGACGGTGGATCACGTCGCCGAATGCCTGGACGGGCTCCACGAACACGAGGCGAGGCGTGGTTCCGGGCGCTGGATGTCCCGCGAGGCGGTGCTCTGGTACGCGGACGCGGACGGGATCCCGCCGCTGGTGCAGACCTACGAGGACATGCGATCCGAGGCGCGAGGAGACACGCTCACCGGCGCCGAGTACGCCATCCTTGGCCGCTACGACGAGCGGATGAAGCGTCGCAAGGCGCTGCGCGCGCTCTCCGGCGAGCAGAGCCTCGCCGAGGCGTTCGGCAAGGTCGAGTACGTCTGGGTGGAGACCAACGAAGACACGGACAGCGTGAACGGTGGCGACATGGTCCTGAGCGCCGGCGACCCGCAGCGCGACACCTTCCAGCGCTTCGACACGGACACGGCATGCTCGGCCGTTGTTGGGGCGCTCCTCATCGCGCGCGGCCTGCATGGTGGCAACCGATGAGCACCATCATCTACCCGAAGGACGAAGCGGCCGGGATGCGGCGGGCGCTCGACGCAGCGCGCATGCTGGCCGAGGCCGGCGGATCTGCTGCGCTCCCCTTCCCGCTCGACCCGATCGTGCTCCAGCGCCTGATCCGGGAGAACGCGGCCGCCGCGCAGCACCTGGTCAACATCCTGACGCCTGGCGCGCAGCAGGCGTCGCCGACGCTCCTCACGCCGTTCCCTCGCGGCGCTCGCCGGCTGGCCTCGCTCGAGGACCAGGACGAGCTTCCGCCCCTCGTCTCCGCCCGCCGCTAGCTCTCCGGCCCGCAGTAGCGGGCGACCAACGCGAGCAGCTTGTCGAGCTCGAACGGCTTGCCGAGCTGGGCGACGGCGCCCTCCGGTTTCGGGTCTCGTGCCCACGTTGACATGGTCACGACGGGGACGCCCGTCTGCACGAGCGCTGGCAGCAACTCCTGGCCGCCGCGCAGCATCATGTCGAACAGGACCAGGCAGGGAACGGACGTCTGCGCGATGTGGAGCGCGGTGATCGCGTCATGGGCGAGCATCACGCCGCAGTCGTGCAGGCTCAGGAGGTCTGCGAGCGTGCAGCAGACATCGCGGTCCGACTCGGCCACGAGGACAGTTCGGGGCATCCGGCCCGGATAGGACAGGCAGAGCCGATCCGGAAGCCCCCGTCTTCACGGCAGCTTCCACCGCTGCGCCTGCCAGTCCCAGGCGATCCTCTTCTGCCTCCACAACCAGTGCAGCACCGCGACGTCGCAGGCGATCTCCGCCTTCGTCCCATCGGCGAGCGACAGGCACGGCACGGCGATCTCCGTCGTCGCCTTCGGCCCGGTGCGCAGCGCCGCCAGCACGGCCTCGATCTCGCCAGCGGACGGTGGCGCGCCGAGCCGCTCAGGCGGCCAGGTCACTCGCGCTCCTGAGGCGGTCGGTACGCGCTGGAGCGGGGACAGGCCAGCTTGTGGCGGCCGCGTCGCTGTCCTGCCGGTCGGCACATGCACACGGCGTCCGGCGCTGGTGTTCGCTTCAGGAGCCGGGCCAAGCGGCATCTACCAGCCCTCGAGCGCGTGCCGCTCCTGCGCCTCGCGCTTCACGCGGGAGCGGTCGGCCTTCATCCGGTGCCGGAGCTTGCGCGTCAGCTTCGACGCTCGCGCGTTGATGGTCTGCCGGCTGGTGACCTGGCCGAGCCAGCGGACCGGGATCGGAACGAGCCTGCCACGCCGGACACGATGCGGGACCCCGTCGACGTAGATCGGCTTGCTCATGCGTTGTCCTTGGGCGCGTCCAGGCCCTGGGCAGCGAGGATCTCGCGTGCGATCTGAAGGCTCTCCCGACGCGACAAGGTGACCGGCAGCCGGAGGATGATGGCGACGTCGGTGCGCCCGCTCACGGTCCTGAACTGGAGCTGGCCATCCTCGTTCACCGCCAAGGCGGCTGGGTCTGGCGGCGGAAGAGGCGCTGGGCTCTCCGGCTCCGGCGGCTCTGACCAGAGGCCCTTCCACCATGAGGCGAGGCTCACCCCCGCCTCCCGCGCCGACGACGCTGGTCAGGCTTCGGTTCCGGCGGAGGCTCGCCACGGCCTCGCCGAGGGTCGGCGTCGTAGTCGACGACCCGGCGCTCGACGAAGGGCTCCTCGGCGTAGAAGTCCTGCTGGCCCGCATCGGGCACGAAGTCCACGACGGGCCGCGGGTCGATCGTGGTGGTGGTCTTGCCCTCGCCGTCGATGTCGACGGTGGTGGTCTGGTAGACGAGGGGCTCGGTCAGCACCAGCGTCCTGGCCCCCGATGCGGGCTCCCCGTCGAGCACGGCCCCGACTCGGTCGGCTCCGTCCTGCTCTGGCTCGTCGGAGGTGAAGAGGACTCCCCTCGCGCGGAGGGCAGCCATCTCCTGCTGTGCATGGGGGCCGGCGGTGACGTGCACGACGGGGATCGCCGCCAGTTCGTCGGCGGTCTTGAGCAGGCCCTTCCGGCGCATGGCGTCGATCATGGCAGGATGCGTCGCCCCGTTGTCGGTCGACTCGTTGGCCAGACGGTCCGCATTGGCTCGGCGGAGTCGCTCCTGGGCCTCGGCCACGACGTCCTCGCGCGACGGTGCACCGTGCTTGGGGAGTTGGTCGCGGACTAGCGACAGCAGCGTGGGCACCTCGACGATGAGCGGCGGACGCGGAGGCTTCTCGTCCCCATGAACGCACTTCGGATGGTGGCACCAGCGGCCATCTTTCCATGTTGCATGGCAGCATGCCGGAGCCTCTGCGATCCGCGTTCCGACCTTGTCGAGGAAGGACCGCCCATCTTCGCCCGTCGCGTCGCACATGCAGTGCCCGCGGTAGTTGGGGCCGTACAGCGTCTGGCACCGCTCGCACGCGCAGAGCGGGTACTCGACGTGCTTGGGCCAGTGGCCGAGCTCTGCGGCGATCTCCTCCGGGAACGCCTCGGCGTAGGCGAGCGCGACGTGGATCTGCTCCTCGGTCAGGTGCGGGTACTGCTGGCGGACCTCGGCGCACCCGCCCTGCTCGTGCCAGGAGATGACGGTGGAGACGGGCATGCGGGTGCCGACGAGGCATGCGCGGCCGCCCATCGTCTCGGCGATCTTCGTGACGTCGTAGGCCTCCGTCTCCTTGTTCGGGCGGATCCAGGCCCAGAACCGCATGCAGGTCTGGCCCTTCGAGCGCGCCTTCGTGCAGGACCGCTGCACCGGGAACTCCGGAACGGGCGCGCCGCAGAGCACGCAGGCGACGCCACCAGCGGCCTCGGCATACTTCGTGGCCGCGTGCTGGTGCAACGCGACGTCGACCTCGCGGTACCCGCCCTCAGCCTCGCCGTCCTCCAGTTCCGGAAGGTCGAGCTTGCCGCGGAGGCTGCCGAGCACCCGCGCGTCGGCCTCGCGCCGGTGCCAACCGATCTCGGCCGGTACACCTGGCGGCGGAGGGCGCGTCGCCAGCTTCACGCCCTCGTCGAGCGTCTCGAGCATCCGCCGGTTGTAGAGGAACCCGAGCCGCACCAGCTCCGCGATGGTTGTCAGCCGGTCGTGCCCGGTCGCGCGGCCCCGGTCGACGATGTCCTCCTCGACGTCGGGCGGGAGCGCCTCTACGGGGGCCGCTGGGCAGTCCATCCCGAACCCGATCCGGAGCCTCGCGTCGACCACGTCCGCGACGGTCTTCTCCTCCGCCTCGGCCTGCTCGTCGATCTTGGCTCGGACCTCGGGGCTCACCGTGCACGACAGGATCGGCCGCTTGCGCACGACTGCGGCCGCCTGCTTCTCAGGCTTCTTCGCTCTCGCCATGACCACTGTCATACAGTGCAGCAGGGGGATCCGCAAGTTGTCACACAGTGCGCGACCAGGGTGTGTGACAGCGCATCGGACCGGGCATGGACGACACCAACCCGACCAACCCGCAGGAAGCCGCCCGCGCCATCCATCTGGCCCTGGACGCTCTCCTGACGCTGCTGACAGCGAAGGACGCCGACAGATGCCTCTGGCCACCGCCCGAGGTGCATGACGCGAGGGTCGCCCTCCGGAAGGCCCTCCCTTTCTTCAAGGCGCCATGGCCGGTCGAACACCTCGTGCACGAGCGAGCCGCAGATCAAGAGCAGATCCTGGCAGCCCAGAACAGGACGATGATGGTCCGGGACGTCAACTACTGGCGAGCGTGCATGCAGGCCTGGTTGCACTGGACGGTGCATGCTCCAACGTCCTTGGCGCAGGTGTCGCGGTGAAGCTCGTCTGCCCACGCGACCCGAACGGTCCCGACGTCTGCTCGTACTGTGCCTGGTTCCTGGCCTTCACGCGCCCGCCGATCCCGGAGCCGCCCCCTGGACAGTGCGCGCTCCCGATGATCTTCACCCAGGACGAGCTCGCCGAGATGCTCGCGAGGCCGGAGCCGTCAGGGGCCGCGCTCGGGGCCTCGCATCATGATGGCGAGAGCGCCAAGGGCGGGGAACGGTTCTAGCTCGGCGAGCGATGGTGCCGGGCAGGTCACTCCGGGCGGGATCGGTACGCCGCGCAGCACGCACAGGCATGACGGGCAGCGGCAGTTCTGCCAGCCGCCTTCCGGCACCGGGGGCCGCTTCATAGCCCGACCAGGACGGGCGGTAGGCTCCGCGCATGGCAGGCCAAGCAGCGGAGGAGACGCCCCTGGTGCCAGGAGCGATTGCTCCAGCGGCCGAGCACGCCCTTGGGCCTGATCGGGTGCCCGCAGTCGAGCGTCATCTCGACCATCTCACGACCACCGTGGCCGATGTACTTCTCGGCCTTCACGGCTCGGCACGACGGCCGGAAGTCTCGACCGTGCGTCGGCGGCAGGCGCCAGACGAAGATCATCAGCGCGGCGATGGCGTTGGCCTCGGGGTCGCCGGCGCACAGGGCCGCCTTGAAGCGTTCCGCGGCGATGTCCTGCCACCGATGAAGCCCGGTGATCCAGCCCGAACGGCGCGGGCGGCTGAGCGCCATGGTGATGCACTCGCGCTCTACGCGCTCCCGCACGTCTCTGCCGTAGGCTTGCTCCACCTGCTCGAGCGCGCGCTTGCTCTCGGCCTCGGAGAAGCGCAGAAGCTTGTCGAAGTCGACGATCGAGATGAGGTCAAGTCCTCGATGGTGGTCGATCTTCATGGTCACGCCTCCTTGTGGTCCGCGACGGCGTCGACGAGCCGGGCGAGCGCGTTGCCCCTGCCGCGCCCGTGTAGCTCCGCCAGCACCTCGACGAACAGGATCGCGATGCCGGCGAACCGGAGCTGCTCCTCGAGCCTGGGCACGTCCCAGTCTGTGCAGGCGACGCTGCCTGCCCACTCGATCGCTGGGCAGCGGTAGAGCCGTGCATCGCAGCGGATGGCCTCTGGTGCCTTTTCGTAGCCGATGGGCATGCGGCGCAATGAGAACAGAAGCAACGACTCACGAGGCACTGGAACGAGGTAGTGGGGCAGCATGCGCTCGAGGAGCCAGCGCACCTCATCCTTGCAGCGCGGGTCTAGGATCGGCGTGATCCTCTCTTTCAGCCAGCACCTCTCGCAGAACGACTTCCCGTCGGTGAAGTCTTTCATCTCCGCCCACTCTTTGCAGATCGAGCAGCGAAACGACGCCGGGACGCTCATAGCCGTACGACCTCCGGCAGCGCGCCGACCCACTGCGCCACGACCTCAGCCGGCGAGCGCGGGGCCCTGGCGACGATCTCGACGGCGAACTCGACGTCGTACTCGTAACCGTAGTCCGTCCACGACTTGGTGTACGTCGCCTCGATGTCGACGAGGAACTCCTGGCCCGGCGCGATGCCTTCGCGGAGCATCCAAGCGTCCCAGTCCTGATCCCAAGCGAGGTCGAGGATGTGCGTCCAGCCGCTCTCGCGGAGTTCTTCGTCGTGGTAGTCGTCGCGTCGACCGATCCAGCGCTCGCCGACATCCTCGGGCCCGTCGCCGATGCAGTCGATCCGGAGCCAGACGTACTGGCGTGATGTGGGGTTCTTCTTCCCCGTCGTGATGTAGGCGTTGCAGCCGACCGGCAACAGGTGCGGATCGATCTCGCCGTAGATCGGGAAGGCGTCGTCCCAGTCGGGGATCTCGTCCCCGTCGGCGTCGAACTGACGGATCTCGTCGGCGAAGATGCGCCAGCCGTCATCGACGAGAGGCTTGGGCGGCGCGAGCGCGGAGGGGCTGACGACGGCGACCGCGGGCGCGGCTGACCTCTCGGGGTGCGGGATGGGGCCGATCATGATCGGCCACCGTTCAGCGCTTCGCGGAACGCTTCCGTCAACTCCGACGGGATCGGCTGCGACTGGCGCCCATGTAGCGTAGATCGATCCCACCTCACATAGACGGGCACGCCATCCTTCGTCACGTTCACGCGCGGCATGCCCTCCGGCCCCGTGTCGAGCCACGCACACCAGGTTGCGCCGTCTACGATGACCGTGGTCGCGTCGTTCACGGCTGCACCTGCTCTCTGCGCCAGGCTCGGTACGCCCGCCAGGCGATGCCGAGGCGGGCTTCGGCCCTCCGCTCACCCCACGAAGAACCGCAGATGAAGCGGCGATCCTCGGCGAGGCTGTGGAGCAGCTTCAGGACCGCTGCCGGGCCCTCCAGGGTGGCGTCCTTGAACTCCCTGGCGACACCGCGGAAGTTGAACGCGTGGGCGTTGGCGAGCACGTCCTCGAACCGCTCCTGCCCGACGGCGAGGAACGCCAGCGGCCCCGGGATGCCGAGCGCTCTGCGGACACGGCGCCCGAGGTCGGTGGGGATCGCGTAAAGCGCCTCGGGCCAGCCGCCGTTCACCTCGCGAAGCTCGGCAAGGCAGTCGTCCCGGTCGTAGCCGCGCTCCTCCGCCATCCGGAGCCGGTCGGTGGGGTAGTGCGTGCCCGCCTCGTCGAGCGCATAGGCGAGGTCGCCGCAGAGCGCGCGGAGCGCGCTGCCGGAGTTCCGCCAACGGTCGTCCTCGGCGCGGCACGCTTCGCACGTCTCCGCCCCCAAGCGCTTGTTGTGCGGGCAGAACAGGGTCGGGCACATCGCGGCGTGCTGGTAGTCCGAGTCGGCGCGCCAGTCCGAGCGCGTCACCTCGAGCTTGACGAACTGCTGCCCACCGCACTTCTCGCAGCGCTCAGCATCAGGCATCGGCACGCAGAGGGTCAGCGGGTAGGGCTGCTCCGGCACGAACACCACCAGCTCGCTGAGCGGGCGCCACGAGAGGCCTCGCAGCCCCGTCCACGTCAGCGGCGTCTTCTCGGCGCAGTCAGCGCACGCGAACCAGGGGCCCGTTGCTGGCAGCTCGGTGTAGTGCGTTGCCGGTGCTCCACATGGGACGTCCTTTCCGCTGTGTACCTGGCAGGTCTTTTCGCTCATCCGTGCCTCCGGAGGCACTCGAGCAAGGCGTCCCAGAGCTTGGACGAGACGTTGCCAGCAGGCAGCACGTTGACCCGGATGGAGTCGGCGAGCCGCCCGATGGAGAGCAGGCTCTGCTTGGCGACGATGCAGAGGGTCACGAAGGACAGCGTCGCGAGGACCGCGAGCACCATCTTGAGGATGAGCCAGATGAGCATGAGCGTGGCCATGGTCTACTCCTCCGCCTTCACGAGGCCAGCGTCGATGGCCGCCTGCTTCACCGAAGGGTAGGCGTCGAGCGCGGTGTCGTCGCCATGCAGGAACGCGATGAACCGGACCGCGCTGACCTTGGCGTCGCCGTAGGTCGCCGTGTGCTCCTCCAGCTTCTCGCGGAACGCGACGACCTGCTTGCTGGGGCGCATCTTGTAGGCCGGGGCCGTCGTCGCCGGCGCCGTCTTCCGCAGGGCCCTGGTCGCGGTGGCCGCGGTCTTCGCGCCGGACTCCTCCAGCACGGAGAGGGTGCGCTCCTGCTCGTCCCGAGCCGCGTCGAGCACGTTGCGGAGGTACACCAGCGGGGCCCCGGCATCGAAGCGCTCCTTGCAGCGCGCGACGAGGTTGTCCCAGTCCATCAGGGACTCGACCTCGCGCTTGCCGACGCCCTTGGGCATCGCATCCACGATGGCGTCGAGCGGGGCTGCGATCCCGGGCGCGCTGAGCTGCTTCACCGTCGCCGCCAGGACGGAGGCGCGGTCGGCCTTCTTCAGCGGGTCCTCCTTGTTCCTGCGGAGGCGCTCGAGGAGGAACTCCGCGTCGCTCCCCTTGAAGAACTCCACCTGCACGTAGAAGAGCGCCTTGGGGTTGTCCGTGGACTTCTTCAGGGCGCCGGAGGCTCGGAGCCTGCGCTGGGCCTCCTTGCCGTTGGTCGTGCGCCTCGCCCCGTCGAGCAGGGTCAGGCGCCGCTTGCCCTTCACCTCGCCATCGTCGCGGACGACGATCGGCTTCTTCACCTCGGCGTGCTTCGTGATGTCGGCGGCGAGCTCTTCGTCGATCGGGTCAGCAGCCCGCGGGTGCCAGAGCGGGTGCCCGACAGGCGGCGCCCAGATGTCGTCGATCGGCACGAGGACGACAGAACCCTTCTTCGCCTCTACGCCTCCGTCTCGCATGCGGTCCGTTGCAGAGCGTCCCATGATCACTTCCCTTTCACGGTCCTGGACCAGGCGAAGAGCACGAGCCCTCCGTCCATGGCCATTGCTTTGAGTTCCCAGCCATCGCCCTCCGGCGGCACCGGGTCGGGGGCGTCGTACGACTTGTCCTCCCTGTCCCAACGGTACTCGGCGTGCGTGGTTGCGTACTCGACGCGCGGATGGCGCACGACGAGCACGACCCGGGCCACGTTCGCCGCGCCCAACGCGCGCTTGTCTGCTGCTCTCTGCCGGAGCCTGTCGGCCGCTGTCTTGTCGGTCGTCTGGAAGCGCCTGGTCTTGTTGTACGTGGTCCAGCCGTCGTTGTCGGCGTACTCGTCGCCGACCTTGACGACGTAGCCGATGATCTCGCGGGGCACCGGCTCAGCCCTCCCCGCGTGAGAGGCGGGCCCAGGTCTCGGTCGCGATGCGGTCCTGCTCGCGTGCCGCCATGACGAACGCGACCCCGCCGGAGCAGTGCGAGTCGGTCGCGCCGAAGAACACCTCGGTGGTCCAGATGGCCAAGCGGCGGCCCTCGCCGAGACCGATGCCGTGCGCGTCCGTGGCGTCGTCGTCTTCGACGAGGACGGCGTAGCTCACGCCAGTGCTGTGGCGTTCCGTGCGGCTAATGACGCGCGTTGCCCAGGTGGGCAGCGGTTCTTCTCTTCGATCGGGCATGGGTCCTCCTCACAGCGCGCGGCGGCGCTGGCTGTCGTCCAGGTCCGAGTGTCACACAGTGAGCCGTCGTGGGCAAGCCGACTGTGTGACAGTAGCTCCAGGCTCTACGGATCGTGCTAAGAGCGTGGCCATGCGAACCATCTTCCTGACCCTCTTCGCGCTCCTGGTCCTGCTCTCGCCGGCTCACCTGACCGCCGACGAACCCACCCTCGAGCAGCGGGTGCTCGTCGCGATGCTCAGGCTCTCGCCGCCCGAGAAGCACCGGCAGATCCCCGGGTTCGAGGAGACGCCGGAGCAGGCGCTGGCCCGCTACCAGAGCATCGCGGCCGACGTTGCGGCCGTGGCAACCGAGGCGGCGAAGGGGAACGCCTGGCAGGCCCAGCTCTATGCCAGGGACATGGTGGGCGTCGCGAGGCACGAGAGCGGGCTGCGGAGGGACGTGGACCTCGGCGCTTGCTACCAGGCCCCGGGCGACCATTGGTGCGACTGGGATGGCCGGCAGCAGACGTCCGAGGGGCTCTGGCAGCTCAAGAGGGCGCGCCACCTTCGCGGCGACCGGCGCGCGCAGGCTAGGGTAGCGCTCAGCAGGATCCGGCACAGCCGCCAGGTCTGCGCGGCCTTGCCGCCGTCGGAACAGCTTGCCGCCTTCGCCGGCGGGGTCTGCGATCTGCTCACCGTCCGAGCGGCCGCGCGCTCGCTCTATGGCGACATCCAGAAGACCGCCGCTGTCGGGCTCTGATACCATCGGCGCTGGACGACAGCCGCGGCCGTGTGCCGCGTGGAGGACCCATGGCTACCAAGATCCTGCTCATCATCGCCGCCTTCATCGCGCTCGTCGCGCTCTTCCAGATGATCAAGCGCTCCCGTCAGGTCTACATGCGCCCGATGGGGTACGTGCAGGTCACGACCCGCCGCACCAGCTTGGCGCTGGCTCTCTACGGCCTCGCGATCCTGCTCGTCAGCATCGGCTGGATCGTGGCGGGGTACTGACGATGGGCATCGTTGTTCCGACGGCCCTCACCCCGGCGCACGACTGGATCGAGATCACGCACAACGGGGTGACCAAGCGGATCCCCGTCGACGCACGCAAGACGCAAGATGGATGCGGCCGAGATCCAGCAACGGATCTGGGACGCCTTCCCCGGCGTGCCTCACACCGAGCTCCCACGTGCGCTCTCGGCGGCGGAGAGCAAGGTGGAGACCGCGCTCTGGCAGATGAAGCGGCGGGCGGACCTCATCGCGGAGATCCAGAGCTACCCCGTCGCCGAGCAGAAGCGGGCGCTGGCCGCGGCGAAGCGGAAGGGCTGGGGTCTCGACGGCATGTCCACCGACAAGCTCGAACTGGTGCACCTCTACCTGACCGAGACGGGCGACGAGTGCTGACCGTCTCCCCTGTCCCGCGCTGGCGCGTCGAGGAGTCCACCTTCATCGGTGACTTCGTGCTGACGGAGAGCCGTGGTGGGCTCCTCTGGCGATGGGCGTCAGCGGCTCGCGTCGATCCCCGCTACGAGGACGTGAAGGCCTTCGAGACCCGCGAGGACGCCAGTGGGTGGTTGCTGCGGAACGATCCGGGCAACAGAGACGCGCGGGTCGTCGAGGTCTTCTGATGGCCTGCCACTACCCGCCGGAGGTCGGGCACACGCTGCCCGAGGTCGGCGCCGAGTACGTCCAGTTCCAGTCCGAACGCTGCTCGGCTCCGTGGCACCGCTACAAGCTCCGGAGCTTCAACGAAGCGACGGGCATGGCGACCCTCCAGAACTGTCGTCATGGGTGGGCGGGCAGGTGCATCTCGCTCACCGCGCTCTCGCTCTGGTACCGCGTTCCGGCCTGACGTAGTCTCCGCCCAAGCTCCCGACCGCTCCGGCGACCTGACCCCGCTGTCACACACGCGCCCGAGCGCTGTCACACAGTGCCTCGACAAGCCGCCAAACAGCGGTTACGGTGCCCGGTGTGGGCGGGTCGCTGGGCAAGAGGCGCAGCAAGAGGACCCGCCGGAGGAGCACCATGAACACCACCACCACGACCCCCGAGGTCATCGACCGCGCAGCGCTGGCGGCGAAGCAGTTCGCCGCGGTGGGCGCTGGTGCATGTGGCCGCTGCCAGCACCCGATCGCCGAGCACAACCCGGTCGACGGGTGCATGCACTGCACCTGCGGCGCGCCGGCGCTCGCCTACCAGGCCGAGATCGAGGCGTAGCTGGATGGACACCTACCGGAAGCCGGGCACGGTCGATCGAGGCGAGCCTGCCGGCTTCCCGGAGGTGCCGCCGGTACAGGCGCGCGTCGTCCAGGCGTTCGACACCGACGTGGCCTGGTTCGATGCCGAGGCGAAGGGCCGTCAGCGGCGGGTGCGTGCTGCATGGTGGACCGTCGCCATCGTGGTCGCGTTCGTCGCGGCTGTCGCGCTGGTCCTGGTCACCCGATGACGAAGCCCCCGAAGCGTCACAGCCGCGGCGTGCTGGTCCTGCTCGGCATGGCCTACGCCTTCCTGTGCCTCGCCGAGTTCCTGATCACGTGGGCCAAGGACTGGGTCGGCGAGGAGCTGAAGGGCAAGCCTCCCGAGGACGACGACAAGTAGCCATGCCGGATACGTACGTGCCGATGGCATGGCCGGCGGACTCAAAGCTTTCGGCCGAGGAGCAGAAGCTCGTCGAGGTCCAGCGGCGCGAGCTCTGGGACGAAGGCGTGCGCAAGGAACCGCAGCTCACGGAGATGGCCTTCCTGTTCGCCGCCACCGTCGCGGCGTTCAAGAGCCGCGCTGCGCGCTGACCGCCGGCGCTCGGTCTGGTACGCTGCCGGGCATGACGCCAAGGACGACGGCGGCTGAAGCCGCTACACCGTGCCCGGTCCGGCTCGCATCGCGCCCACCCGAGGGCCGGCGGGACATGATCTCACTGGTCGTGCAGCTCGACACCGCGTCGAAGGCGGCACGCGACCTCCACGTGCGCCTGGCCTCGGCCGAGGAGGCGAAGCGCACGAACGCGCCGACCGATTGGGCGTGCGTGGTCGTGGACCGCTGCGACGACGAGACGGCAGCCAGCCTCCGCGTCCTCGTGGCCATGTTCGAGGCCGGGCTCGCCGCCGGCCGACGGTGGGCAGCATGACGACTCCGTCGGCCGAGGATATGCAGCGCCATCACCGTGTTCTGGAGGACTACCTGATCCTCAAGGTCGAGACGCGCGACCGGCACGGGATCTGGGACGCTGCCATCGACCTCGCGCGGCACGAGGATGCGATGGCAGCCGCCGGTGTGCCGCTTCCGCCAATGGGGCGGCTGGTGAGGGAGCCGTGACGACCGCCGCGGAGCGCGCGCGGTTCGCCGAGGAGCACGTGCGCCGCTTCGGCGACGTCTACCAGCTCGAGGCCCTGCGCTCGGAGCTGAAGGCGCTCTACCCGAAGGGCATGGCGGCCGACCCGCCTCCCTGGATGCAGCCGGTGGACCCGCACTTGATGACTCCCCAGCGTCTCGCCGCGCAGGTGGAGCGCTTCTTCCCGGGCCGCGGGGCGACGAGCAAGGTCGACTTCGCATCGTGCATGATCGAGGTCAGCGTCCCGCCCGCGCAAGGACCCGACCGATGCCGATGACCCGCGAAGAGGCACGCGCGCTCTGGGAGCAGACGAAGGCGAACGGCGCCAAGCTCGACGGGTGCTCGGGTCACGACTTCGTCGACATCACCCCGGAGAAGGTGCTCCGGAAGCGGTACCGCTGCTCGAACTGCACCGGCGAGGCCGACAGCCAGGCCGTTCACTGGTACAAGCTCGGCCTCGCGCATGGGAGGGCGGCGTCATGACGCACCAGAAGCGCACGAGGATTCCGGGCGGGCGTCCCTTCCGCAAGGGCCCGCGGTACGACCGAGAGTCCTGGAGGCCTCGCAACCGCTGCCAGCGCCGGTGGGCAGTCCGCGTCGAACTGGAGCGGCGAGCCGCCTATTTCGGGGTAGTGGCCCTGCCCGGCGAGCTCTCTAGCGCGCTCCGGCTTCGGATCATGGACAAGGTCAGCCCTAGCTGGCGCCGCAACATGGAACGCGCGCGTCGTGCGGCTCAGCGCGCCGAGGATGCCGCCAACCCGCTGAAGGCGACGGGCGCCGACCTGGAGAAGCTGGCCGAGGTCTTCGGCGTCATCGTGCAGATTCCGGCGCAGACCTCCGGTGGTGTCATCACATGAACCAGAAGGCCCGCGATCACCTCATGGCCGCGGCACGCTTCGAGCGGAGCGCCGCCGACCTCGTGGAGAAGGCCGCCAAGCTCCACGTCAAGCAACCGCAGACGATCCTCGACCTGGCCGAAGAGCAGCGCAGGCAGGGCGCGGCTGAGCGCGCATCCGCCGTCGACCAAGGGAGCGGTTCGGTCCGATGCCTCGACTGCGGCACGGACTATGACGCCGCGATGGCGCTGTCGCTGCTCATCCCGAAGGCGCAGTGGCTGGCGATCCATCCGGCCGACGCCGGTGTGCTCTGCGCCAACTGCATGCTGCGGCGTGCGTCCAAGCTGCCCGGGGTCATCAACATCACCGGCCGCATCACGTTCTCGGCCGAATACGCTGAGGGATGCCCGACGCCGTACGACGAGGCTGAGGCCGCTGCGGCGAGGCTGACAAAGCCATGACGCACTTCTCGCCGCGCCTCCTGTCGCTTCGCGCCGGCGAACTGGCCTTCTCGTGCGGTGTCGGCGCCATCGGCGAGGTGACCTCCGACCTCGACGCGTTTATGGCGGTCGCAGAGCGCTGCCCTGCCTGTGGCCAGCGCGCGCCCGTCCAGGCCGCGATCGATCGGAAGCACGGCCTCGGTCTGCCGAAGCCGGCGCGGTACGGCCTCGTGCGCCTGCTAGCGGTTGAGAACGAGCACGAGACGTACGGGGTCTGGTGATGGGCGACGAGGCTCCGCGCGAGGTGGTGGTGCTCGAGGAGCGCCGCCTCGCGCCCGACCAGCGCATCGTGAACTGCCTGGAGACGCTGCTCGCCGAGGCGAAGGCCGGCAAGCTGACCGGCTTCGCCTACGTGGTCGAGACGCCATCGACCGCTGACTGCGGCTGGCACGGCACGTACTGGTCTCTCGTCGCCGGCGTCTCGCGCCTGCTCTACAAGCTCCACAAGGCGATGGACGCTGGCAAGGAAGGCTCCTGAGCCCATGCCCCGCCGCGCCGCAGCCGCTTCCGTCGTCCGGGTCCTGCCAGCCGAGTCGTCCGTCTGGCTCGACGCGCTCGCCGCGAACGCCGTCGCCGACACGAAGCCGCTCTCGACGCTGGCTCACCTGCGGGCGACGTACAGCGACGACTTCGAGGCGTTCTGCGAGCAGCTCGAGGTCCCCGCAGCGGAGGCCGGGCCTAACGGCGAGCGCCCTGGGCGCCCGGTACCACTGGTGCTCACGGACCTACAGCGTCGGTTCAACCGAGCGCGCACCGGGCGAGACGTCGTGCTGAAGGCCAGGAAGCTCGGCATGTCGACGGTCGAGCTCGCGCGGGACCTCTGGTTCTGGCTGGTGCATCCGGGCGTCTCGGTCCGCGTCGTCTGCCAGACGTCGTCCGACCATGAGATGCAGCACGACTTCGCGCGCGTGGTGCAGCTCATGCTGGAGAGCCTCCAGCGCAAGGGCCTTAGCGTGCCGCTTCAAGCACGCGCGAGCACGAAGGGGCGCTGGCAACTCGCTACCATCGCCGGAGGCGGCATCCTGGAGGTGCTCGAGGCCGGCGCCAGCGAGCAGACCGCCGACAAGAAGGGCCGTGGCGGCACGACGCACCGCTTGCACTGCACCGAGATCGCGTTCTGGGAGGTCGCGGCTGCAACGATGGACTCCGTGCTCAACTCCGTGACGGCGCCAGCGCCGGCGACCGAGGTCACGATCGAGACGACGCCGAGCGGTGTCTCGACGAGCGAGAACGACCCTCGCGGCGGGCCATACTTCCACCGCCTGTGGAAGCGCGCGACATCGCCGGAGGGCGACGAGTTCACCCCTCACTTCTTCCCCTGGTTCGAGCTGCCTGGACGCCGGCTCACGCTCGAGGAAGGCGAGACGTGCACGCCGGACCAGCAGTCGATCGAGGCGCGTCGCGTGCGCGAGGAGCAGTGCTGGACGCTGCTCAACGAGAAGTTCGCCGACGAGCCAGACCGCGTCCGCGTCGTCCAGGAGTACCTAAAGTGGTTCCGGGCACAGGTGCGCGCGAAGACGCTGATGCGCGTCGACAAGGAGCTGCCAACCGACCCGATCACCTGCTTCATCGCGTCGGGGGAGTGCTACCTCGACAAGGACATCACCGAGCACCTCATCGCGGAGGCGACCAGGAAAGAGAAGGCATGGAACGACGTGAAGCGCCCATACAAGTCGCTACGGATGGTCCGTGGCGGGGCCCAGTACGGCTTGCGCATCTTCGAGGACGTCAACCCGAAGCAGCTCTACATCGTGGTAGGCGACACGTCGGGCGGCGAAGGGGGCGACCCCGCCGCGCTCCAGGTCTGGACGCGCGTCACGAAGGCCGGGGAGCAGCCGCGCCATGTCGCTACGCTGCATGGGCAGGTGAAGCCGAAGGAGCTTGGCCGGCTCGCCGTCGCGCTCGCACTGCGCTTCAACCAGGCGATCATCGCTCTCGAGCGCAACAACATGGGCTGCTCGGCCATCGACGAGCTGGTACGGCCGGACATGCTGTCGGGCGTTCTGCTCGACGAAGCTGGCGCGCTGGCGGCCACCAAGGTCGGCTTCCCGATCTCAGCGGCCCCGCACGACCTACGCATGATCGCCGGCGTGCTGCCGTCGAAGGATCTCGGTCCAGCGATCATGTCGGCCGAACTCGCCGCCAAGATCGTGACATGGGGCCGCGCCGGGCAGTGCGGCTACCCGCACATCTGGACGGACCATGACGGCCACTACGGCTGGCTCACCTCGGGGCCGAGTCGCGAGGGCGCGCTGTCGTTGCTCGAACAGGATCATCGGCAGGGCGCGTGGAGCACGCCCGATCTCATGGTGCTCGAGGAGTGCCGGAGCTTCGTGGTCGATGCCTGGGGGAAGGCCCGAGCGAAGAGCGGCGCCAACGACGACCTGATCATCACGGCAGCGATTGCATGGGCCATCCTGAGCCGGCCGATGCCGCCGCAAGCCTACCGATCGCCAGCGCCGCTCGCGTGATACGCTGAGGCGTGGATCACAGGACCCGTCGTGCTCACGACGTTACGGGCGATGTCTTCGGCAAGCTGACCGCGCTCCGGCCAGCGGAGCGACCCGCTGGCGCGCGTGCGAGCGGACGCTTCTGGCTCTGTCGCTGCGTCTGCGGTGTCGAACTCGTGCGAAGCTTGTGCGCGTTGCGCAAGGTATCAAAAGAAGGGCATGTCGCCGCATGCCCAAGTTGCCACAATGAGACTAGGACGGCGACGAGGGACGCCCGGCGAGACAAGATGCAGGCGAGCGCGCAGGGACGCTTCATCGTCTACTGCGTAACGCATGCGCCGGACCAGAAGCGCTACGTCGGCATCACGCGGCGCAAGCTCGGCGCAAGATGGTTGGAGCACCTGTCACACGCACGGCAGCCGCGCCCGACGTTTCGGCTTCACCTTGCAATGGCGAAGCACGGTGCCAACGCCTTTGCTCCCGAAGTGCTCGAAGAGGTTGAGGGTCAGGGCGCGGCGAACGATGCCGAGTCGTGGTGGGTCGAGCACTTCGGTTCTGATGATCCTTCGCTTGGCTACAACGGGACCAAGGGGGGCGACGGGCCAGGTTCGATCGGCGACGAGACACGGCGTCGGATGTCCGAAGCTGCGAAGGCGCGCAAGGCGGCGCAGACGCCGGAGGAGCGCCGCGCGATCTCGCTCAAGGGCCGAGCGAAGGCCGTGGCGACGATGGCTGCAAAGACCCAAGAGGAGCGCGCTGCGACAGCAACGAAGAAAAGCGCCTCGCTCCGGGCAGCGCACGAGAGACGCGCCGCTGGCTTGACCCCGCGCCAGCCGACGCCTTAGGCTCAGCGCCAGCTTTAGGCCGGGTCGCGCCGGCAGTTCTGACCGAAGGGGCCCCGCGAAGTAAGACCCCTCGGCAGAGGCGACAGGCCGGTCCCAGGTACCGACCAAGCTGGGCTAACCAGGAGCCCCCTCCCCTCGGGAGCGGGGCTCTTGGCTTCCATGGGGGCGGCACCACGTGTTACGGTGGAACCTCGCTCGGCCCACTGGGGCTGCTTCGTCGAACCGATACGGCATGCTCGCTGAGATGAGTGGTTGACCGGAGCCCACTACCTCTAAACCCGGACCCGTAGCCGCGCCCCTGGCTGACCCCAGGAACGGAACAAGAGACGCGGCAGCCACGGCCCTGGGGCACCCACCCGGGGGCTGTCGGCTTTTGTGGTACCGTCTGGGCATGAACGACAAGGTCAAGGGGATGCTGAGCGAGTGCTTCTTCCTGGAGCTCTACAGCGAGAGACAGGGTACGGGGGGGCTGCGGATCAACAACGTACGCTTCGAGACCGGCGCTAGGCTGGTCGACGGAGAGATGTGCCGCCACGTCCTGTTCGGTGACTTGATCCTGCACAAGAAAACCGAGGGGGAGGTGGACCCCGAGGCGGCTTTCCTGCGGACCGAGCCGGTCTCCTACTGCATCACGCGGAACAGCGATGGCGCCCAGTGCTGTGGCGTCGCCATGGTCACGACGGGGCCGCGCATCGAGCAGATCGATGGTTCGGTCGCCATGCTCGTGACCGAGATGATCGGGCCTTTCACCAAGTTCGATGACGGGGGCTCTCCCGTCGACAGGGGGGCGTTCATCGCGGCGCGCCTGCCGCCACAGCCGGTGCCCGACGAGCACCTCACCATGCTGCGCGCCGCCCGCAGGGCGAGCGAAGCCGACGGCTGGAGCGGGTTCGTTCGGCGCGAGGGCTGACGTGCCCGACAACGCCGTGCCCATGGCGCTCGCCATCATGGCATTCGGCGTGCTGCTCGTCGCCGTTGTCCTGCTCGCGCTCGAGGTCCGCAAGCTCCGCGCTGGGATCCGAGCCCACCGAGACGCGCGCGGCAACGATCGCTGCTTCCTGGATGACGAACTGCTCTACCGGCTGGTCCCCGACCATGAGGCGGTGACCGTGCTCCCCGAGCGCGACGTCTTCCTGGGCAACTGCGCCCGCTTCTGGGCGAACCGCCAGCACCCCTACCACCTGGCCCTCTTCAAGAGCGAACATCCCGGCGGGGCAACCCCGCCCCGATGCGTGTTCGACAGGGACGGGTGACCTAGAGTACCTTCCAGATCCGTGGCCGATCCTACCGTCGCCGCGACAGCGGCATCTCAGGTCCCAGCCTACGTGGCGATCGGCGTCGCTTCGCTCGCCATGGTGGGCCAGGTGCTCTCCGCGTTCATCTCAAGGCCGAAGGACAAGGCAGCAGCGACAGCAGCAGCGACGGCGGCGTCGAACCAGGCCATCGAGACGCGCTTCGCCGAGCTCGAGACCTACGTTGGCAGAGAAATTTCCGGCGCCTACCAGCTCTGGCGCGAGCAGCGGAACGAGACGAGGCGGCTCTCGGGCTCCTTCCCGAGCCTCTCGACGATCGAGGCCATGCAGCGCCAAGTCGACGAGGTGACGCATCAGATCGATGACCTCGTCAAGCAGCTCGGCGGGGCCCACAGTAGGCTCGATGGTCTCGAGGGGGAGCGCGACGAAGAGCGCCGAACGCGCGGGGAGATACAGCGCCAGCTCGTGGAGGCCTTGACGACGCTCAGGTTCCTCCACGACGGGCTGAAGGAGATCAAGGAGAAGCTCAAATGAGCCAGCACATCGCCGATGCGAGCATCCAGTGCGACGGGTCTCCGACCACCACCCTGGAGCTGCTCCGGCGCCTCAACGCCGGCGTCCGGCGCCTGACCCCGACCGGGATCCCCGCCGTGAAGGCTACCGAGCCCGAAGCATCGGGGGTGCAGGAAGACGCGCCGGCCTCGACGGTGGCTCCGGTTCTGGATCCGACTCCCGCACCCCAGCCGCGGTGAACCGTGCCGTGAGCAGCGTCCTGCCCTTCGCCGGCGGCGGCTTCGGCGGAGCGCTTCCACGGTCCTGCTCCCGCCGCCTCATGCCGAGAACGATCCCGAGCGTGACGCCCTGGAGCACGAGCAGGACCAGCGTGATCACCGTCAGCCCGACGACTAGGTACAGCACAAGCACCTCGTTCGACATCACGAGCCCCCCTGAGGGCGCCCGAACCAGCGCCCTCGCAAAATCAGTGCCTCGAGCGCGCGTTCGGTCCGTGAGGCCCGGTCCGCGGCTTCCAGGTGAAAGATGGTAGCGCGTTCCGCTGCCTTCTGGGCCTCGAACGCAAGGCGTTCGCGATCACGTGCAAGGCGTTCGCGTCGCCGGGCTACCGGGTAAGCGTAGAGCAGGAGCACCGTCCACGCGAGGAGCGCGACGACCCACAGCCCGAAGACGATGTAGAGCAGCCACAGGTGAGTCAGCAGCCACGCAGATCCTGCTCGAACAAGGTGGTCCATGTCCCGGCCCCCTGCACTGCCGTCAGCGCGAGGAAGCAGCAGACGTAGGTCACCCTCCCGAGGGCCCATGTCTGCGGCAGGTGAAGGTACGGCCCCGCCGCGTTGGCGATCTCGGCGGCTGCGCAGATGACCGCGCACGCCTCCGTGACCGTCGGCCGTCGGCCTCTCGACCGAGTCGACCTCCAGCGGGCAACGATGACGATGAGAGCTATCGCGAGCCCGGCCTGGGCGACGGCGTAGGCCCATGAGAGGGCAGCGCCTCGGAGGCCGAGCCCGAGGAGGCCGGCGAGGTAGCCAAGGTAGGCGGCGCAGAGAGCGGTGTTCAGCCGAGTGGGGCGGACGTTCAAGTTGAACGAACAGGAAGAGCGAAGATCGCCGCGGTGGACCGTGGTCCTGTTCAACTTCTGGCGCCCCTTGTTCAAGTTGAACGGGTCGAGCACGACGAGGTCGACGCCGAGCACGGCCCACGGGTAGACGGTGCCGAGCGCGACCTCGAGCCGGAAGGGCAGCGCCCCGCTCAGGAGGCCGAGGTCGCAGAGAAGGCCGCCGAGGAGCAGGCCAGTGATGGGGCGATGGCGAGGGATGGACCGGGCGAGGGCGCCGGCGCTCGCGCTGGCGAGCACCTGGGCGACGTAGCAGACGACCCTCGCCCGTTCCATGGGTCAGGACCAGGCGACGTTCTGGCACCAGCCCGAGCTCGGGCTGTTCGGCTCGAGCCACCAGCGCTTGTTGTTCGTGTCGATGTAGGAGCCATCGGTCTGGGCGATGGCTCCCTTGAGCGTCAGGTAGGTCACGTCGCTGAGCTTGTAGCCGTTGGTCCCGAGGCTCCACGCATGCGTGTCGCTGTTCACGAGCGGGAAGACGAGGTTGTTGGCGGCATCGACCAGACAGTTGTGGTCGAAGTTGTAGCCGTCGGCGCTGACGGCATCCACGAACGGCTGTTTGACGGGCGGTGGTTCGGTGGGCACGAAGGTCCTCCTTCTGGTTGAGGGCGCCGAGAGGGTACCACTGGGCCGGGCGGGCGTGGCTACTCCGGCTTGAGCGGGCGGAGCTTGGCCCGGATCTCGAGGATCTGCATGGCGGCCTCGTCCAGGAACCAGTCGGCCGCGTCGACGTCCTGCTCCTTGAGGCGCTTCACCGCGGTGGCCAGCGCGCGCATCAGGGGCGCGTCATGGGAGCTGGTGAGTACCTCTACCTCCTCGGCGAGGCGCTCGACCCTGACGGTCCAGTCCTCCTGGGCAAGCTCCTCGCCGAGCACCTCCGACTCGGGGCGTGCGCGCCCCTCGCCTTTCTTCGGCTTGGCCCCGCAGTTGTTGCACGGCTCCCCGCGCTCCCGGTGCCGGCCGCAGCGGCACGAGATCCAGCAGTCGCACGTGCCGGCCTGCTTGCGGCAGAGCGCGCACGTGAAGTTGGTCCGGTCGATCAGGGCTTCGATGGGGCTGGTCACGGCTTGTCCGCGGCAGGGCAGCCCGGCCAGTGGAAGGACGAAGCCGCCGGCGCCATGTCGATCGCGTACCAGGTGCCGTCCGTGGCGAACGCCCAGTCCAGCGACCAGGCCCCCTTCATGGCGGCGGAGACGCGCTCGGAAAGCGCGGTGAGGTGCTCGACCTCTTCGGGGCAGGACGCGTTGAGCCCGGTCAGCTTTCGGCGCCAGTCCGGGTCTTCGGTGTGCCCGTCGATGGATTCGGGCGGCCAGTAGGGGTGCCAGCACCGGACCTTGCTCCCTCGATGAAGTAGCGGCGCTCGACGTTGACCGGGAAGCCGTCGAAGGCCGTGAACGAGGACAGGAGCGGGAGCAGCTTGCGGACCGCCCAGACCTTGGTGGGCAGGCCGAACACGTCGACCATCTCACTCCATTCGACCAGGTTGAAGATGTGCTGCCCGAGCGCGTTGGGGTCACGCACGTAGCAGGTCGTCCGCCAGTCGTGCTTGCCGCTGCCGTGCCCGGTCCGCAGGAAGCAGGGGAAGCCGCCGATCTCCTTCGCGGCGCTGCGGACCTCCGCGACGAACGCTTGCCAGTCCTCGAGCCTGACGTCTTTCTGCTCGGGCCCGTCGAGCAGCATGCACAGGGGAAGGTCCGTGGTGACGATCCGGGTCTCCGGCACCGGGACGCCGGTCGCGGCGAGCTTGGGGAACCAGTAGGACAGGCAGGCGACGTTCACGGCGTTGTCCCTCCTGGCATGCACTCCCCCAGGGCTCCGCCACCATCGCCCCATGAGTCGACCACGTTGCCTTCGTACGCTCGGATCGTCTCCTCGGCCGAGAGCGGCTCGGCGCGCGGGTACGGGTCGTAGCTGTTCCACCAGACGCCCACGAGATCCGCCGGGAAGACATGGTGGTGCTCGTCGAGGTGATCGTCGTGGTCCTCGGGGAGCTTGCGGCAGGCTTCGAGGAAGCCGTCGGCTAGGGCCTTGGTGTTGAACAGCGCCAGGGGCTCCGGGTCGGCTCCTTCGACGTTGAAGATGCCGAAGAAGTGCCCAGCGAATGGCTCGCGGTGGTCGGTCGGGTCGTTGGGCATGGCCTACTCCTTCTCCGCGGCAGCATCGCGCGTGGCAGTGGTCTGCGTCCGCATCCGGCTCACCCAGTCGTAGAGCTCGTGAACGCACGACTCGGATGGCGTCCCGCGCTGGTCCCAGGTCTGCGCCATCTCGTGCAGCTCGGCGAGGAGCGGCTCTGCGATCGGTTGGCCTGCCCGCGCCCGGTCAATCTCTCTGACCATGGTCACGATGTGCGCCCGCATGTCGGTGCCGATGGGGCAGTCGGAGACCTCGCGGACGACCGCCATCGCCTCGCGCGCTTCCTTCAGGTCGGCTTCGAGCGCCTCGCACTTCGCCGCCGCTTCCTTGCCGACGCGCAGCGCTTCGTCGAGCCAGCCGGGGTACTTGGCGAGCTTCTCGCGATCGATCGCGCTCAGCGCTCGCTCGTGCTTCTTGATGATGGCGTCGGTCGTGGTGCCGCCTTCCAGATCCCGGATGCGCTGCGCCTGGTACCGGACCTTGGCCCGGAGCCTCCAGGCCTCGCCGATGAGCCGCATCCACCAGGCGCGCGCTTCGACGTTCCTCTCTGGGTCGCCGGTTCGTGCGAAGGCATGGGCGTTCTTGGCAAGCAGGTGCAGTTCCGCCGCGCGCAGCGGTACCTCTTTCTTCTCGTCGGACATGGGTCCTCCTCTCGGCGCCGTCGCGCCGGTGTCGTCCAGACCCGGAGGCTAGCACCAACGTCCCGGCTGATGGTAGGCTGGCTCTCGCGCGTCGCGGGATGAGCGGAGCGCTCCACCTCGAAAGGAGCCCCCTCATGCCTGAAATGCAGTCGATCCACGTCACGCGCTACAAGCACCCGAAGGCCACCGGCTGGGCCGGGTACATCGAACCGGCCGACAAGAGCTGGATCGCCTTCGTCGGACTCGACGGCCGCCCGATCTTCTTCCTGCACAGGGACCCGGAGACCGGCGCCATTCTGGGCGACGACCCCGAGAAGCACGCGGAGGACATCGCTGCCCTCCGGCGTGAGGGCGGCCTGCGGACCGGCATGGTGTTCGACGGGTCCTCCGTCCCGGAGCCTGGCACCAGGAGCCCGCACGAACTCGGCGAGCGGATCATCCCGCTGGGCGTCGATGGCGGCGGGGGTGACGTCGAGCCGCTCCCTGCCTGACCCGTGGTACTGTCCTCGCAAGCGCCCGGGACGAACACCACCCGGGAGCACGAAAGCGAGGACAGATGAACCAGGAACAAGCCCAGAAGGTCGTGGACGATGCGTGGCGGCGAGTGCTCGGGCGCCCGCCGGTGCTCGACCCGAAGGCGGACCCGCGGACGTCGAACGTGTTCCCGGCTGTCGACGGGACGGGGCGCGTGCTGTTCCCGGTGAAGCCCGAGAAGGCGTACCAGTGGAAGTGCTTCCGCGGGGTCACGCCCGACGGCTCCGAACTGGGGTCGTTGCTCGCCGGGATCATGGCGGAGATCGCGCGCGCCCTCGGCAGTGAAGCATGCGTCCACCTGCTCCACTGGCCGAAGGTAGAACTGGTGCTCCGTTCGCCGTATGCGAAGACCGGGGACAGGCCCGGCCGAATGCTCCCGCCGTTCTACGGCCTCGTCGAGGAGTACGCGGATGGCGCCGACTACATCGAGAGCCAGGTCCCCTACGTGCTCGACTACGTGGTGACGGTCACCGCCGCCGACGTGATGCTTCCCCCTCCCTGATCCGGTAGTGCCCTAATTAGGGCAAGCGCGCCTCAAATTAGGGCAGGCGCCCTACCCCCGGGGGATCGCCTCCGGTCCGTCGGGCATGACGCGGGGCGGCGAGGCAGGGAGCACGGTCGGGGAGGGCGCGGGGTAGCTCGCCGCGGTCCGTGTCGCCTCGGCCGTACCGTGTCCGGGCAGGGCACGGCGGGGGTTGACGGGCGCCGCCGCGTCATGCTTCCCGCGCGCGCAACGCTGCGCGAAAGGGCAGGCACGCGCCGTGCTTGCTGATCCCCCGTTCCGGGCGTATAAAAGCCGTCGGTCCTGCTCGAACAGGACCGACGAGACCGACCCAGCAGACGGACCGGGAACAGCGATGAGCCGTACGGAGGGCATGGTGCCCGAAGTGTATCGATCCGTCAAGCGGTCGGGTGGGGATATTCGCAATGACCGACCCGAAGAATCTCTCCGACAAACAGAAGGCGGAGTACGAGGCATGGGGGCAGGGGAACGAGTTGTTCCACAACTGCAATGCGTGCGTCGAGAACAGGGCCGCTGAATCGCAGATTCAATACATCGGCATGATCGCACCGCCGACTTTCGATCCTGCGAGCAACACTGCGAGCGCGAGTGAGACGTTTCCGATGCTCGTGTTCCGCTGTAACTTCTGCTCGCACGTCATGCTTTTTGATGCGGCTCATCTCCCGTGGATGAAGTGAAGACGAGGCGCGTGCCGCCCGGCAATACGAGCGCACTCAATCTCCACGGTTTCACCGGCTCCCAGATGACCTGACCGAATCGCCTCCGCCTCGGGGCGCTTTCTTGCTGCGCCGCAACATCGGGCGCAGCGAGGGGGGCGGGGGTGTGCGTAGCGGACTTCGCGGAGGGCTCAGAACGGTGCATTCGGTGCTGAAAAGCAAGACGGGGGCCGTTCTATCTTGCTAGGACCGTGCCCGCGGGCGGATGCGTTGCCCCCGCGCCCGTCCGCGGGAGTCCTCCTCCCCGCCCCTTCCGTCTCGCCCCGAGCGGACCCGTAATGTCCGCCCGCTCGCCTCTTTCCCCTGCTTCCCGCGCTCTACCGTGCGATCCTAGCCCTGCTTTCGGGGATGTCCCCCGAAGCAGAAGACCCCGACGGTGTTGCAAGCGCCGCCGGGGTCACAGAGTGCCGAGCGCTAGGGGCGCCCGACGTCCGCATCCGGAGGATGCCCCTACGGCCTTGGCAAGGCAAGGGCTCCCCTGTGGCGAACGTGCTCGCGCACGAGAAGCGCGTCGAGGTTTTGACAGCGCTCGTCAACGGCAACGGCAACCGGGCAACGTCTCGGTTGACCGGATGTCATCAGGACACGATCGGTCGCCTCGGCTTCGCGGTCGGAGTCGGCTGTGCTCGCCTACATGACAGGCTCGTGCGTGACATCGCATGTTCGTACCTTGACCTAGACGAACAGCACTCATGGTGTGGCGTTCGTCAACCGAACCTTGACCCGTCCCGTCATGACGAGTCGACGTCAGGTGAGCAGTGGTCGTGGGCGGCACTCTGCCGGACGTCGCGTCTGACTGTGGCATGGCACGTCGGGAAGCGTGATGCTGAGAGCGCTGATATCGTTGTCGCCGATGCGCGCTCGCGTCTGTCGACGATGCCGCAGATCACAACCGACGGATGCGAGCTATACGTCAAACCGATCGCGAAGCACTTCGGATACGGTGTCGATTACGCGCAGCAAGTCAAACGCCTATCCGCGCGAGGCGGAGGCCGCACGGGCGTTGCTGAGAAGTTCTCCCCCGGGAGCGGCGTCAGCTTCATTGAGAAGCGCGTGATCTTCGGTGCTCCCGATCTCGACGCTGCGACGACGTTCGCGATCGAGCGCGGCAACGGGACGAATCGCTGTTGGAACAGTCGCCTTGTGCGCCGCACGCTGTGCTTCTCGAAGCGCGTTGACCGGCACGCCGCAGCGGTCGACTTGCAGTACGTGTACCGGAACCTGTGCTGGATCCCTCGCACGCCGCGCGAGATGCGCGAGACATCCGCGATGGCCGCTGGCATCACGGATCACGTGTGGAGCGTGGAAGAGCTGATGGTGCTTGCGCTGGACGAGCCTGCCGGGGAGAAGCCTCGGGCGAAGCCGCTCGCCTACCGGGAGCCCGTCACGACGGCTCGCCCGCTCCCGTCGGGCCGGGGCTTCCTTCGCGTCGTGCCCTCGACGCCTGGGGGCCCTGCACCCGCTCCGCCGAGCCCTCCGCCCGTCGAGCCTGCACCGGCCGCGCCGATGCCTCCGCAGGCAGACGCGAGCGGGCAACTGGACTTGCTGGCGTGGCGCCCCCGGGCGGCGAAGCCGTTGCCGCCGCTCGGGTCGCAGTTGTCGCTGTTCGGGGAGGATGAGTGAGGCGGGGAGCTACAGGCAGGGCCCGCCGCAGCCGCAGCCGCAAGGGTCGCCGTGCTCGTCGGCTTCGCCCTGCTCACGGAGCAAGGCTTCGCGCGCGGCGACGCACCGATCGCAGTCGCACGCGCACACGTCGACGGGCTCGCCGTCGTTGCGGAAGCACTCGGGCCCGTGACAGTGCCCGTCGTCTCGTGCGGCGTTCATCGGCGCCTCCGAGGCGGCCCCTTCGGGGGCGGGAGCTTGATCGGCACGGCCTTGCGGATCTCGCCCTTGTCACGGCAGGGAGCGCACGCAGCGCAGACGAAGCACCGTCGCCCGTTGACGGTGCGGGTCGTGACCGCAAGCCCGCCGCAGACCCGGACGCGTCCTTCAAGGTCAACGATCGTCAGCTCGCAGAAGGCGCTCGCAGGAACACGCTCGCTCATGACGCACCCCCGGGCAGGGAGGCGAGCCCGGAGCGCCCGAGCACGACGTCGACAGAGAGGCCCGAGACGCGAGCAAGCGCGACCGCAAGCCCCGGGGAGGGGCGCTTGTCCTTGCGCGTGAGCGTGTTCGGCAAGACCCCCAGCGCGGCGGCGAGCTTGCGCAGGGTGCCGAAGTGAGAGCGGGCGATGTTGTGGGCTGCGGCACGGACCGCGCGCGCTTCGTCGGGCGTGAGGGAGAGAGCGGGCGACGGACGGCCCTTGCGCCGAGCGGGCGCAGGGGAGCCGTTGCCGCCCGGAGGCGGATGAACGAGTCTGAGCATCGGGCGTACCCTCGGGGTATGAGGTTGCGTCAAGTCGCCCCGGGTCGCGCTAACGGCTCGGGGCGGCGCTTGCAGCATGCGCCCGGATGCGTGGATCCTGCCCTAATTAGGGCACTCGGAGGCAAATTAGGGCACTACCCCTGATCCCGCCCAGGGCGGGCACATGGTACGTTCCGGCTGTGCGCGCCCTCACGCGCGCCGGAAAGGACCATGTGCCGTCCCCCTACCGTGTCCCTGCCCCTCGCCCGCGTGAGGTCACCCCGCATCGGTGGCCCTTCTGGGTCCACGTCACCCTGGCCGCCGTGGTGCTCGCCGTCGGCGCCGCGGCCTGCCGTCTTTCGCTAGCCGAAGCCGTCGAGGCAAACGCGATTGCCGGACCGCTCTGCGCCAGCCTCGGACCGGACCTCGCGCCGGTGCCCTTCGTCGGCCCCTTCAGCGGGCTGATCGCGCTGATCTGCCCAGCCGTGGAGCAGGAGATCGTCGCCGCCGAGACGGTCGAGCCCGTCGACGCCGGCGCGCCAGCTCCCGTCGCGAGCGTGCCCGATGGCGGTGCGCTCACGGACGCCGGCGCTCCCGTGCTGGCTGCTGCCCCGCGTCGGCACGCCCACTTCAAGGTTGACCCGCACTGCGTCGCAACCCCGATCCCCGGCGACCCGCTCCACCAGTGGGCCTGCCCGGAGCTCCACGCGCTGATCCTGGCCGCCGAGAAGCGGGCGATCATCCGGGAGCAGCAGGTCAGGGCCAGGGGGGTGCGTCGATGAACCATCTCCCGGCTCACCTGGAGGGGGCTCTCGTCGACGCGTCATCTGCCGCGCGCCGTCTCTTCGAGTCGGAGCTTCGCCAGACCACATCCTTGGCGGGCTTCAGCAAGCCGCCCGGCATCATCCGGCGCGTCGAGGATGACCCGGTGGCGCGCGGCGTGCCGTGCCCGTACTGCCATGGCCTCGGGCATCACCTCGACGGCCGGTCGGTCTGGCACGGTGACGGGACCAGCGAGCACACGCCACCGACGCCGTGCTCGTTCTGCCGCGGCATGGGGCGCGTCAAGGTCATGCCGCTCGACGACGAGCCCGCCGAGAAGGGAGGCGCATGATGGACCGCATCATCCGCTGGCTGCGCGTCGTCGGGCTCGCGCCGTTCGGCTTCGCGCAGGAGGACTTCCACGGACATCACCAGCTCCTCCGCGTCTGGGGCCCGCTCCTGCCGGCGCGGTGGGAGGTCTACCGCTGGCCCACGGAGACGGGCACCGACGAGAAGGACAGGTGGCTCCGGCCGCTGCCCTCCGGTTCGCCGGAGATGCGCCATCGGATCCAGCTCACGGCGGAACTGGTCTACTCCGGCACCGACTGGCACGCCGCGAAGCGCGCCTTCGCCGGCCGGTACCCCGACGGCACCACGGACGTCTCGCGGCCGCCGGTGATGGCGCTGCACCTCGCTGGAGGTGCCCGATGAAGTTCCGCAAGAAGCCGGTCGTGATCGAGGCGCGGCGCGCGGTCGTGGCCGAAGAGATCCAGACCCTGGAAGGCACCATGCGCGCCGAACCTGGGGACTGGATCATCACCGGGGTGAAGGGCGAGCAGTACCCGTGCAAGCCCGACATCTTCGCGCGCACCTACGACCCGGCCGACGACGAGGCGCGGGCAGCGCTTGCTGGTCTCTGCCCGTTCTGCCACCAGGACGACGAGCTCGTCGCCCGCACAATCAACTCCGACGAGGACGCGTTCTGCGACCGCTGCCAGCGTGTCTGCTACATGTCCGCTACGGGCGATCTCGTCGCCGACGATCCGAGGGCAGCATGAGCGCCCGCGGCCTCGGCTGGCTGCGCGACAAGCCGGCGCAGCGCACCACGAAGCGGTACCAGGCCCCCCGGGGCGCGCTGCTCACCGGCCTCCCGCCGACGAGCGACATCTCGTCCTTCGACGTGCTCGGCACGGCGGACCAAGGCCCGCTTGGGCAGTGCACGGGCGTCTCGACATCGCAGGCGATCATCAACGGCGACGTGGCCGCGCTCGTCGTCGGCGGCGCCAACCTCGAGCAGGCAAGGCAGAATGTCGTGCGCTCATCGGCGTACGCCCTCTACTTCTGGGGCCGCTACTACGACTACATGAGCGTCGCCGGCGCCAGCGGCACCTTCATGGCGCAGTTCCAGAGGCAGGACAGCGACGCCGGCTCCTCGCACGCCTCTGTGTGCGCGGGGATCAGTGCCATGGGCCTGCCGCCCGAGAGCGCGTGGCCATACGACCCGAGCTACGACCCGGCGAACGACGGGCCGACGTGCAAGTACCGGCTCCGGCCCGACCAGGAGGCCGAGCGGCTCGGCTTCGACAACCGCGGCGAGCTCGTCGTGCTCGGCATCGACGATGAGAGCCAGGACCAGCGTCTGCTCGACCTCGTGCACGCGCTCGCCGTCGACAAGCACAGCCCCCTCATCGGGGTGAACGTGAGCCAGCCGTTCTGCGACGAGGCATTCGACCCGAACGTGGCGGTCGATGCGCCGTCGCCGAAGCAGGTGGTCGGCGGGCACGCTCTCCACATCGTCGGGCACCGGACCGAGGCCGACGGCTCGATCTCGTTCAAGGTGCACATGAGCTGGGGCGAGGGCCCGTTCGCGTACGTCTGGTTCAGCCATGGCTACGTGCTTGACGTGGGAACGCAGCTCACGATCGTGAAGCGCGTGCCCATGTTCCAGAGGGGAGGCGCGTGATGCCGCCCGCGCACCCGATGCCCCCGCCGATGCTTCTGCCGTGCGAGCAGTGCGGCGCGACGACGCTCTTCTGCACCCACAGGATGGCGTCCATCCAGCGCTCGTTCTCCATCGGCGACGTCGATCCCGTCACCATCGGCGCTCTGCTCGTGACCGAGAACGTCGACGAAACCGGAACGCACTGGGGCCTGAGCTTCGACGGACCGAACCCCGCCGATGACCAGTACGTGCCGTGCCTGTCAAAGGAGGACGCGTTCAAGCTCAAGGGCCTCGTCGAGGCGTACGGTCAGCGCATCGTGGCCGAGACGCGCGACTGGCCGCCGAACAGCGCGCGCGTGCCCGCCTTCGGTCACCACCCCGGGTGCGCGTCGCCGGCGACGAGCGCGGAGGTCGGCGACGTCAGCGCCTGGGGTTGCGTCCCCGGGTGCCCTGCGCTCGAGGCCAACATCGCCGCCAAGGAGGCCCCGTGATCCGCTCCGTTCTGCTCCTGCTCTTCGTTGCTGGCTGCGCCGGCTGCCCTGCACGCGGCGCTGCGCCGTCGCCATCCTCGAGCGCGCCGGCCGCCGGCAAGCCCTCCCCCGCAGTGGTCACCGTGCCCGACGGCATGACGCCCTGCGCGGTGTACTGCGCCCACCTGCTGGCGCTCGTTCCCGATGGGGGATGCCCCGGCGCGAAGCCCTCTCCCGAGGGCAAGACCTGCCTGGATAGGTGCGAGGCGACCCAGAACGGGATCGCCCGCTACGACCTCGCCTGCCGCATCGCCGCGCCGTCCTGTGCCGCGGTCGACGCCTGCCCCTAGAACAGCTTCTCCTGCGCGCCAGAGCGGTCGCCGAGCCCCGCGGGCTGGTACCGCGCCGCCACCCAGTCGGCCCACGGGATGCCCTTGTCGTACGCGCCGATGACCCAGCGTGCGTAGCCGAGCAGCTCCGGCGTGCGGTGGTAGGGCATCGGGTACGGGCGCGCCCCCCATGCGCGGAGGCGCTGGCGCCGATGCTCACGGTCCGCGTGCGTCTCGCCGCCCCAGAAGCCGATGAGCATGTAGACCATGACGTGATCGGGCTTCACGCCGGCCACGGCGAGCCGATCGAGCCCTCGGAAGAGCACGCCCTCGTCTTCGCGGCTGTCCCATGCCGTGTAGATGCGCTTCGCCTTGAACGAGTCGTCGCGGTAGTCGACCGAGGCCAGTGCGAGCGCGGCCTCCTCGCTCAACATGCGGGCGTTGATGCCCTGGGAGAAGCAGACCCGGAAGCCGCCCGAGCGCAGTTCATCGATGCGGTCGCGCCAGCCCGGCACGCCGAAGAAGTCGTTGTCGAGCAGGAGCACATGGCGCGGGTGCGGCTCGCCGCGCCAGATGTTGGCGATGGTGTTCTCCTCGCGCGCGGCGCCCTCCTTGCGAGGGACAACGCAGAACTCGCACCGGAGGCGGCATCCACGCTGGGTAAAGCCGACCGATGCCGCGAAGCGCGGGTAGACGCTGTAGTCGAGCGGGCCTCGCGACGGCACGCCGACGTCCTCGAGCGTCGCGCGCAGATCCCAGCCCGTGCCCCCGATGATGGCGTCGGGCCGGATGGCGCGAAGCCGTTCAGCGACCGGGCGCGTGCGCTCGAAGATTGCCGAGGCGAACACCCGGTCGAAGGCGTCCCCAATCTCCGGCTCGACGGCGCGCTCCGTTGGAGCATGACGCAGCACGACCTCGTCGCCGAGGCCCCGGTGATGCGCGGCGAGACGCATCAGGGCAAGGTTCGGGAGCTTACCGTCGAGGTGCAGGAGGAGGACCCGCATGGGCAGATCCTAGTTGACGGTCATCGCGCTCGCGAGCCCATGCGCCATGCACACGGCGCGGAGCCTGGCGTGCCCGAACTCGTCCCGCTCGCGGATGACCCGGCCCATGTTGGGGCAGCGGATGTCGACCGCGTCGTCCTCGGTCCGCACGAGGTCATGCGCCTCGCACTGCATCACGTCGCCGATCTCGCGCCTCACTGGCACGCCGCACACGTCGGGCAGCTATCCGCGGTGGTGTCGCCGCTCCCGTCCGGATCGCACTCCCACCACGACTGACCGAGGTAGGTGTACGGATCCGCGACGCATCCTGACGGGCAGGTTGGGTTGGAGCAGGCCGACGTCTGGCAGCCAGGGTTGGTCGTCGACGACGAGCAGCCCGAGGCTACGGTGAGCGCAAGCAAAGCCGAGACAACACCAACCGCGATGACATGGCGAACGTTCATGATGATCTCCCTCGGGCATCGCAAGATCGACGCCTTGGACGACTGTCACACAGCGATCGGGATGGGTCAAGCGACTGTGTGACAGTCGCGCGCGGGTCAGTCGGAGCCGTGCATCTCGGCGACGCGACGCTCCAGGTACTCGAGGCCACCGATGCTGACGGCGCGGCCGCCGCCAAGCTTCTCCGCGGTGGCGGCGAGCACGGTGGCCTCCGGCTTGGTGAGCCTGCGCTGCGGCTCGCAGCCGTGCGGGCAGACCATCTGGCCGTCCGCCGCCCCGTACATCCGGCACACGGTGGGCCTGTGTTCGTAGACCGAGCATCGGCCGGCGACGAGGTGCCCGCAGGTCCCATCCTCGGTCACGTGCGGGGCCTTGCCGCTCACCGCCTCGATCTGCTTGGCCTCGAGCATCGACATGAAGAGCGGGCCACAGGCTGCGGTGCAGAGCCCCTTGCAGACGACGCGAGGGACGGCGCCATAGACCTGCAAGCGGATCTGTTGGAGCTTCTGGCGTTCCCGGTGCGTGATCATGGCCTTGCGCCAGGTTCCTTCGCGATCGTGACGCACAGGCACTCGTGCTTCATCAGCTTCGGCGTCTGCCCAGCGGGGCACGTCCGCTGCGCGCACTCGTCATCGTTCATGCTCGCGATCACGGCGAGCACGACCAGCACGATGAGCGTGAGGATCGCTCCGAGCTTGGTCTGCGGGTTGCTGAGCAGCGCGAAGTCACGGACATCATCGTCGTCGATCATCGGTTCCTCCCAAGCGTCCACGGGTGCGCGACGCGCATGAGGCTCGCGAAGCACGAGAACAGCGTCTCCGGCGCAGGGCCGGGCGGCACCCACGGCACCCACCGCCATTCCGCGCACTTCTCCGGCTCGGTGACCTGCGCGACCGGGTAGCCGGGAAGATCGACGCAGCAGTAGAGCGTGACCCAGGAGTCGCCGCCCTCGAAGTGGGTGAGGGTGTAGACCCCGGTCTCTCGGATGCCCGCTGGCGCGAGGCCGGTCTCCTCCAGAAGCTCGCGTGCCGCGCACTGGAGGACAGACTCGCCGCGCTCGAGCTTGCCGCCGGGCACGCTCCACGTTCCTGCGCCGTGGGCCCCCTTGCGAAGCTCCATGAGGAGGGCCCCGTCACCGCGGCGGACGAGAACGGCGACACCGACGCGGGCGAACTTGGTGCTCAGCGGGACCTTGCCCTCGGGACATTCGGGGTACTTGTCGCTCTTGAACTTGCCCTGGGGCGTGAGGTGTGCGCCCATCACGAGCCTCCCTTCTCGGCGAGCCGGTAGTACCTACGCGGTCGTCCGCCTCGACAGGGCAGCCCCTCGCGCTCCTCGCTCGTCACGAGGCCCTCGGCCTCGATCTCCCAGAGGTACGGGTAGATCGAGGCGCCGATGCCGATCTTCTCGCGGAGCTCGAGGCCATAGGCCGGGCCGTCGGCGCGGAGGACGGCGATCACGGCCCGCCGGAGGAGCATGCGCGACTCCCGGCGACCCGTGATCACGTCGCGCACGACCACGACGGCGATGGTGAGCACCATCAGTGTCTTGACGCCACCGGCCCACCACGGATCGCGCTGCGCGCTCAAGATGGTGGAGTAGCCGCAGAACGCGGCCATCAGCGCGCCGAAGATGAGGCTGCGGCGATGGTGGCGCTGGTGGGTGCGGAAGTCCTCGATCGCGGAGTTGCGCAGGTATCGCGAAGGGTCGATCCGTGGATCCATGGTGCTCATCGGATGGGCCTCATGCGCAGCAGCACGCAGCCATAGTGGTTGCTCTCGCGGACCTCCAGCGTGACGACGTGCTTTGCCGTGGCCTGGCTGAACCAGGCGCGGGCGAAGACGGCCCGGTGCTCCGGGGTCATCTGATCGAACGCGGACCCAGCGTCTGGAACGTGAACGGCGACGGAGATGTCCGCGCCTCCGCGCAGCGTCGGCGTCTTCGGCTCTGGCTCCGGCCTGAAGTCGAGCCCATAGTGCACCAGCGGTGCGAGCGTGGCCGCGATGTCGGCGACGTGGCCAACATGCACGCCGAGGTCGCGCGTGGTTCTCCCTTCGACGTCCCCCTCCGTGGTGACCCGCCACCGACCCACGACGGGGTGGGTGGCGGCGTAGCGCTCACCGGCTTCGCGTGTGGCTGCCAGTGCGCTCGTCTCTGCGCGCTGGGCCAGGTGCTTGTGGATCTCCTCTTCGCTCATCTTCTCGATGTCGGGCATGGTCCCTCCTCACCAGGCGCAGTAGAAGCGCAGGATCTTGATGTCGGGGTCGAGGCTTCGCAGGTCGACCTCGAAGCCTTGGCGTTCGCCATACTGGTAGGGGACAACGCCGACGTGGGGCGGGTACGACGCGCCCGGCTTGAAGTAGATCGTGACGCCGCTCGGGTCGGCCTCGTCTGGATCCCCACCAAAAAAGTCGCGAACCTCTTCGGGGATCGGAACGCCGGCGGCACGGCATGCGTCACGTGCGGAGATCATTCGCTGGTACTTCTCATCGGCCGGCTTGATGCCGACGACGTTCATCGACATGCCCATGGTCACGCCTCCGTGCAGAGCGCGTCGGCGAGCGCGCAGAGGGCCTTGACCGCGGCGCTGGTCGCCTGGACGGCGGGCTCCAGGAAGTTCTCGGCGAACTCTCGCCCGCGCCGGTCGCGCTCCGGCTCCTCCTGCTCGAACAGCTCCTGGCGACGCTCCTCCAGCAACGGCGCTGCGTCGTTGACGATCTGGCTTCGACCGACGAGCCCCCTCTTGTCCAACAACTTCGCCAGATCACGCGCGAGCGCGGCCGCGTTGCCGTACGCCTCCGACTGCTCCTGCGGGGTCGGCCTCCGGTCCCGCGAGCAGTCGGCCCAGTTGTCCAGGAAACTGCTCACCTCCCCGACGATCGAAAGGGCGCGGTCGAGTGCGCGATGATCGGTGCTGGGGCCTTCGACCATTGCATGCGGCCAGAGCCCGGGGTCGTTGGTAAGAAGCAGGATGCGGCGCGATTCGGTGACGAGGTCTCCGGTCTCGTCGGCGAGTGCGACGAGGCGCTTCGCCATCTCCGTCAGCGCGGTCTTCGCCTCGGTCCTGAGCGTACGGATGTTCGTGGGCATGGGATCCTCCTTCGGTCGCGCAGCGGCGCGCCGGTAGTCGTCCGAACCGGAAGGTAGCATGGCTCGGCGCACTGTCATACAGTCGGTCCTCATGACCAAGGACGACACCCTCTCCAAGCTCGAGCTCATCGACCTCGCCGCCGTCACGATCGACGCCCCCGGGCAGACGGCGACCGTGACATTCAACGTGCCTCACGCCGGCGCCGGCATCAGCGAGTTGACGGAGACGGCCCGCCTCGACTCCCCCCGGCAGCCCGAATACCTGCGCCAGGCTGTCGCGGAGGTGAACAACGCCATGCTGCGATGGGTGAAGGAGCGCGGCGTGCTGCTCGACTCGCAGGCGATCTGCGCGGAGTGCACCAGCGCGTGCTGCGCGCGCGTCTTCGAGTTGGTGGGGGTCAACGCCGTGGACTTCGCGCGGATGGGCAAGCGGACCGCTCGCTCCGCGGTCGAGCTTCTCCCTCAACCAAACCCTGCCGGCTACGTGGGCAAGCTCAAGCGCGTGCCGTACAAGGGGGCCGGCACGGCGAAGTACGAAGGGGACGCGGTGCCGATGGCCTGCGTCTTCCTCGACCAGGAGACCGGCTGGTGCACGATCTACAAGGACCGCCCCGACATCTGCCGGACCTATCGCGCCGACAAGTGCGAGAAGAAGGAACCGGCGCCGCCGAAGCTCATCCAGCTCCGGAAGAAGGCGCTCGACGCGGCCCCTCAGCCCCCGCCGGGCTGATCGTGTACGCTTGGCTCCATGGTCAAGCTCCTGCTCGCCCTATCCGCTCTCCTCTTCGCCTCTACGGCCTTCGCCGACGTCGTGCCCGACAGCTCCGTCCTCGAGCCGGTGCCGTCGAACCTCGACGTGGGCATCGCCATCGCGACGATCGCGCTCCTGCTCGGGGCTGGGCTCGTGCTCCTCGTCGCCGGCGCACGTCGTGGAACCACCGGCGCCACCCTCGGCGTCGTCGCGCTCCTCGCCTGTGCGTCGCCGGCCTATGCGCAGACCGTGCCCGTGGTCGGCGGTCCGGGCTGGCTGCCCTTCCTGACCCACCTGGCGCCGCTCGTCGGTGGCCTCGCCGGGCTCGCCTTGGACCCTCGGGTGAAACCCCTCTGGACGTCGTTGCCGGGGCGCTGGCCCATGGTGGTCGGCGGGGTCGTGGGGCTGGCACAGGGGACGTGCACGGCGCTCCTCGGAGGAGACGACATCGCAACTGCCATCGGCAAGGGGGTGACGGCGGGGATCCTCGCGCTCGGGATCGGGCACGTGGGGATCTCGCTCGTGGGCTCGCCGACGGCGCCGGTCGCCGCCAAGGCGCTCGCCGCGTCGGAGCCGCTCAAGGTCACCGTGACCGGGGAGCCGAAGGCATGAACATCGAGTCGCCTGGCCTCCAGCCGATCTCGCTCGGCGACGTCTGGATCGGGGAGACGCGCCCGGATCCGAAGCTGCTCGCCGAGTGCTTGGAGCAGGAGCGCGCGCGCCACAGCGACGACTGCCCTCGCAAGCGTCTGCCGCTCGCGGCCGGCATCGACTGGCCCTGCACGTGCCCGACGTTCACCTTCATCGTCTACCCGTCGCGATGAGCCTCGCTCAAGTCCGCTACTGCACAACTGCATCGCCCACCCGCTGCTCTTCCTGACGGGAGACGCGTGGTGGGCGGTGTGGCTGCACGACAAGACGGCCGAGATCGCCTACCCCGAGGAGTGATACCTTCCTGGACATGCTCCAGCTCGTCCAAGCAGGCACCGGCCCGCGCAGACACATCATCCTCGGGTACTTCTGCGACACCCTCCACGTGGAGACCGACCTCCCCGAGATCCTGGGGGAGGACGTCTGCCTCCTCCAGGATCTCGACGATGCCCACGGGCGCTTCGCGGCCGCGCCTGGTCACGGCGGGGTCGACCCGATCGAGGACGTCGTCGCCTTCGCCCACGAGCACTGCGGGGAGTTCGAGGTCGGCAAGATCGTCCTCATGGGCTGGAGTGCGGGGTGTCAGGCCGTCCGCGAGCAGCTCCGGTCCGACGACCACGAGATCATCTCGGGCGCCGTGGCCCTCGACGGGATCTCCGGCTCGGTCCCACCGCTCCCCGCCCAGATGGCCCCCTGGTACGCGATGGTGGACCGCGCGAAGCTCGGGAGCGGCTCACTCCTGATCGTGACGCACACTGCCATGCAGTACATGGAGAACCTGCCCGCGGGGCAGCGATACGAGAGCACTACGCACACGGCCGCGATGCTCTGCGAGCGTGCCGGCCTGACGCCCCCAGGGCCAGGCGGCGAAGCGAGCCTCGGCGACTTCACGGTGGTCTCGAGCCCGAGCGCGAACATCGACGGCCCGGCCCACATCCACCAGGTGAAGGTCGTCCTCCCCGATGTCGCGAAGCGGTTCCTGGTCCCCTGGCTGGCCGCCGAGGCTCCGCCGTCGACCCAGCCCCAAGGCGCGTGATACCCTCCGGGTGCGTCCGCCCTGCGCGGCATCGTAGCCGCGGAAGGCAAGGCACCATGGAGAGAGCGTTCAAGATCGGCTGCTCGGTCATCTTCTTCGACAGCTACCGCATCGCGCACGAGGCGCTGGTGACCAATTGGTTCCACGGCGGACCGGATGGTCAGAGCGTCGCAGCCTGGGAGCAGGCGCAGAGGGACCGCGGGGTCACCTCTCCGCTCTGGACCCCCTGCTGCAACGTCGTGTTCGTGGCGGACCAGTCGAAGACCGATCCGTACGGCCGTCAGATCGAGCACTCGCCCTCCGTGACCTACGGCCGATGCCAGAGCCAGCCGTTCCTCGGGATGTGCTGGTGCTGGCCGGACGAGGTCGAGGAGGCGAAGCAGCTCGCCGCCAAGGCATACGCCGAGGCGGTCGCGCAGTAGCTCTGGCCAAGAGGCCCAACGGCGGGACCGACGAGGAACCGCAAGCCGATGGGTTTCGGTGCCGCGTAGGGCGGACGACCAGGAGGATCGACATGACGACCAGCGACCCCGTAGCCGCTCCCCCATCCCTCGGCCTTGCCGCTCTGGCGCGTGCTCAGGCCGCGCTCGCCGCCGGCGTGAAGGAGGAGCCCTTCGGCTCGAACACGGGGCCCGAGGTCCGCGAGTACCTGTCCCACTGCGTCAGACACGGCTCGCTCCTCGGCCTCACCGCGGCGGAATGGTGTGCAAGCTTCGCCTCCTGGTGCATCTGGTCGGCGTGGGCCTCGGGGCGCACGCAGGACTTCGAGCCCGACGCGCTGGCATGGCCAAAGCCGATTCACCCGTGGGACATCCCCCCGGTTGGGTACCGGGCCGCCGTCTCCGAGCTCGTCGTCGACGCGAAGGAGACCAAGACCTGGTTCGACGTCACCGCGATCAAGAGCGGGATGGCGACGATAGCTCCGGGGATGCTGGCGATCTTCGGCAGGGCCGGGCACGACCCGAGGAACGGCGGGGAGGGGCACGTTGCCATCGTGGAGAGCGTCTCGACCGGGGGGCTCAGCTACGTGGTCATCAGCGGCAACAGCAACAACGCGGTCTCGCGCGAGACCAGGACCCTGTACGACGAGAACGAGCCGCTGGTGGGCGTGATCAGCCTCGACGGACCAGGCGCATGATCCACTGGCTCTTTCTGGTGCTTGCCGGGGGGATGCTCGCCGGCTGCCTGCTCACCATCCTCCTCGCCAAGGCAAGCGGGCTACTCCCGCCGCCCGTGGTCGAACCGCATGGCGTCGCACCGCCGGCCCAGGTAGCCGAGGAGGAGCCGCCGTCGACGGGCCCAAACCCGGATGGGCCGCGGGCGGAGCCGCCGTCGTCGAAACAACGCGTCGAGCCACTGCATGTGACGCGTGAGCGCACTGTCCGGATCGAGGCAACCATCCGCGCCGGCGTGCGGCCGCATCCTCCGGGGCCGCGTGGCGCCTGCGGAATCGCTGGCTGCCCGAACATGCGGCCGCACTCCCACGTCCTCGACCTCGCCCGCCGTCTCGGATCTCGATGACCCGCGAGCAGCTCCAGGCGCTCGAGGCCGACGCCGCGGCGTGGCTGGCGTGGAGGCAGGAGCAGGCCGGCTGCCCCATCCTGCTCGCCGTCGAGGTCATGTCGCTGATGAACGGCCCTACCCGCTCTCCGGCTTCCCGGGGTCGAAGTCGTGGTCGGCCATCGCTCGCGAGCAGTGCTCGCAGATGGGCTTCCCGTCGTTGTCGCCGATGGCGGGCCAGCGCTGGTCCTTGGGCAGGAAGCGGCACAGGAACTGACACCGGCTCGCGCCGATCTGCCGGAGTAGCCAGCCTCGAGCCGGGCTACGCCGGTCCCTGCCTCGCGCCCTGTCTAGCCAGTGCTCGAAGGCCAGCGCAGCCTCGAAGGCAGGGAAGAGCAGGAGCTGGATCACGGCTAGAACAGCCCGCACTGCGCCGTGGCGCCATGTGCCTGCTCGATGGCCCTCTCGTCGAGGTCGATGAGGACAGCGCGCCGCCCCTCCTCTTCGGCAACGCGGCCGACCGTTCCGGAGCCACCAAACGGGTCGAGGACGTGGTCGCCGGCGGCGGACCCGGCGAGGATGCAGCGCCGGGCGAGCTTTCGCGGCATCGGCGCGACGTGGCCGCCGTCGCTGGGCTCCGTGTCGATGTCGTCCCAGACCGTGCGGAGGTTGCGGCCGAATGGATGGCCGTCGATGCCTGGCTCGGAGCGCGTCGACATGCTCCATGTCTGGTCTGGCTTGCCAGGCCGCACGAACGGAGCCTTCCCCGTCGGGCGGCGCTGCGGCTTCATCCGGTGCGCCTGCCTCACCGCGTCGGCGTCGTAGAAGTAGCGGGGCGACTTGCTCAGGAGCAGCACGTACTCGTGGGCGTGCGTGGGCCGGTCGGTGACGCTCTCGGGCATCGCCGAGGCCGGCGCCCAGATGTTGTCGGCGCGCAGGTACCAGCCGTCACGCTGGAGCGCGAGTCCGAGCATCCACGGGAAGGGGAGCAGATCCTTGTCCTTGAAGCCAGAGGGCACGCCGATGCACCGGCCCTGCTTGCCTGCGCGCGTGGCCCGTACTCCGGAGGTCTTCCCCGGTCTCGACCCGCGGTAGGCGAGTTGGGAGCGCTGTGACCCCTCCAGTGTCGAGCCGATGAGCGTACCGCTGGTCGACTTGCGTGCGTAGCCGCTCCCGATGTTGATCCAGAGCGTCCCGTCGTCTGTGAGCGCCTCACGCACCAGCCCGAAGACGTCGACCAGCGCCTCGACGTATGCCTCCGGCGTTGCCTCCTGCCCGATCTCGAGCGCCTTGTCGGGGTGGCTGTCGGGCAGGTACTGGCGCTGCTTCCAGTACGGCGGCGACGTCACACAGCACCGGAAACGGCCTACGCCGAGCGTAGGGAGGATGGCGCGGCAGTCGCCGCGGATGAGGGTGGCGGGCATGGCTCCTCCTGCGCCCGAAGTCGGGAGCGTGTCGTCCGGCCAGCAGCCTAGCAGAACGCCCTGCACAAACGCCCGCGATCCCGTATGCTCCGGGCATGCGCGAGGGGCGTCGCGGCCGAGATCCGGACCATACTCAGGATGAGCTGACCGCTCTTTTCGCATCCGTCGAGCGAGATTCCGGCCTCTGCTCAAGCTGGGCGACGTTCACCGCCATCGCGCAGGGAGGCGCCGGAGGGTCGCCGGACCCCGACCGTAGGATGGTCTCCCGGCTCGATCATCGCCGCGATGCGCTCCGGCACGCGAACATGATGAGGCAGGCGCTGCATGCCCTGCCTCCACGTGACGCTGCCGGCCCGCAGTGGGTCGACATCTTGGAGGCCGCCTATGGCTGCACCCCGTGGGCCCGGCTGATCGACGAGGCGGAGGGGTACCGGGGGAAGGGAACGCTGGTCGATGAGGAGTTCGGCCAGCACCTCGGCGTCGTTCTCTTGCTCTGCGGAAGCATCGCCCCGCCGCAAGAGCCCGAACCGAAGAAGATGCCGGCGCCAGGGCGCGACGCGTCGTGTCTCAGTACCTATGCCTGCACGGACCGAGGCGACCAGCATTCGTCGGCGACATGGGCAACGGGGGAGGCCGCTTGCGGCGATGCGGCGCGGTGCGCCCGCAGGGTCTCTTCGTTGTGCATCCGTGGGCTAGCCCGGGTCATTGCCGTCACCGTCGAGGAGGTCGACACTCCAGAGCGTCCGCTGCGGATGCTTTCCCCGCGCGAGCGGTTCCTGGTCAGGCTCGTCGAGAGCGGAGATGGCGCAGCGGTGGGAGCGCTCCAGCGCGAGGCGGAGCGACTGACCAAGGAGGCCCGCAAGCTCTACGAGAAGGAGCGCTTGAAAGACCCCGTGTACGGAAGGCTCCGTGCCAAGGGGAAGCTCAGCGCGAAGGGGTATCGGGAGCTGCGACAAGAACTGCAAGCCGATCGCGAGGCCGACCTAATCGCGCATACCAAGCCCAAGCCGGCGCGGTCTCGCGTCGCCTCGCTCGTGGGTGGCCGGTGATCCAAACGGGCTTCGTCACGTTGACGCTCGCCGTGGTACCGGCGCCGATGGCGAGCCCGTGGCAGATGCTCGTGCCGACGCCGCACATCGTCTCGTATCAGCCACCGGCCCCGAAGCAGCTCGTCGGCTGGAAGGAGATCGTTCCATTCTCGGCGAAGCATGGAGGCCCGACTAGCCGGCAGCACCTCTCCGATCTCGCCCATGCCGACCCGATGTGCCCGATCCTAGGGGACGAGAAGGGCTGCGTCGTCACCACGACGGACTGGGAGTTCCTTCGCTGGCTCGACCTCCGCAAGAAGCCTCTCGGCTTGAAGCGGCTGAGCGAGCGCGCCAAGGATCGCAAGCGCGGCAAGGCGAAGCGCCGGTGAGCGAGGAGGATCGAGCCGCAGAGATCGCCAAGCTCCGCGCCGACATCGAAGCGCTGCTCGAGGAGACCGAAGCGGCGCGACACCGCGAGGAGGAGGCGCGCATCGCCGCGCAGAACGCTCGCTGGCAGACCATCGTCGAAGCGGCGATCCGGGCGCGGGTTGCCCGCGAAGGGCCGCAGGCCGAAGAGACGGTGCGCCGGCAGGTGTACGACCTCCAGAGCGAGGCGATGCGGAAGCACTACCATGAGGGCGAGAGCAGCGACGCCGTCGACGCCTGGTACGGGCAGGCCCTGGCGAAGCTCTAGACCGGGTAGAGCCGCCAGCGGCGGCCGTCCTGCTCGAGGCGCACCCCGTCGACGACGCCGCGGCGGATCAACGCGAGGAGCCTGGACCGCGCGCCGGCGTCGCTGGCGTAGTGGAGCTTGCCCAGCTCCTCGATCATCTCTCGCGGCGTGGCCCCGGGATGCTCCCGCACGAAGTCGGCGACCCGCTTGCAGGTCGCCTTGAAGGGGGACCAGCGCCGACCAGTCGGTGAGCCTGCTGCGGCGAACGTCTTCTGCTCCTCGCAGAGCTTGCGGCGGATCATGTCGGTGCGCGCGTTCCGATTGAACGCAGGCCGTACCCGCTCCTCGACGTCGGTCTGCCCACTCCAGCGCCCCTCGGTGACCTCGAGCACCCCGATCCCGTAGGTGTCGAACACGTCGAAGGCCATGCGCCGTCCCTCACTCGGTCGCGCATAGGGGACGCCGACGAAGACCTGGTGCGCGAGCCCGCGCCAACGTCGTGCTTGGTGGAGCAGCTCGAACGAGAGCTGAAGCTTCAGTTCGACGACGGCGAGCCGTGGGCCAGCGACCGCTACCATGTCGGCGATGTCGCCGCGGATCTCGACCTCCTGGAACACGCCTGGGTCGAACCCGGCCTCATGGAGCCAGGCGATGATGGGCGGTCTGAGCTCGTCCTCGCTCACGCGGCAAGGCCGAGCGCTGGCTCGCGAGCGGGGCTCGGGTCCCACGAACCGAGCAGGCATGACCCGCGACGCCGGAGGAGGAGCACGTGCACCTCGAGATCCAGCGCCGAGGAGATTGCTGCCATGGTCGCGATCGTTGGGTTCGCATCGGGGGCGAGGGCTTGGGTCACGCGGGCAGCGGAGACGCCCATGCGCTTGGCGAGATCGGCGCGCGTCATGTCCCTCGCATCGAGAACGGCTTGAACCCCTTCGCGGAACCCGATCGGCCTGGCCATGCACGCTCCTCGGCGCCAGCGGCGCCCCATCGTCCGAGGGCACGGTAGCACGACATGCCGCGGATCGGCGACGCGAGACGCGCGTGCACGGTCGCGTCGAGCCTCGGACCCAGCGGATCTTGCGCCTGTCGATCCGACAAGAAACGACAAGGATCTGCCCGAAAACCGTGCGATTTCTCGGGCGCGGCAGACGAGCGCCCAGCGAGCGTCGCTGCACCGTGGGTCAGACGCGAGTTCCAGCGACGCCCCATCGCACCACGGGCTGGAGACAGCCCGGCTTGCCCTACCCACCCTCTTCCGACCGCCCATGAAATACAAGCTGCTCGCAGCCACGACGGCCGCCACGAAGACGGATCGTGGGTACGACGCGGCGACGTGGTCGGTCTGCGACGACCTGTACCAGGGCGGATTCCAGATCCTCGAGAAGGCGAAGGAGTATCTACCGCAGGTCGATGGTGAGAACGGCAAGCGGTACAACGACCGGCTCGCCATCGCGAGCTATCCCGGATACTTCGGGCAGATCGTCAACATGTACTCGGCGGCCGCGTTCGCGCAGCCGCTGACGGTGGTTCCAGCCGGCGACGCCGACGATCCGAACACCCCTGGCACGCTGCCAGAGCCCGACGTCTGGCAGGGCTTCGCCAAGGACGCCGACCTTCAGGGGTGCGCGTTCCCCGGCGTGCTCCAGCAGGCCTTCACGACCGCGCTGGTGAAGGGCAAAGCACTCGTCGCCTGTGACTTCCCGCCGGCCGGTGACGAGGGCACACGCGCCGACTCCGACGCGTCTGGCGTCGACCAGCCGTACGTCTACGAGATGCCCGTCGAGGAGCTGACCTCGTGGGAGTATGCGTCGCAGTTCACGAGGGCGGCGGACCTCGGCAACGACAGCAATGGCCAGCCGCTCCGGGTGCGCTTCTCGGTCGGCAAGTTCGCCTGGTGCATCGTCAAGCGCACCGTGGTGCGGCACCCGACTCCGGAGGAGCCGGCCAAGACGTTCGAGGAGTATCGCATCTGGGTGCGCGACCCGGAGACCGGCAAGGTCTCCTGGTCGCTGTACGAGATCGAGATCGATGAGAAGAAGGGGCCACCGAACGCCGACGCCGACGTGCCGGTCAAGGAGGGGCCCGTAGAGACGACGTTCGCCGAGATCCCAATCGTCGAGATCAAGCTTCCGAAGCCGCTCTGGATCGGGAACGTGATCGGACCGATGTGCCGGGAGCTCTGGCAGCGCCGATCCTGCCTGCTCGCGAGCCAGATCAAGGCGCTCTTCGTCCTGCCCGTAGCCTTCCTGGGCCCGCAGACGGGAGCCTTCCAGGGGCCCATCCCCGCGCAGCAAGCCGAGGACCCGACCCGTGGCAACGACCCGAAGAAGGACTACGAGTCCAAGGGCTGGAAGGCCATGGTGGCGGGGGATGACCTCCGGTTCATCAGTCCGCCGACCGATGCCTTCACGGTCGTCGATGGCCAGCTCAAGGATCTCGTCGACGAAATCTTCCGGTGCTCCGGGCGCATGGCCTCGTCGATCTCGAACACCAGCACGGCGCTCGGGCGGAGCGGCGAGAGCAAGGCCGAGGACAACGGCGACTTCTGCGTGGTCCTGAAGGCGCTCGGCGCTATCTTCCGGGACGCGGCGCGGCGCATCTACACGATCCTCTCGACCGCGCGCGAGGAGGACGTGAAGTGGGTCGTCCACGGCCTCGACTCGTTCGACCCGGAGGAGGACCGCGCTTCCGTCATCGACGAGCTCATTCGCGCGCTGCCGGCGATGCCGGGCCCTGGCGTCGGCATCACGTTCTTCTCGAAGACTGCCAAGGTCGAGTTCGTGATGCGCGCCTACCTGAAGCTGCTCCCCGGACTCACCCCGGAGACGCAGGCCCAGGTCCGCGCAGAGACCGTGGCCGCGATCGAGAAGGCTGAGGCGGACGCCGCAGCCGCAACGGCAGCCGCCGCGGCGCTCGCGCAGCAGCCTCCGCCCGGTGGCGCACCAACCCCGCCGGCGGGCCCGAAGCCCCCAACGCCTCCGGCACCGCCCGTTCCACCTGGGAAGGCGAAGGCGCCCGCTGCGCCCCCCCCACCTCCGCCTGGCGCGAAGACGCCTCCGCAGCCGCCTCAGCCTCCCGCGAAGCAAGCCGCAGCCTGACCCTGACCGATGCCGATCATCTCCCCTCTCCGCCCATCGCCTTGGTCGTACCTCGGCGACGACGCACGCCGGCAGGCGGTCGCGGTGCTGGACCAGCTCGGGATCGATCTCCAAGCGCTCCAGCTCGGCGTTACGCGCGCGCATCACAACGTGCGCTCGTGCGACGCGGTGGCGAACCACAAGCTGCTCGACGACGTGTACCACGACCTCGTCGACCAGGCCGACAAGGTCACCGAGATGGTGGAGGCGCTCGGGGCCGAGTCCTCGGGCTCCGTCGAGGAACTCGCCCAGGGCACCCGTCTCCGGCCGTGGCCGAAGGGGATTCTCACCTTCCCCGTGCTCGGCTACCTGGTGTGCAACCGCATCGACCAGGTGATGGGCTTCTGCGGCGACGCGATCGAGGCGCTCGAGAGCGTCAAGGCGCACACCCTCGCCAACGAGGTGATGAACGTCCAGCAGGCGCTCGCGGTCTGGTCCTGGAAGGTCGGCGCTGGCCTTCCGACATCCTCCGAGGTCACCGAGCGCGTCTATGCCCAGCTCGAGGAGGACTTCCCGTCCGAGGCGCTCGCCTGGGTTCGGAGCGATCCGATGGGCGCGGCGCAGGCAGCCTCGCAGGCTGCGCGCGCGTCGCGGTTCGGGACCGACGCCTCCGAGATCACCACCGACGCCGACGGGACGCTGAGGGTCTGATGGGCTGGAGAGGACCCAAGGTCGTCCCGTTCGACGAGATCGACATGTCGGGCCGTGCGAAGTGGACCGCTACGGCGGAGCCAGACCGTGTCGCTCACTTCGTGAGGACGGTGCAAGGAGGCGGCGAGCTCAAGCCGAGCGTCTTCGTTCAGACACCAGATGGTGTGCATCACGTCGCCGACGGGCATCATCGCGTGCTTGCCGATGAGCAGCTCGGCCGCGACCCGATCGGCTTCGTGCTCGACGTGCCCACCAAGGAAGGCCCTTGGATGGACATGCACAACGCTCAGAAGGGCGGCCTGTCGCGCATCGAGTCCTCGAGCGGTGGCAGCGTCCCTCCCCCGCCGCCAGCGCCACAGGTCGACGAGGACGCGCTCCCTCCGCTCGCCCCGCACGAGCAGGCATGGGTCGACAAGGACCCAAAGAACGCGGACCGGGACGACAACCCGCCCTCGTTCATCGACGACGAGGACACCTGGGAGCGAGCCAAGGAAGCGGTGATGCCGCACTGGGACGAGTACGACGAGCCATACGCCGTCGTGATGCACGTCTACAAGCTGATGGGCGGCGGCACCAGCGGCGACGACTGAGACTTTGCCGGGCCGAAACGGCTCGACGGACCGGCACGCAGCACCGAGAGCACGGCATCCACGCCGATCGTGGACAGGGATCCACCCTCACGGACAGGGCGGTTGCGGCCCTACGCGCAACAGGTGACACATGGCAGATACGAAGACGCCGACCCCGGCAGAGCTCGCGGCGAAGGCCAACAAGGAAGGCGGAGGCGGAGAGGCGAAGCCCTTCACCTTCGAGTCGGAGGAGGCGGCCAACGCCTGGCTCAACAAGGCGTTCACGGGGCGCGCGAAGGAGCTCAAAACCAGCTTCGCGAAGGAGATGGAGGAGCGCGAGGCCAAGCTTCGCGAGAGCATCTTCGCCGACGTCGAGAAGAAGAGCGGCGAGAGCCTCCAGACCTACGAGGCGCGCGTCAAGGAGCTGATCGCTGGCGGTGGCGGCGCGGCCAAACCGCAGGGAGGCGGCGCGGGAGCGGTCGCCGCCGAGACCATCCCGGATCTGCCCGACAACCATCCTTTCATGCAGCGCCTGAAGCAGTTCGAGCAGGAGCAGGCCGCCCTCAAGAAGGAGGCGGAAGAGGCGAAGAAGAAGGCCGACGGCCTCCAGAAGCGCGCCGACGCGGAGCAGAAGGCCCGCGAGAAGGCGGAGCAGGAGTCGCGCGCCCAGTCCCTCGAGAAGAGGACGCTCGAGGCGCTCACCGAGTACGTCGGGATCCCTGCGGGCACCTCCGCCGAGCTGGCCTTCGACCATCTCATGCGCAAAGGGCGCGTCCGCTACTCCGACAACGGCAAGGGCACGGCCCTGGTCTTCGTCACCGGCGAGGGCGACGAGCAGGAGGAGCAGGATCTCGCTACGGGCCTGAAGCAGTGGCGGGATACCGCTCAGGCCAAGCACTTCATCCCCGCTCGCAAGCCGGGCGGCGGAGGAAGCCGTCCGAGCGGCGGCAGCAACATGAACAACGGATCCAGGCCCTGGGAACAGGACGTGACGGACGCCGTCAGCGCAACGTTGCGCCTCGGCGGCGGCCTGCCCGGGGAATGACCCACAGCCGCGCCTGACGGCGCACGACAGGAGCCAGCATGGCCTTCGAGACGTTTTCCACGATCACCGCAACGCTGTCCCAGATTTACACGGCGCTGCTCGCCGATCAGCGCAACATGGACGCGATCGAGCTTGGCGCCATCCCGGTCGTGCCCAACGACTCGGGCAAGAACGTGGCGTGGGGCGTGCGCTTCGATGGCACGAAGGCCGTGACGTACTTCGCCGAGGGCTCCGACGTTCAGACCTCGGAGTACAACAAGACCACCAAGACCTCGGCCGTCCTCAACTTCGGCAACTACCGGAGCCCGGCCGAGATCAGCGACCTGGCAGCGATCCTCGCTGCGGACGCCACCGGCTCGCCCGACGAGCTCCGCCAGCTCGTCGACGTCGAGCTCCGTGACTCGCTGCTTCAGATCACGAAGCAGATCGCCATCGACCTGTACGTCGGTACGGGCACCGACTCGATCTCTGGCAACCCGAACATCGTCGGCTTCGACGGTGGCGCGGCGCTCGCCACGGGCACGTATGCCGGCCTGGACCGCGGCACCTACTCGCAGTGGGCCGGCAACGTGATCGGCAACTCGGGCGTGGCGCGGCCGCTCACCGACGACCTGCTCCGCCAGGCGGAGGTCGCGATCTTCAACGCCGGCGGCAACCCGCCGAACATGATCCTCACGACGGCGAACGTGCATCGCAAGTACGCCGGGCTCTTCACGCCGATCCAGCGCGTGATGACGCCGGGAACCATGCCCACCGTGCTCTCGATGGGCACCAACGACCTCTTCTGGTCGAACATGCCGATCGTCCGGTCCGCGCGTGCGCCGTCCGGCCTGCTCTTCATGTTCAACACGGCCGAGGTCGAGCTCGTGTTCCCGCGCACGCTCATCCCCGTCGCCAGCGTGCCGACGAACCCCTACGTGCAGCGCATGGGCCTCGACCTCAAGCGGCAGTACACGCTGCCCATCGTCGTCCAGCCGCTCGCCCAGACCGGCAACAACCTGAAGTACAACGTCTACACCTACGTGCAGCTCCGCGTGAAGCGCCCCAACGCGGTCGCGATCATCTCCGACATCTCGGAGTCGTGACCGAGGGGCGCCGATTCGCGCGCGACTCAACTGACGGGGCTAGGAGCACCTGGCCCAGGAGCCTCCTCTCATGATGCAAACGCCCGCAATGCCCGGAATGCCGGGGATGCCCGCCGACTTCGAGTTCACGCTCTGGCGGAACGATACCGATCACGATCTGGTCGTGCGCCTCTTCATGGGGCCTGGTCGCGACTATCGGCTCACCTTCAAGCCGAAGGAGGAGCGGCCGCTCCTGTCGATCTACGACAACGCGATCCAGACGCGGCGCGGCGGGCAGATCGTCGGCGGCATCGCGCCGCAGCTCACCAAGGTGGGCGCGGAGAAGCTCCCGATCGCCGAGGCGCTGGCCCGCGCCTCGGCGCTCGGCGACATGGAGCGCAAGATCATGCTCGAGACCGGCGTGACCGCCGGCGGCAAGGTCGACGCAATGGCGGTCCTTCTCGCGAAGCAAGCGGAGCTGGAGGCCCAGCTCAAGGCGCAGTCGAAGCCCGAGCCCTCCGCGCTCGAAATCGAGAACGCAGCCCTGAAGGCCAAGACGGCGGAGCAGGAGAAGACCATGGCCGCGCTCCTGGCCAGGCTCGAGAAGATCGAGGCGCAGACTGCCATGCCCCCGGCCGCTCCGGCTCAGCCGGAGAAGAAGACGGCGGGCCCAAAAGGAGTGCCCGCCGGCGCGGGCGGCGCCGAGTAGCCGAGGGGCTCTCCGACCCGTCATCAGTACCGCCTGAAGAGGGCCCGTCGTCGACATGATCACCGAGCCGGAGCGCGTCGCCATCAGGGCGTACATGGGGTGGCCGCCGGGTCATACCGAGCCGCGCTACGACTCGCAGATCGACCGCATCCAGATGATCGGCGACGGGCAGGGCGGCATCATGCCGACCCAGGACACCGAGAACGAGGTACGCCGGCTCCTAGGGCTCCTCGCCTACCCGGTCGTCGGCACGGCGCCACCGAACGGCCTCATGTCGATCGAGTCGGCGCTCACGATGCAGTGGCAGGTGGCAATGATGGGCTCGGCCGACGAGGCGCGGATCGACCCTGCCCGTGGTCGCGTGATGCTCTGCGCCGAGGGGCGCCGGCTCATCTTCCGCATGGCCACCATCCTCGACGCTTCGCCGCTCGTCGACGCCTTTGGCGCGACGGTCACCACGCCGTTCTCTCAGATGTACCGGGATCGTTCCCCGAACCCGCACGGCGCCACGTAGCGCCATCACCACAGGACTTTCGCCATGCCCATGATCCTCCAGAACGGTCCCGGCCTGCTCTACGCGCTGCTCGTCGCCATGAACGCCAACCTTCGCCAGGCGGCGCGCAGCGACCCATCGACCGACTTCCTCGGCGATGGCAGCGATGGCGCGGCCGTGCTCGACGGCACCACGACCGTGGCTGGCATGGTGCCCTCCGGCAGCGTCTATACGGCGGCGAAGGATCTCAACTTCACCAGCCTCACCATCAACGCCGGCGTGACGCTCAACATGGCCGGCTTCGAGGGCCCCTTCGTACAGGGCACGACGACGGTCGCGGCCACGGGCAAGATCAGCAACAACGGCGGCGCGGGCGGCAACGGCTCTGCGGGCACCGGCGGCACGGCCGGCACGGCGGGCGCCACCGGCTCGCTGCTCGGCGGGACTGCGGGCGGCGCGGGCGGGTCGGGCGCAGCCGCAGGCAGCAACGGCACCAACGAGGCGGCGGGTTTCCCTGGCGGGACCGGGCGCGGTGGCGCTGGTGGCCAGGCTTCGGGCGGTGACCTCGGTGGTACCGCGGGCACCTGGACCGCTCTCGCGGCATCCAAGGGTACGTCACGCCGGCTCATCAACCTGCTCTCGGGCGGCACCTTCGGGGCCTCTGGTTTCAGCCAGTTCGGCGGCGGGTCGGGCGGTGGCGGCGGTGGCGGCGACAACGCGGACGCTGGTGGCGGCGGTGGCGGCGGTGGCGGTGGCGTCCTCATCATGGCCACCAACATCCTCGTGAACAACGGCAAGATCAGCGCGGACGGTGGAGCCGGCGGGAACGGGGTCTCGACGGCTCACGACGCCGGCGGTGGCGGTGGCGGTGGCGGTGGCACCGTGGTGGTCTACGCCCGCCAGCGGTCGGGCACGGGCAGCATCACGGCAGCGGGCGGCGCGGGCGGCACCGCAGCGCTCGGTGGCACGGCGGGCACGGCGGGGTCGACCGGCAACGTGTTGACCCCCGGTATGTCGTCCTACGCGCACTACGACGTGACGCCGAACTCGACCAGCATCCCGACCAACCCGCAGGCGCCGGTCTTCGCGTCGGCCATCCAGGTGACGGCGCCGACGCCGACCACGCTGGCGCAGGTCGTCACCGCGGCCGAGAACATCCGCTCGGTCATGCTGGTCATGTTCGCCGACGCGCCGCTCACGGGTCAGCCGCACTCGGGCGGCGCGCACGTTGCGGCCGACACGACGAACGCCGCGTTGATCTCGTACGCCACCCTGTCGCCGCTCCTGCCGGTCACGCAGTCGATGAAGCTGCCGGCGCAGATCACCGGCTCGGGCGGCACGTTCGCGGCGGTCAACTCGACCCACAAGCTGACGCTCCAGTTCAACACGATCCAGGGGCCGAAGCAGGTCTCCTTCTCCTTCGCCGGCACCGAGAACACGGCGGCTCTCTTCGCTGCGGCCATCACCGCGGCGCTGCCGACCGATGTCACCGGCGGCTACGCTCAGGTGGTCGGCGGGCAGGTGCAGATCGTCACGAACGCGACGACCGGCGCTGGCCAGCCCGTGCCTTCCGCCTCCGTGGTCTCCGGCGACAGCGACATCCTGGCGAGCCTCGGGCTCACCGCCGGTGCGGCCTTCACGCTGGTGGCAGCGGTCACGCAGCCGGCGACGCAGAGCCAGGCGAACGCGCTCCTGAACGCCTGCCAGACGGCGCTCAACGCGCACCTGAGCCAGTCGGTCAGCGGCAACCAGCTCCACATCGTGAACGACGTCGTGAACACCTCGACGGCGGCAACGGCGACGGACCTCGGCTCCTCGGAGACGCTCGCCACGAACCTGACGACGTGCGTGAACGGGCACATCAACAACGCGGCGCCGACGGGCCTGATCCACGTCCTGCCCTGACCTGGAGATGAGCGATGGCGGAGCCGCCCCGTGGGCTGCTCCCCCCGATCCTCCGCCCCATGCTCGCCATCTTGCGGGGGTTCGTGGGGTTCGTGGGGATGCACCAAGTACCCCTGGTGCTTCGCTCCCAGCTCTGGACCGCGGCAGACGGGGGGCATCGCATCGGGACGGGTGTAGCAGCGCCGCTGCCTGACCTCGTGATCGGGCACGTCTTCCCGCCCGGCCCTGGTGGCTCTGTCCAGCCACCGCACATCGAAGGGACGAACGGCGACCCCGAGATCACCGTGAGCTGGATCACGCCGGCGGCCTACGCCGCGGATGGGGTGACCCAGCTCTACGGCTTCACGACGGCTCAGCTCAACCCTGCGGAGGCGCCTGGGTTCGAGTATTGGTACACCGCGCAGTGGCCACAGGGCCCGCGCAACTACGCGCTCGGCGCACGCGGCGTGCAGTTCGAGAAGTCGCTGCACTATGTGCT